GTCGTTGCTAGTATACCTTAACAAGGTTCTATTCTTAGGATCAAGTGTAGAGATTGCTATCTCTTTAGCATCCAATGCACCCAATCCTTTTGCTCTTGAGATATTCTTAGGCTCTGACTTCTCAAACAGATCCAAGAACTCATAGAGTCCTAACTTCTGTCCATCTACAAGATACCTGCTATCGTTTCCATCAATGTATGGCAGCAATAGAGAACACTGCCTGATAAGCTCTTGGTTAAGAATAACCATATGCGACTTCTCTCTTACTAACCCTCGTAAGATGAATGCACCATTCCTCTTATCTTGATCTACATCAACAAACCGATACTTACCAATGATAAGCTTACTGAACTTAGCAAATGGCATGTTCCGTATAAGCAGTATATCCTCTAAGAATACAGGATCAATAGCCAAGTTATCAGATACTGTATCCATCATAGACTTATAGTGCGTATTGCTGATGATGATATTCTCAACCTGTAGCCTTGTATATGGCTTCTTGGTCTTGATATCAAGAATGGTATGAGACTTGAAGAACTGTGTCTGCACATACGAGATGAAGGCATTCTTATCCGTCAGATAAACCCAATCTTTCTTACCTTTGTTGATATGATAGAGTGGGGAGATATCTACATACAGTCTACCTTCTTCTACCAATGGCCTACAATAGATCAAGAAGAAGATCAATAACAGAACTCGGATATGATAACCATCAAGATCGTTATCTGCAAGGATGATGATCTTATCATACTTACACTTACTGATATCAAAGTTCTTTCCATACCCACATCCTAGAATGCCTAAGATAGCAGATACTTCCTCATTATTGAGCATCTTCTCTCTAGAAGTACTCATAGCATTAGGCATCTTACCTCTAATAGCAAAGATAGCCTGATTTCTAGAGTCTCTACCAGTTTCACAAGGGGATGATGCTGATAGACCCTCAACTATGAATAGTTCAAGATGATCCTTGTTCTCTGCCTTAACAAATCCCTTAGGAATGCTAAGAAGATCATTGGTATTATACTTCTTACTCACATCAGACTTAGCCTTATCAGCCTTAACCCTTGCTATAGACACATCCTTGATATACTGACAAAGCTTCTGAAGATCATCAGGATTGACTTTAGACCATTCCTGTAGTGAATCAAATGTAAGCTGTCTAACAAAGTCTAACAGATCTCCATTCTTACATACATTCTTAGCCTGACCGTCAAACATGACGTTTATATGAGCTGCAGCAACAGCTGCTTTCAATCCAGACGTTACATCGCTAGATATAACCTCTACAGCCTTCTTATTGTTCACAAGATAGATCTTGTTCATGTAGTTCCTAAAGAAGTCTGATACTCCTCTAATGAAACCAACAGAAGGTGTAGACAGCTGAGCATTTACAGGAGTGGTATTGGCAAATGCTAATATATCAGGAGATGCATTTGGATCTGCCTCCCAAGTCATTGCTACATCAGCCTTCATAACCCCACTATCATATCCAAAGATGATAGGTTTGATCATAGGCTTCTGTGTCTTATGAATAAGATAGGTCATTACACCATCTTTATTCTCTAAGACTTCATGAATGACTTTACCATCAGCTTTATAGCCTGTAAACTCAACAGTGTTTCCAATATCTGTAAGAGGTACGATGTTTGCTACAAGATTCAATACATCTTCACATTTGATCGTAATCTTACGCATGATGGTCATATCTGGTTCGAAATCTACCACTAGACCTTGTTTTCCATCTGGATTTGGAATCTCTTCTGGAAGTATGCTCTTACTGGACTTCACATACTTCTTTAAGGGTTTACCCTCAGAGAATTCCATATAGTACCCTTTGCCTAAGAAGTAGGAGTATACAGAGAACCGTATAGATACTGCATTGGTACACTTAGAGCCAACACCATGTAATCCACTAGGATACTCGCCCTTCTTCTTCTCAAAGTTTACCGAGGTGTGCTCTCGTGTAAATACTCGACATATGATATCTGGAGCTAATGCTCGACCATTATCTGCTACAATACATCTATGATTAGCCTCATAGTATGTAATCCATACCTTATTACAAGGAGATGCTGGTCTACGCATTTCATCCATACCGTTCTGAAATACTTCTCGAACGGCATTCATCCAACCCTCGTTACCAATAGAAGATAGATACTGACCAGGATTCTTTCTGACTGAGTCTACAAACAACTCAATGGTTTTGATCTCACTGGCATAGTTCTTTATATTATCTATCATCTCTTGCGAGAGTTTGGGCTTGCTTTTTGCCATCTTATCTATAGCGCCTCCTTCAAATAGTATTACTGTGTCATTTGATAGTAAGGCAAATAGTTTGTTTCTACAAAAAATATGGAAAACCGTATAGAGTTTCCTCTATACGGCTCCATTTATGTGCTATTTCTCTCTACAGAGTTACTAGGCTATTTTATTAGCCAGCAAAGTTCTTGTTTACTGCAGCCTTCTCTTTTACATTCGGGTTCTTCGGAGGCTCGGGCATTTCCGGGGCTGCATCCTTTACTACTGGCTGCTGTGCTTGCTGCTGAGTGAAGTCCTGCTGTGCAGCTGCCTGGTCTACATAACCAATCGGGTTACCCATCATAGCACCCGGCTGGGGAGGCTGCTGCATTCCATATGCGGGATTAGCAAACTGTGGCTGTTGCTGTGCCGGCATTGCCTGGTTCATACCCGGCTGCTGGGGAACCTGATACTGTCCCATTCCAGGAACCTGCTGCATTGGCTGTCCTACAAAGCCCTGCTGCTGAGGCTGGGGATTGTAACCCATGTTCATCTGCTGCTGGTTGTAGTATCCGCCCATCGGCATTCCTGCACCCATTCCGAACATACCACCCATAGCGCCATTGCCAAAGATGTTACCGAGTGCAGCAAAGCCATTCTGATCATTGTTAGCCTGGAGCATACCAGTCTGACCAACAACCTTCTCGAAGTACGTACGAGCAGCCTTCCACAGATACGGAACCTTCTTGATGAAACCAATCATCATGAAGAACTCACGCATGTTCTCAGGAATGTTTCCATAGTACGTCTTGATGGACTGCATAACGTCATGGAAGTTCACACACATATTCTCGATATCCTGATCGCTCGTGTTGATATCAAGCAGGAAGAACTCAGTACCGCAAATCGGGCAGCGATGCTTTCCATTCGGAAGAGCCTCAAGCTGAATCTGATTGTTCTGCTTATGCGTGCAGATCGAACGAAGGAACTCATCCTCCGTCAGACGAGTGGAGAACTGAACCGGAGCCTTCTGGAGCTTCGCCATCTCTTCCTGATTGAGAAGCTGATTGAATACAGGCGGCTGCACATTCTGCTGCGGTGCATAACCAAATCCGCCACTACCATAGGCTCCGAAGTTGAATTGACTGTTGTTCTCAAACATTTAAAAACCCTCCTGAATCTTGTATTAGAGACAACTAAGTTCAGACACCATAAGGTGTCTGAACATATTGTTCTTCGTTTGTTGTTAGATCACCATCAATCAAGATGGAAAGTCTTTCTAACCCAAACTGGTTACATACTAGTCTCATTCTTTATAAATTACAATGGACGAGGACGTACATGCTGGGGTCTAACGGTCCTGTTATATTCATCAAGATCGTCATAACTGTTCCTAGCCTGATCAGCCCATTTATTCTTTTGGCTCACATAGTTTATATCAGCCTTACGAGCAATGATATTGTGCATATCAGTGTCCCTAAAGAACTTATTATAAACTTTCTTTCTCACATCATCGGGCATTAATGTAGTGCCAATGGCATCACATGTCTTCTCAAATGCTTCAAGCGTAAGAGTTGCTCTCAAGGTGATGATTTCATTATAGGGCATGATAGATAAATATACTGGAGTCATAGGCCGTTTACCAGCACTCATAGCAGGTGCTGGAATGCTCAAGTCTACTTGAGAGGCATAATTGAAGATCAAAATCCTCTCATTATCATCATCCCAAATGAAACTACCATCATGATGGTCTGTTACGATATTGAAGTTATTTGAACCATAGATACCGATAGGAACAGGAAGTTCTTCTTTTTGTCCTTTGGCGTTTATGAATGTATAAGTTGCCTTACTGAGAATCTTGCGAGCCTCGATAACATCTTGTTTAGTCACGAATATCGCCCCTTTCTATGACATTAATAGAATGTCTCCCATATCATAGTACTGCGAAATTCCATGCTAGGTCAGATGTATCTTATGATACTATGCTAGGGCATAATATCATCATCCCCCTTAGTTATGTCGTCGTCAACTTCTTTTTTACTCGGTATGATTTCTGTATGTTCTTCGAAGAACTTGATGATCCTCTTATAACTTCCTTTATATTTAGGATCAACATTGATGATGGTTATTGCTTTACCATCTGATGATATGATAAGGAAGTAGTCGCTATATAGATATACATAACAGAATGCATTCTTTCTTCTTACTCTAGCAGCTACACCTTTCATATAAGTGATGAACTCTTCGAACTGTTCATCTTTCGGAATGTTGTACAACATAAGGCATCCATTAGATGCATTACGAAGAAACTTCTTCCTCTTCTCTCTGGTATTCAGACCAGCTCTTTGCTTCATTCTACTTATGCAATGCTTGGTTAAGGATACAGCCTTATGTATCCTTGGGAAGTATACTGAACTTTTCTGATAGTTCCTTCTATGTACCATATACAGACACCTTCTTCCTTACAATAATAGTGTCTGCTTTGATCCTCTCATCATATTGGAACCTAATCTTGTGCTGATACCTACCAGATGAGCTATATCTTTCGTATTCTGAAATGCCAGCAGACCGTTATAGATAACTCCATAAGTCTGCCCTTTCATGTTGTACCTATTGTAAAGCTCTGCAAACTGGGGCCAATTAGATACTGGATTGGATGTACTATGCGCTGCATCCATAGATCTCAGTATGATGGTACACTCATTCATCTGATTATAACATTCTTTGAGTGCTTCTTCTACAATTCTTGGATCTCCTATAAGGAAATCCATATACTTCTCTTGTGCTACAGCCCCATGTGCTAAATCTAAGAAGAACGTCTTGAGGCTTTTCTGTATTTCTAATACAGTAGCTCTGGTAACCCCTCCAGGACCCTTCTGTTGAATAAAGTTTTCAAAGAACTTACTAGGCCTTATCTTCTTATTCAGTTGCTCTGGTCTAAAAGCCCTCAATCTGATACACCCCTTTGCTCTTAGTTTATCTTACTATTCATATCATTCACAAAGAGCACATTGAGGTTTACTTTATCCTCTGAGTCTACTGAGGATACCATTGCCATATCATCCAATTCATCCAGAGTCAATCCCACTTCTTCGTCTTTGAAGTGCTTCTCTAAACATAACCTCATGAATGAATATACAGATACCTCTCCACCCAATGCTATCTTACCAGTCAAGATATATGAATGAATCAGATCATAGTTACCCATTGAGCTAAGCAAGTACTCAAATACTGCCCTCCTCCCACGCATCGCTATGAACTCACCATTCTCATATTGATCTGATCCAGCATCTACGAGCAACAAGAGATAGCCTTTTTCATCCATCTCGATTGGTTCTCGTGTGATTGGGTCAACGAGAGATACTACTTGCTTTAGATCTTTAAAGATCGGCACCTTGAACACACCCTTTACAAAAAAGTATTGTATACGATTAAATATGTATAGAACCCAACCACTAGTCCGAAGACTAGTGGTGGATTAAATACCAAAGACTGTTTAGTCTCTAGAATAAGGATCAAGCCCCATATACTTGGAATACTGATTGTATACAAAGAAGTCTACCTTATTCTTATCAACCTCATCAGGAAGCGTGGAGTTCTCATACGCTTTATACAGCTCTACTTCCATATCCTGCTGCTTCTTGAAGATAGAGTCCATAGAGACTTCTCCATTGCGGATACTCATGAGATAATCATGCTCTTTCTCTCTATAAGTATTGATCTCTCCATTCTTGAGGATATCAATACCCATGAAGTAGAGTCTCATGAGATGCATAGCATGCTTGTAGAGCTTGGCATCATCTTTCTTGCTGTCACCAGACTTGCTATTATCGTCGAAGCACTTATAAGTATGCTCAATCTCTTTGACAAGACTGATTAGCCTCTTTACTTCGATCTTTCTAGTGGCAAACATAAGCTCTGCCATCACTTTACTCTCATTATTTACAGAGAATCTGATGATAGGAGCTGATGAGTCATCTCCCACTTTCTCTCGTTCTGCTCTAGCATTGAACTCAAGAACCTCTACAAGTTTATTCAGTTTCTTCTCATCGGAGACATCTTCATCTTTCTTATAGAGAGCATTCTCTAACCTCTTAAACTGAGATACTGCATACCCTCCAAAGCTATAGTAAGCTCTCTTAGAGAGGAACATCTCCTTATGGTCTAATACTGCCTGAGCAACATTGTTCACATACATCTGATCTTCTTTTCTCGTTCCCAAGAGCTCAATCACTCCAGGATTGCAATTGGAGAGAAGATTTACAAACTTTGTGAACGGATAGAAGACTCCATCAGGGTTATCCAGTGTGATTACTTCTGGTTTCTTCTCAGTACCAAGAAGCTGTCCTACTGAATTCATATAGAATCCTCTTATATCGATATCAGATGTCTCTACATCAGTACCATATGCAATAGACCCTGATACTGTTGCATAACACAGATCAGTTACATGATGCAGAAGACCAATTGTAATTGATTCCATCTCAAGCTTTTTGTCCATACTTTAAACTCCTTTCAAAATACCTGCATAGATATAGTATGTAATCAAATAATAGGTTTGCCATCGATAGATACTACTGATTTCTTTACAGGTTTAGGAGTAAACCCTCTTCCAAAGGTTCTGCTAGATGGTAATACATAGATACACTTATTTCTAAATCTGGTCAGTCCAGTATAGTTCAAATTCCTCTGTATCTCTGGATTTAGATACTCTTGTATATAGATACCATTCTTATACTGGTTACCTTGAGACATATGAGTTGTAATGGAGTATCCATACTCGAACTTCTCTCCAGTATCTCCATATGTCATGTTCATCATGCTCTTCATCTGTCTTCTAGCCTTGAAGTCTGCTATAAAGTACTGATAGTCGCACTCTATGTCTTCAAATACTATATCAGGAAACAGATCTGGTACAAAGTTTATCTTAAACTTAACACCATCAAACTTAGAGATCGATGTAGGAGATGATACTCTACCGCTCAATCCATTGGCTAGATTGATTCCATCTACTTCTATATGCCAATTGTTCTTTCTACATACAAGCTTCTCCCCATACTGAGGAAGTTTGGTTTTAAAACCAAATAAATCACTGCGTATGTAATTATTGAAGTACTCTCGTGTTCTATTTGTACCGCATATGATCGAATCAGAAGCCATGATCATCTCATTTACGAGATTTGAGCGGGGTATGACCAGTACGTCACCATAATCGCCTATTTTTGGCGTATGGCCGTTTCTTAGCAAATTAGAGATCTCTATGATAGAAGAGAACTTAGCTTGACGCATTATCTTAGTAAGACGATGCACTTTACCAGTATATAGATAAGCAGGTTTATCTAGTACAGGAGGAAGCTGATCTAGATCTCCACATACTAAGACTTTTATCCCATTAGCCTCTATATCCTTCTTCATAGTATAAGGAATAGTACCACCCTCATCTACACAGATGAGTTTGATCTTATTCTTATCCAATGGTCGTCTTATGAACCTGATCTTCTTTACAATCTTACCAGTAAGAGGATGCTTATCTGCCTCTTCAGATATCTCATACAACCAAGAGTGTGCAGTACAAGCATTATGGAAACCATTGAGCCTCATTACTATAGCAGCAGATCCTATATACGTCATAGGAGCTACTTCATCTGGTAATAGTCCTAACTCATTGATTATAGCATGCATTACAGTAGACTTACCAGCACCTGCTGGAGCTGAATACTGTAACACTTGCTCAGAACTATGCTTGTACCATCTTACAGCTTCTTTGATCAACCTTTGTTGTTCATCTGTAAATTGTATACCCACTTAAAGCACACTGCTTTCATAATCGTCATATGGCTTCAATGTATCCAAAATGAGATCATCAGTCATAGACTCAAGTCTCATGAATGCATCAAGATACTTAGTAGTATCTTTGTGATGGTTAGCTGTAGATATCATAGAGCCATTCCCATAGATTATGGTGATATATCCATAAGTGTCATTCTTAGGAATTGTAGAGCTCTTAGCTGCATAAATCTGCGTACTAGATACCTCTGGATGGAACTTAGCCAAGTACTGTTTGAATAGCTCTTCCATAATCATGGTATTATTATACGGATCAAAGATAATATCCCGATTATGAAGGATACCAGAATTTGAGTATCTTACTGGTCTATTCTTGATAGCAACATACTCCGGTTCTATACCATCATCTTCTGCATCTACTAGATACCCCTCATGATCTATCTCCAATCCAGTAACCCTCAATACATCAGATACAAATTTATCAGACAGCTCTTGGTTATCACAGAACTTGGACTTTATATTGGTAACTGCGTTTACTAAAACGGTACTCTTCTTGCGTGGCATGATAAATAGTCCTTTCTTTATACACAGTATTAAATACTCTCTAAGGAGGAGACAGTGTATGATCGATCTAACACCAAAACAGGCTATAGATCCAACTACTACAGAGATAGCCATACTATTAGATGATGCTGTTAATAAGTATCATCCCGGAGTTCAAGTGTTTAGACTGCAGTCTGTTGCAGGTCTTAAAGAGAACAGTATCGCAGTAGATTCTACTACTGTAAGCATTCCTAATCTTATGAATAAGAAGAAACCAAACTTTGGCGAAGTAAACATGTCTGCAGTTATGAAGTTAGAACTCCCTAGAGATGTAACCAGAAACTTTCCTATGAAGTACATTCCTGCTGGTACTAGATTTATAGTATCATTTAGTAGTGGTGATATTACAAAACCAGTTATAGTTGGGAGGGAGTTTGCATGATCTATAGTGCTAGCACTAATAAGAAACCTGCAGAAGCACATACAGTTGGCGAGTTCATAGAGTTAGGAAACCAATCTAGAACCAATGTAGGATATAGAGATATCTCTTACATCGAGAAACGTAATGGTATAGAGTTTACAATTAAGAATCTCATTGATGACTATTGGTACGAGCTGATGCAAGCATCCAAAGTAGTACCATTCAGTGATAAGTCTGTACGCAAGTATAGATACAATCCCAAACTTTTAGCCCATGACTTGTATGGGAATACAAGATTGTACTATGTGATCCTTAGACTGAATGGATTGTGCAACGTACATGACTTCACTCTAGAGAATAAGAACGTCAGACTCTTAGAGCCAGAGGATATAGTAAATATCCTTGGTAAGATCTATAGAGCTGAGAATATATCCCTTGCTAAGTTCACTGATGCTCATAAGGATGATAAGATCGAGTATCCGATACTTCCTTATGTATACAAGAGAGATCCAATTGCTAGATTCAATAAGGTATAAAAGAAGGCATGAGGAATTATCCTCATGCCATCCATTTATTCTTAGATTCATCTGTAAAAGATACAACCTGTACAGGCTGTTTGTTTACGCTCATACTATACTTTGGTTCTGTAGTATCTGCCTTGTCTACCTTAGGAGGCAGTATTACATTACCTGGTATGGTAAACTTATTAGCCATTACATTGGTAAGTCCTTCAAGAGCCTTAACAGTCTTATTGATAGACACACGTTCTACATTACCAAAGGATCTTCTGATCTCTTCTGCATCTCTCATGAGAGACTCTCTATATGCAGGTCTTGCTTCATATACGTCTTCTACCATAGCGATAGGAGCTCCAGGATAGAATGGTTGATATATAGCCATAGGAGTATTAGGAGATACTTCATACCTCTTCTTGGCTAACTTTATGCCCATATACTTATTTCCATTAGAATCGAACTCTGGTGCTATAATAAACGTACCATCAAGATTCTCATTCATTCGAGATGACTCACCAATGTTTGCTCTACTTAGTTTCTTGACCAAGTCTGGTTTATTAGAGTTTCTTCCTTCATCTATCAGCTTAGCAGCTTCTCTATTCAACTGAGATGCTGTGACTACTGGTACCTTAGTAAGGATAGCGAACGTTCTAAAGTCATTGATGATATTACCTAAGTCCTGATATGGATCATTGGTACTCGTACTTATAATCGGCAGAATACGCTTTACATAGTCTTGGAAGAAGCAGATGACTTCATACCCCTCATCTGCCAATGTCTCTACCAACTCATACATATAGTTCGTAGTAACCGACTGAACTGGTTTGAACTTGATAACCATCTCTATCGAGTTAGGATTATCTTTGTCAAACTCAAATGCATGCGCTTTGAACTCATTTATAGCTTCTTGTGCTGTAGCACAGTCTCTAAGGTTCTTACCCTTAGTGATGATATGATATAGAGCAGCTATAGTCTGTCGTACATAGTTCTCCATAGTAAGGAAGACTATACATGGTCTCTTGGTCTTATCCTTACACTCATATCCTCTATTATGCTTCCATACCTGATAGAATAGATTCTCTAGTGTGACAGTCTTACCCTCACCTGGTAATCCAAAGAAGGAGTATACACATCCAGGCTCCAATCCTCCACCAAGCATCATATTAAACCCTTGCATACCTGTAACAAGTTTAAATGATGGTTTGGTTATCTCTCTATGGATATCTATGACATTAGATTCCATATCAGTCAACCTGAACAATGTATCTGCTGTATCTCTATCAGTATCGTTTCTTCTAAACTGAGTAAGCAATTCAGTAGTTGCTTTTCTTATCTTAGGGAGAAACTGGTTCTTGGATCTATAATCTGCATTCTGATACTCTTCCAACAGATTCTTCCATTGACCAATGTTCCTGTTGATATAGATATTGTTTAAGAAGTCCCCAACAATATTCTCTACATACTTGACTTCATCATTGCTCAACTCTCTAGTAGCCATATGATCAGCAAGTATGGGAGCTGTATCTACAAACCTGTTTATGTCTGATATGATAAGAGCTCTATCATGTATACCATCAAGCTTTATCTCAACAGCCTTCTTGGTAAAGGTATACTTCATAGCAAGTTTGATATTCTTATCAAAGTAAGACTCGTCAACGAATGATAGCAATGAATATAAACTAGACAATCCATACTTATGGATTGTCGAGTTCTCGCTTATAGCATATGAGCAGAATATATTCATCATGGCTTCGTCGATCTGAATAACACCTAGGTCTGGAGCACTGTCTTTGTCCTTCTTACGGTATTTATTTGATCGAGACTTGTAATCCATTATCATTTCTCCATCTCTATTGAGTATAGGGATGTCATAGCTTTTCTATATCATTAAGAAACTGCTTTAGAGTATCTACAGACCAGAAGGAGTTACCCTCTTCTTGATTGATATACTGAACCAGTATAGATTCTGGAGATAGGTTCTTATCAAACAAATAGTCATATTGTTGATACTCCTCAGACATCTGTTCAAGCTCTTTCTTGATCTTAGCTTGCTCAAAGTCTGTTTCTATCTTGATATCAGCTCTGTTTCTATAGTATGACTTCAATAAGGCTATCTTATCTGCATCATTCTTAGTGAACTTAACTCTTATATGATCTATACCTTTATCCTTTAGATCTTGTAGATACTGTACAATGAATCTAGGATCTCCATTGAGCATGTTATCTAGATACACAGTATCATATCTAAAGGACTTTATAGGTTCTAGATGGATCATATACTGTCTGGTTCTTATATTGTGAAGAAGAATGATAAAGCCTTTCTCCTCTTCTTCTCCATATCTCCATCTTATTGGAGATCCACAATAGTAGAAGTCTTGTTTGTAACAAGAATGAACATGGTTATGACCTGATATGATAGGCCCTCTACAAGAACCAAAGTCTTCTATATCAAACACAGGCTCTCTATTAGATGCTAGATCTCTCTTATTCTTACCTACTATACCACCAATGAAAGTTCCATGCATATAGCAAGCATCATACTGACCACTATGCATCAAAAAATGATTGTAATATGCCTCACCCTTGTTATACAACTCTGGTATACAGAGTATCTTCTTACCTTTCACGTATATGAATTGTGTATCGAAGATAACTCGTATATCCACAGTTGGATCCCTCATCAATGGGGCAAAGAGTTTCAATTGATCAGCATCATGGGAACCAGTACCGCTAATCAGTATCAAAGATGCCCTCTTATTCCTGCATATGTCTACCAATCTATTCACGAAGTATAGTGCATACACTACAGCATCTGAGTTAGCCATGAACTTATGGTCAAAGATATCTCCATTTACAGATACGATATCCAATACATTCATAGCTTCTATATAAGACAAGAACTGTTCATTCAGTATATTATACTGCACTTGTGGGTCTATGACACCAAAGTGTAAGTCTGCTATATGGGCTTCTACAAACAGTTCTTGATGGTTTATAAAGTCTACAACTTTTCTTACCATTTCGATATCTCACCCTCTCTTAGTTATAGTGTATGACCAAGAAAGTCTTTTGATACAAAAAAAAGAATACCCATATAGAGGGTATTCTTTCATATGATTCATTTGTTTTCATGTATAGGTAGTAGACTTTTTATTCCCATTGCGATTTTCTTATAGGGGTATTATACTAAAGGATGGCTTGGTATAAGCCCACTAAATTCTAATATAGAGCTGAGATTTATTAGATACGTACATTTTTAAGCCTTATAGAGGTATATATGACATTATAGACACATTGGCCCAAAATATAGATATTACTTGTGTTAGAATGCATTAATCATTAATATAGGCTTTTTCTAGTTATGACTGTGATACATTTCGTAGTATTATAGAAGTATTAAGATTTATCATACGTGCATTGTGACTTTTCATAGAGGTCCCATATTATTGTTGAACCGTTCATTTAGTTTATAGGTGTTGGAATATTGATACGTCGTTGAACTGCCTAATAGAGGTTTATTTCTTCTGGCTTAGCCAATACATTAGTTTTTGATATAGAGATTTTATGATAAGTAGTGATAATACTACAGTTAAGTGTGTTATAGGAGTAGTGCATTAAAATAGTTACTTTACTTCATTACAATAGAGCTGATTTAGTATAGTACAACAATATCTAAACTTATAGATCTACTCTACTCTGATGATTCATTACGTTACTTTATAGGGCTTGTCTTTTAATATAATAGCATTGCTTAGCAAGATATAGGGGTTAGATACCATATCACTTACATTTGTAATTTCTGTATAGAGTTGGCTTACTTCAGTCGTGCATTATTATCCGATTATAGATCTTTGACTATAGAGCGTATACACTACCATATTTTTATAGATTGATAACAGCTCAGTATTAAAGGTACACTAGACAACAACATCGATTTTATTAATTTTTAGATGATACATTAATTCCATTTATAGAAGCTGTGCGAATTAATGGGTAACATTTAATTTTCTTATAGAGATCTATATGTTGTAAACAACACTTCTTTCCTAATATAGAAGTTTCGATATTCAAGTAGGTACATTACTTTTCTATTATAGAAGTTGGTGAAATCAGTTCATTTCATTTTTATATTAGATAGAATTCTTTGCCAAGTACTAGAGAGCATTTACAGTTATTATAGAACTACTTCTATAGGTTAGTTAGATCACTCTGTTATGATATAGAGTTTTAAAGGATGGTAGCTATGATTACATTAAAATCTGATATAGGTCTTTAGGTTGTAAGACGTAAAGCAATAATTTAATCTATAGACTTTGAATCCACACTAGATATCATTTCATATATTTATGGATTTAATAAAACACGAGTGATAGATCAGTAAGCAATTCTCTATAGGTGTTATATGATACAATTGATACATTGATTCTTGATATAGACTTTGTCAGCTTTTTAGAAATATGACAGTTTGTATTATGATAGGAGTTTACTTTACCGCATTATTAGGTATATACAACATTAGAGCATTTTATAGAGTTTAATAGTTTAGAGTAGTACTATTGTTTTAGTTATAGGCGTAATTTAACATAGTAAAGTTCGATTGTAGAAGGGCATAGAAGTCAATTGAGTTAGCAAGTACAGTTGAGGATACTTATAGAATTTTTTATATAATATGAGCATTGCTTAGTCATATAGACTTTGGAATATTTAGGAGTACATTACAACTTAGCATAGAGGTATATAATCTCATTTTCTCACTTTAACAATTCATAGAAATGACCAGTAATAGTGCATTTAAGCTGTGTCGTATAGGCTTTCTTTTTTATAGTGCAAGACAGTAAATGTTATAATATAGGCTTTTACCAATATAGAACGCATTACAATAGTATATAGAATTTAAATAGGATACAATACAAGACTGCAGTAGAACATGGAAATAGATTTTGGTTGTGTTATCCCCAACATTCCGTTTAGGTATAGATATGGATTAGTATAAGTTCACAATTGAAGCTCTCATATAGATTTACTCCTTTTCGATACCTGCATGTATAGAGAGAGAGAGATAACATGCATCATTGTTATAGTATATAATAGATACCCAAGTTGGATAAGGGAGATAAGTCCCTTATCCATTGATTAGTCATTATTTGGGTTCATAAGACGAGTAGCCTCTAATACGTAAGCTTCTTTCTCTTCTAGTGTAGATCCTGGTACTAGAGCTGCTCTTATAGAGTACTGTATTGGATAGTAGATCATCTTATTCATCATCTTTACCATCTGGAGGGAGATCCATGAATACATAACAGAGTCTTCTATCCTTAATTTATCTGAGAATGTATAGTTAGGATTGTCTATAGTACCATTAGGAGCTATGTCTAGTATCTTATGCTTATACGCACTAGAGAAGTCTGGTTTGTTATCCTCTATAAGATTATAGAGTGTTACCTCTAACTTGGCTGTTGCTTTAGGTATATCATAAGTAAACATAGCCTTCATGTACTTATCAATGAACCAATCAGGAGTACCATCAAGGATCTTTATATTTATATTGGTCTTATCTGGGTTCAATAATCCTGAACAGCCTATGGCAAAGTTGTAGATCTTATCATTGGCAGTATCAAATGTGATATTGATATTCTCTCTGCTGAGATTGCTCAATGTATATACATTATCTACTCCCTCTTTGGTAGTACCCGCTATTCCTAGTATGATACTAAGCTGTTTAGCAAAGATGATTGGTATAAGAGGGTAATGAGAAGCAGTCATCATCATCAGCTCAGATAATGACTTACCTAACTTCTTGATGAATACTCTATACTTAACTTGAAGAAGATAGGTCATCTTGAAGAATAGCGATATATCCGAGAATATACTAGTCTTAGTGCTATGCTTAGTCATTGTATTAGATATAGTATCTGCTATACTGAATAACTTGGCAACAGTCTTATCTAGCTTAAGCTTACTCTCTAATACGTCAAACTGCTCAGCTACGTTTCCGTTTGTTGTAAAAGCCATTGAAAGTCCTTTCTAGATGGTATATATGATAGTATCCATATACAAGAGATAGGAATGTTCTCTCACACATGGATATATACCCTAAATGCTCAGGATTAGAGAAATCTAACACATACTCATTGTATCCTGGAGCATTCTTGGATAGCTGTAGTACTATCATTCCATCTATATTGATCCCTTGGGAGTTCATGATATACTTATATGCTGCTAGCTGTAGATGATATTTATAAGTGACATGATTACTGGTCTTGAAATCAACAAGATAAACCTTTCCATTGATCTTGAGTAGTAAGTCATATGTACCACCAAACCATTCGCATGCCATCTTCTGTTCTTGACCAAGTACTTCTACTTGGTTCGTAGAAGATATAGTATTCCACCATTGATTGAATGAATCTATTATACTTGTAGGAGCATCTAAAGGTACTGGTTCCCCCTTTAGTAAGCATTCTAATGCATGATGAGCTTTAGTACCATATACTGCAGCTTCGTTAAGAGTCTTGGTATAACTCTTATGCTTAAACCCTAATGAGTTAGCCCATTGTATAATAGACTCTTCTGATATCATCTTATGGATGATCTCTGTAACTCTAGGTACACTCTTCCCATTATATGTATATCTATCGTTAGATGTGGGGGATGCTATCTCTTTTACATCTACTAGTCGTATAACTTCCTTAGAAGACAATATATACTCTCTCCTTCCATTGTATGTATAAGTTACCTGGTTGTATTGGGTATAGTATTGATCTATGAGATAATATATCCTTATCGCTCATTTTAGCCTTGTGCGACATAATTGTAACATTTGCAACTATCTAGGAGGTATTTAAAGTGGCTGACGAAAAATCTTTGAAATCCTATAGCGATACCTATCTCTTTCAGAAATATCCTCGCTATCAGAAACTTATGTTTGATGCAATCATGAAAGACCCTCAGATCGAGAAGAATACAGATGAGTTCAAAGATGTCATTTATGAGATCTCACGTAGTAAAGTTCTATCTAAATCATTAGAGCGTGTACTTACATCGACGAATACAATTCTTCTTGACTGTGTAGATCCTCTTCCGCGTACTTTCAAAGTATTCTGTGCTAGAGATCCCAAGAGTCACACACCCGGTGTTAAAGTATTCATTGACTGTACGAATGTCATTACTAAGAGAGCTAAGTCATCTGAGTATAGTATTGATGATGTGAAACTTATCTCTTATCTTCTCAATGCTTCAGTATGTATGATCTACCATAAGAACATGACTATCCTTCTTAGGAATACTGCTCTTATTAAGTCTCTTACCACTTGCTTTGCTAAGCTGTTTACTTTTATCATCGATTACTTGGCCAAGGTTAGTATCCAAGAGTCCAATAAGATCAAAGTCATGTACTTGGCTGCTATGTACTTCTTGACTGGCGTTGTACAGATGAATCAGCCTAATCGTATTAAAGAGATTGCTGTCAAGATTGCAGGTATCTCTGAACGTGAAGCAGATATGCTTGATATCCTTATTGATAAGGCTTGCCAACCTGTAAAGGGTAGCCGCCATGGTATAGAACCATATATGGATATTCGTACGTTCATCAATACACTTGCTGAGGTTCTTCATCTTAACAAGAAGATCATTACAACAGATATTGTTGTAGAGAAGTGGATGCAGCAGTTTGGTCCTGGTACTGTATTCGGTATGGAATATCTGCCTGCATTCTCTGCTATGCTTACTGATGCATATACAGGTGGATATCTTAACCAACAGAAGACGATAGAGAAGATCTGTGCTGATCATATGGTCAGTTATAACAAAGCTCTGTTCACTGTTCTCGAAAACACTATCTAATTATTAGATGGGGGAGTATTTAGATGGCTGAGTTTCTATTCTCAACCAGGTTTACCAACAAAGGCCCTACAAATAAGAATGTTGGTAGTCTTGGCGGTGTATCTTTCACTAGGAGTAATGGCCTGTATAGTGGCAATATAGGAAGATCTGCATTCTTTGAGCCAGAAAGTGATAAGGCTGGATTGGAAATTGTTGGGTCATCTCTGTCAGCCATCACTAATCATCTCTCGAAACCAAGATGTGAGTTTGGGTTATATCTCCGATATAAGATAAAGAAGAATGATCTGTATGCCTCTGATAAGTATGCTAGCATTCCTATCATTAGTTATATAGATCCCAATACAAGTAAAGCAGTAGATCTTCTTAGTATAGACAACAAGGATCACTTCACTCTTACAATCAGTGAAGCTGAATCCTTTACTACTAAGAATATAGATTATTCATTTGACGGTAACTGGCACTGCTTGTATATCTCTAAGAATGCGGGCTACATCAATATCTTCATAGATGGTATTCTAAATGTATCAGCATCTTGTGATGGAACAATTCAACAGATCAAGATGTCTCCACGAGTATATATAGGATGCAAGGATGATAAGAAGGGTAGTCATCTTGAGACTTTCCAATGTGGAGAGTTAGATGATATCTCTATTACAGATTCTCCAGTTTATGTGGAAGACTTTGTTCCTCCTAACAAGTACTTTACTGGTGCTGATATCGTAGATAACTACCATAACTCCAATCCTATATCATTTGGAGAGATACCTAAGTATATTCAAACAGAAACTGAAAGGAAGTTAGCTAGTACAGCATTCCATCTTAACGAGAAACAAATGGGATGGCTTCCTAGAAGATTGAGAATACAATGGCATGAAGAGGATTACCTCTTCAAGCATCAAGAATACTACCGCTTAGAGCATAGTAGGGAGTATACTGCTATCTCTATATGGGGATTGGAACAACCCCTTCTTAGAGCAGCAGATAAGAGATTTGTAGAACCATTCAATGCAGAAGTGGGATTGAATAACGATACTATATATCCATTCATGCTCTTCATAGACAGTCTGTTTGTCAAGCTATCTGATATCACTATACAGAAGTCTGATGACTACTACACGTTATTCATAAAGAACAGATTGCCTAATAAGTACGATCCTATCGATAGTGTAGAATTAGTGTTCATCCCGTTCCCTGTGGTATATGAAGAAGAGATGGGTGCTAGAGTAGATCTGAAACCGATCTATGTATACGATAAAGCTGGTTATCTCAATCCAGGCAATGGATTCACCTATTACTATATCCATCCAGAACGTTCTAAGGATATCCTTACCACTGGTATCATAGAACAGAATATACCTCCTGAGGATGGATTCAACCCTCTTGATCCCAACAATGAGAGGAATGGTAAGGGTGATGACCTATTTAATATCTACAGGGATAAACAGTTCTTACAGAACCATTGGAGATATGGTAAGTTCAAGCTACAGGCTAAGAGACCAGATGGTCTACTAGTCAAATTTGTACCAGATGTACAAGATGGACTAACTGTAGGTCCTGCAGATAAAGTCAATCTGTACAGAAACACCACTCTATTAGATACCCGTGTATATGATATCGTTGGTGACGATAGTTTCATGATCTATACCAAGGTTCCAGTATATACAGATGATATACTCGATCGTGGTATTACCATGCAGATAGTGTCTGATACTCCAGATTCTTCTCAGATACTGTTAGATATGACCACCTGTAAAGAGGTCACTGTAGAAGCTACTAAGGATAGACAGTCTAGTTTCAATATTCCTATTGAGATAGATAAGGATGGAAACTCTGACCTTAGCAACAGTATATACAGAAACTTCTTAGTATTCAAATCCAACGTCTGTTTGAATGGTAAAGATCGTATACGACTCTCTTATGATAAGAAGCGTATCATACTGAATGATAGCTCTGATTATCTGCAGAAGGGTGATACACTTACCTTCTTATTCGCTAAACTGAATAAGGCTGATCAGTATGGTATGATGCATGTAGAACCTATCTATCTACACACTCTTATTGGAGAGGGTGGAGTTGCTACCAGCATTGATGCTGATGGAGTCAGATGGGCTACTGATATCATTATACCTCCTCTTAAGAAGTTATACTTTACTACCAAGAATGTGATGCTCTTTGTCGGAGGCACTTTCATATCTCCAGATAGATATGAGATCATAAATGGTACTAAGTTATCTCTTAAAGATAAGAGGTTTGATCGCTTTAAAGTAGGCTTTGGAGCCACATTCGTGCTGCTCAAGATGTCTAATGAGGTAGAAGATCCTACTGGTCCTCGTGGAGATATCATCAAAGAGCAGATACGTCAAGGAAATAGATTCTTGTTATATGATCTCGATGTGGGATCTATTGAAGTATCTAATAAGTGGCGTGGCGGTAAGAAAGAACGTAAGCATATCAAGCTTACGTTGGATAACTTCACTGTATTTGATCAATATGGTTGCTATATGCCTACTGTAAGTGGCCAAGTATACAATATGAATATCATCAAAGGTATCAAGTCTACTATAGATCCTATGCATATAGTACCAAGATACCTTACTTGTATCTACTCCTTTGAAAGATCTCTAGGCAATGAGGCTAACATAACTAGCTTTGCTAATGAAGGGTTTGTAAAAGACTATATCAAACTCTATCAAGAGTTCTATGAGATGGATGAAGACTTTGATAAGTTCATTGCTGATTTCAATATCAAGTATTCTAGAAATGAACAGTATGGCCAGAATCTTATGAAGGCCATAAACTACATCATGGAATATAATGAGCTCAAGTTTATAGATCTCTATAGACGTAAGGCTACTATAAAGAGATTGCAGTTTGATCCTAAGAGAATGAATGATCGAATTGCAGCTGCTGGTACAATGGGTCCAGTATATATGGAACGTGGAGTATACAAAGACAGTCAAGAGAAAACTTTCTCTATCTTCTTTGAAAATGGAACTATTCCAGATTGGTATAAGCATATAGAGTATGATCAGAGTCAGCTACTCCTCAGGTTTAAAGATAAACTTGATGAGGATAGCACTATTGATGTACTGAGATTTGAAGGTATGAATAACCTATTGGAACCTATCAAATCTCAAGTGATTGGTATCGCTACTGATTACGTACCTCCTATAGATGATCAGACTCCTATATTACCAGATCCTGATGTAGTTCCTGTACCTCCAGTGATTCCTAAACCAAAACCGGAGCCTAAACCAGAACCACCAAAACCAGATCCTGGACCTGGTCCTACGCCTCCCACACCACCTACTCCTCCACCAACACCTCCTAAACCTCCAACGGTTGCTAATATAGAAAATGATCTAATACCGTTGGACGAGTGCGTTACTATAGCAAAGCTTGTTCTAAAGTCTGGATATAGACAGGTTGAGCTAGATAATAAGATATATGAATATCTTATGCCTATAGATGAAATAGGAGAGTTAAAGAAGATTCATACTTCTTATGGTGAAATAGAACAGGTGCTAATATCTAAATATAGAGATAGATCAGAGTATGACAAGACTTCGTTATATGTATTTGACGCCAATAAAAATTTCGTAGAAGTTCCAAACTATAATACTGTAGATGAGTTTAAGAACTCTACAAAGCCATATATTCCACTAAAATCGGTAGATTTTTGGGATTGCTACAACGAAAATGGTAAGATTGGACGAATACGACAACCATATGTACCCGGAGTTCCAGAGGTTATAAACTCTTTTACTTATGATTCAGGTGGTGGGCGAGCTACAATGTTTGCCTATAAATTTAATGGTGGTGGAGGAGTTAATAATACAGTAGTTCCTGCTGTTTATATTATAAGCATACCGCCATTCAGAAGAAATAATGGAGATATAGTACGATTAGAAGAATTCCCATTATCTACATACACTGGTCCTCCTGGACATGATACAGAAGACTATAAACGTTATTTAAGACTATTAGAGAAGTATGGTATGAGCTATCAACCCAATATAGGCGAATTCTATGAACAGACACGAGTGACAAATAAATCTATATTGGCCATAAGGGAGTATCATAATTTTTCGGTAGGAGAAGACAAGTATCCACATAGTGGACTAATCTATACAGCTATACTAAATAATGATGCTGCAAGTGCATATGACTTATTTGATTATGAAGATAAACTTTATGCATCTAAGGCTCAGATAATAGAAAACTTTACAAAAAATAGCTATATTAAGAGTCTGGATAATATAAACAAGGTGTTTTATATGGACTCTACTTTAACGTTCCCAGATCACGTTCAATTCCCAAGTGTAAGTCTTATACCTAAATTTATCCCAGGAGTTCCTGGAAGTGATGGTACACATCCATTGGATATACCTCTTGAGGGCCATCCGATCTATATCAAAGTATGGACTGGTATCAAACAGACCTAATATCTATCTAAAGAAACAGCCAAATCCCAGCAGTTTTTCGACTGCTGGGACATTTTTGTAATATTTAAAAGGGGAGTGAGATAATGGCTCGGATTAAGCCGTATGGGGATGCTTCAGGAGTGGAGAAGGAGCTTAATGATCAATATAAGTCCAACCTGAGAATCAAACCAGAGGATATACAAGTCTATGCTATGATAGACAAGTATAACTACCTTCCTGTGCATACCTCTATAGACTCCAAAGGAAACTTCCATATAGAAGATAGAGCGGAAATAATCGGTCATCCGCTATTTGTAGGGACTAGAAAGCAGTTTCTGTATAAGAGATATGAGAGAGAAAGCATCGGAGTAAGATATAATGGATTGAAGTTTCTGTTAGATGAAACATTCAAGACTGCATGGGATCCTAAGAAGTATATAATATTCAAAGATGGTCATCTATTGAGCCCATCTATGTATAGCATATACATCCCATCATTTGATAATGACTACTCTGAGAAGTGTATCTACTTCCCATATAGAATAGACCCATCTAAGAATAAGTTGGATATATTCTATATAGAGCATGATGACTTCATCAATATGAGATTCAACCAAGATGCTTTCATTACTACTAAGAAAGCATTCTGTGAGAATAAGGGACAAACTCTTGTAAAAGTACCATATCCTAACGACTTCTATCCAAGAAGTAAGCAAGTGTTCTTTGTACTAGATGGGAAGAAAGGTACCTACTTAGATAGCAGATATGACTATATCACAGCAGATGGTGCTGAGTATATAGTACTGAAAGAAGATACCCATCTTGTGAAGCCGTATGATGACTATCTTACATTTGTATTCCCCTATGTATCGGAAGAGTTTGATGCTGGGGAAGATAATGAAGATGCGGTTGGTGAAGCAAGTGGTATATCCTTCTTAACCTATCATTCTTCTTATGATCCCAAGAAGGGTAGTTACTATAACCCAAATGGTATAGTAAAGTTTGCAGAAGAGGACGCATTTGATAAATATGATTTGACTGCTAAGAATATCATGCTGTTCTGTAACAATACCTTCATGGAACCTGATAGATATAAGATCCTCAATAACAATACTATCAAGCTTCTTAGATTGAAAGATGTAGAACACTATGAGTTTGCTAGATTCGTTCTCTTAGTATTTGCTGCTAAGAGTGAGAGAACTAACGTATTTGATCTCATTGTTAAACAGACCAAAGTACGTACCTCTGACAATGGTGTATTCAAGATACCTCAACTAGAACCTATATCTACAAACTTCATGGTATTCTATGATTCACTCTTCTTTGATATATCCGATAGATTCGTTATAGATAGATCTGTAACTCCGAATGTTATACGATTGAACTCCCCATTGGATGATCTGAGAATCAAAGATGGTAATACATTAACCTTTGTATTCTATATCAAGAACAAAGACTCCTATAGCAAGACTAATAAGACTATAGAGATCTGTAAGGTTAACTTCATATCATCCGATGATGGTACTGCTAATATGCAAGCGGATGATTTAGAATACGATATACAGTTCAATGATAAGAACTGTGTCATATTCTTGAATGGTACATACTTGGATTCTAAGAGATACGAGATAGAGGACAACGTACTTAAATTCAAAGACAAGTTTGATATACTCCATAAAGATAAGCTATTGACTGCTATCTACTTAGTATCCCATCCTACATTCCAAGAGACTACTAAACAAGGATACTATATCCACGATGGATTGAATGAGACTTATAACGACAAGAGATTGGTATTGGATGAGCTGTATTCTAAACCAAAGATTGAGTTAGATCCAAACTTTGTATACACTGATCCTCCAAAACCCATAGTAGGTGGTGCTCCATGGACACCATAAGATATCAATTTACAATAACAAAGGAGGGATCTATCTATGCCAGAGCCCGCAGGTAATACATTGGACACTTCTGTCAAGGGTACAGCTCAATATATAGACGTATCCCTCAAAGTTCCTATATTTGAATTCAATAGAGAGTTCACGGTTAAGATCAATGTGGATGGTACGAATACTATCGTTAGATTGGATATACCATTCCCATACCCTAACTTTACTGAACAACCTTTCTTTCTCACATCTGTGGATGATGGTAGATTCATACCAGAATACTATTATGATAGAATCAATGAGCAGCAGATACAGTTCAAGAAGGGTAATCCATTTGGTATAACAGAATGGGATGGGGTAAGATTCACCTTCATGCATAAACATGGGTTCTATGCAGTTCATAAACATGAACAGACTATAGAGCTCATTGATGGCAAGAAGACTTATAAGATCAAATCTCCATATACCAACAAAGTCAATCTACAACAGAGAATGAGAGTATTCTATGATGGAAAACTCTTATATCCAGATCCTTCTATCTACAGTATAGATAGTACTAGAGGTTCTATTACTCTAAAATATAAGAGCCTTGAGATCAAGAAAGGCCATATCATAACACTGCTCTGTTTCTATACTGGAACATATTGGTCTGATAATACTATTACCAATCTGCCTATGTCTGGATATATAGACTTCGATGAGAAATATATAGATCGAGTATATGATAAAGACCTATTCAACGTCTTTGTCAATGGCAAGCTTCTCAATAGAGATCAACTGATAGATATCTCTAATAGAATCCATAAGATTGGAGAAGATATCAAGTCTAGATACAATGTACAAATACGTGGTATGTCTCCTAGAATAAGCTCATTGGTTCCATACTTCAAGAAAGCTTATGAAGAGAAGGAATCAGGAACTAAGAAGTTCACTTATGAGTTTCCTGTAACACTAAAGGTATACTATCCTGAAGATCCTCAGAATAGAAAGTATCTACTTCCTGATATATTCAATCCTATAGAGTATAAGAGTCTGGTACCAGATAATACTGAATGGTATATCTCTCTACTACATCATGGATTATTAGAGACCAACAAGTATTCCAAGGTTACTTATAACCTTAGATTCTTTAGAGATGATTATACTTTGGATCCAGAACCCGTACAGATTATAGCACAGCTAAGATTGAAAGGTAATGAGGAAGAGTTCTATCCAGATTCTCCTACAGCTACCCTTATCGGTACATTGCCTGCTGTAATGAGTACAAACAATGTTGACAGCTCACTCTTCACTATCAAAGCAAAGACGGTGTTTGATAACGATACCACTGCTAATACTATGAGTGGATCTATAGATGGTATCATGTGCAGAATGAAGATTCTAGATACTAAGATAGACCACTATAATAGACTCTACTATGAACTCTATGCATCTCGATATGAGAGAGATACACAAGTAGATATCTTCGAATGGGTCATTAGTGACAAGCCTAATGGAGAGGGACATGTATACTATCGTAAGTCTATCCATATGCTCCCATACAATGAACCAGAAGAGATAATCAATGCTGATGAAGAGAACGTAGAGTTCTTAAATGATGATGAGGATTGATGGGAGGGACGACTAATTGTCTGCTTACATGATAACCAAGAGAAAGTATGGTACTAGTCTTCTCTTCCATAAAGATGGAGTATCTGATATTGTAAAAGATAACAAATGGGAAGTTGTAAAATCCCATAGTGATGCTCTAGGATATTCTCTCACATTTGATGAAGAGGATTCTATATACAAAGACGATATAAGAGTAGATAACACCGCTCTTGTTATAAAAGACTATGACAGCTATCTCTATCATAAAGAGGAGATATCTATAGAAGGAGGATCCTATAGCTTAGGAATGTATCTATCCTTTAGTGATGATGCTATAATCTCCTTCTATAACAATCCTAACCTTGTTATTCCTATCTTATCGTGGGAAGACATTGATGGTATGAAGTGCTCTATTACTCTTACAAGAGTAGAGGGCACTAATGATGCATGTATCACCGTCACTATTGGAAAGAATAGAAAAGATGCAAGGTTCTACAATGGTTTAGAAGCTAATACATGGATTCATTTCATGTATAAGAGATCTGTCGATACAGATAACCTTTATATCGATGGAAAGAAAGTTCTACAGAGCAAGATAAATCTACTGATGTCTAACTCCTCCACCTTTAAGGAGATAAAGTTAGGTAACAGCAATCCTGCTAATGTGAACTCTCCTGTTGTCTATACTATAGATGACTTCTTCATCTGCAATTGCGGATTGTATAAAGAAGACTTTGAACCACCAAGAGCTTATATGCATATGCTCTTCCCAGAAGTGGAAAAGTTAGATGAGATATACTCATCTGATGACGATGATCATAAATTCGATGACGACCATAAGATTGGTGCATCGAGTGGTATGTATTACAAGTACCATGAGCTGGAGAAGACAGATAATCCTGGATTATATAAGTTCGACAGTATAGGAAGTGGAATGCTGTTCCTGAACTCTGTCTTTATGAATACGGATAGATGGGAGTCTAGAAAAGACAATAGAAATCCAAAATCTCCTAAGACATTCGTCACTCTATTGAACTCTGATGATATAGAAGTGATGTCAAAGTATGGTGGTAAGTTAGTATTTGCAGAGATCTGTCAAACTAAAGGTGGTTTAGAACTCGCTGGTAGTGATTATACCCTTATAGTAGATCAGATTCCTGTAGATCTTCCACACCAAATGGAGTTTAAAGTGCCCATACCTGCCAAGAATAGAGACTCTATGGATACATTTATCCTATTCGATGGATCTCTGGCTGCTATACAGAACCATAGATACGAGTATATCAAACGTGGGGATGAGCGTTATATCAAATTTACCAACAGATATGACTATGTGTGCAGTAATGGGGAACCATTGACTATAGTCTATCTAAAGCGTAATACCTATATAGACCCTAAGACAATGCAAGATAGAAATGTGAATCCACAGATATACTTCAATAGAATGCATTGTGTAGTCACAGAGCCCAATAAGTGTAATATACCACGCTTTATTGGTAAGAACTATGGAAGAACAGGATTTGGGCCCGAAACATCACTATTCTTCGTCAATGGTACATGGATGCACCCAGAAAGCTTTGTTATAAAAGACAATGTGATCTCCATGTCTATTCCTAACAAAGATAATACCCTACTTGCTATTGGCTCCGATATTACCATCTTAACCCTATCATCAACACAGTCTGTCCACCATGGTAATATCTATGGAGGAGAGTATGTTGTAAGAGGTATATCAGATTATGACGATATAACAAGTGTTGGTATAACTAGACCTTCTTACTATAAAAAAGAAGAGGGTGCAGACTACATGATGTATCATAAACACAGGTTCTATGATAACAATCAGATTCCTAAGAGTAACTTCCCTACTATCGACAAGCTTCACCTCACCTACAAAGAATAATCTAGTTACATACTCTAGATAGAATTTTGAAAGAGATGGGGGCATAAAAATATGAGTCATCGAGAACCAAATTATGATGGACTTCTAAAAAGCTTGGACAAGTATCAGAAGAGATACTATGACAGCTTGATGCAAAAACCCGTTACATGCTGTAATGCTAAAGCAGGTTCTGGTAAGACCGTTATAGCAGTTATGGCAGGACTACAGCTTCTGGAAAAGGGAATAGTTGATCAGATCATCTATGTCAGATTTCCTGACCAGATGGTACAATCACTGGGAGCTCTACCAGGCGATCTTACAGATAAGGAACAATATTACATGGATCCTTTCTACAATGCCTGTGAAGAGCTCGGAATACAGAAAGATGTCGTCGACGAGGTTTATATCCCCAAGAACCAAATAGTCCTCTGTACCAATATAACCTTTAGAGGAATCAATATCAAGAATGCATTCATCATCATGGATGAATCTCAGAATGCATCCTTCAAGGATCTCAAACTAGTATTGACTAGACTGCATGATTCTTGCCATTGTGCTCTTATAGGCCATAATAGCCAAAGGGATAATAGAAAGTGTGAGAGAGAAGGAGCATTCGAAATGTATATCCATCATCTCATTAAGAAACCCTTTGCAACAGAAACTCCTCTCAAGGTAAACTACAGAGGAGAAATTAGCCAATGGGCAGACGCTTTAATGCTTGACGAAAAGGGAGATTACACAATAGACACATAATTGACTTTCTAATTCAAGGGGACAAGGCTGAATTAGCCTTGTCCTTTTTACGTTTTACACAATATTGCGAGTATACCTTAGTAGGTATACTCGCTATGCGCAATTAAGTTGTTCTAGAAGGATTTTATGGTTTTTTGAGAGGGGGACCAATCCCTCTCACTTATATGTCTTAGAGTTAAAAAAGTACCCTTCAAAATAGAGGTTAAATTATATACTATATCTATGGCAAGGTTTCATTTCTATAGAATTTTGAAAAGGAGTTAAGGTGAAAATGAAAACTACCAATTTCGATCTCAAAGGTGTATCTCTCATCACAAAGGTTATCAATCGTCCTGATTGTGCCATCATTGATGAGGCTACAGGTGAGCCTATTGCAAAGGACACCGTGAAGGCTATCGCAATCATTAGCGATAATTCAAAATGGGACTATCTCAATTCCCTTCCTCAGAAGCCCAAGCGTGGACGTAAGTCCAAGGAGGATGATAAGGAAGATGAGGTAGTAGTCGCAAATCCAAACGAAATTGATGCTGAAGAAGATGGCATAAATCTTGATGGCGATGAAGACATTGCAGAACTCTCTGAAGAGGATACTGTATCTCTCATCGCAGGCGAGCTGAAGATCAACGTCAAGTCGATCACCGCTCTTACCAAGAATGGATGGTATGCAGTTCCGACATTCGATGGTATGCGCGAGTTCAGACCTCTCGTTGCAGAGCCTATCAAGAACGGCTTCCGTCTTATCCTTAAGAAGGAAGTTATCTTCTCTCTCGACAAGTGCCCGTTCCCCGAGAAGAGTAATTGGGGATACAATCCTTGCCCATTCATCAATGAAGCACTTGAAGAGCTGTATGGACGTCGTGGTCGTTTCTATGCTGCTGCTCCGTATCGCCATCAGAGGTTTGACGATATCACTCTTGAAATCAAGCAGGCTGTTAAATCTGCGGAGATGGCACAGAAGACCCGTATCAAAGTGGGTAACAACCTCGTTGCGGTTGTCTACAATATGAGCGGCAATATTGCTTTCAATGAGATGAAGGAAGCAGCTGCCGCCGATAAGGGTAAAGCCCTTAACGATACAAAAGTTCTTGATCTGATTGAGGATGAGTTCCACTTCATCAATGCTACGGTCGATGCAGAAGAGAATAACATCGATAAGCAGATTACAAAGCTTATCAGTAAGATCATGAATTCGAAAGAACCTGAGGAGGAAGTAAAGAACTTCCTTAGCAAGACTGCGATTCGCAAGTATCGCAAGGCTATCGGTTCCTCCGGCATCAAGAGCAATGCTGAGATGAAGGAGTTCATGAAGAACCATAAGCTCAACTACATCAAGACTTATGGTCTGTATACTCTCGTTCGTGAGTATCTGAACTACCTGCATATTGAGAAGGAAGCAATTGAGCATATGACTGAGCTCGTACACAGTCATAAGCTCTGGCAGAACTATCTTATCGGTATCCGTGGATGCGGTGAGGTTACTGCTGCTCATATCATTGCGAACTTCAACATCAACATTGCAGAGCATCCGTCTTCCTTCCTACGCTATTGTGGTCTTGATCAGATCATTGTCAAACCTGAGGAAGGTTATGAACCTACCAAGGATGATATGGTATCTGCTATGGCTCTTCTCCGTCTTGATTGTGTTCGTATCACTCGTCGTGCACAGGCATACAACCAGGATGATGCACAGCTGTCTGAGAACTTTGCACGGTTCTCTACAGATGCTATCAGTCGGTATGATGAGTACACGGCTGTTAAGGATGCATGCACGGAATGCGGAATCGATATCGAATCTGCACTCGTTGATCCGACAGATGAGATCAAAGCAAACATTGGCGAGATCATGCTGAACAATACTGTTCGTGATTTGATCCTCAATGTATGCAAGAACCATGTTCTTGATCATGAGAATACGGTGAATGGAGTAACAATTCCTGTTATACGCAAGCGTGCTCGTACTATGCGTGATAAGGAGGTTACGACATATCTCTCCAAGGATGGCACGATCAAGACAAAGGCATATCTCGGATACAATGCCCAGCTTAAGGGTAAGCTGATGGGCGTTCTCTTCGGTGTGTTCCTCAAGCAGAAGGATAACTCCGGATATGCGAAGATCTACTATGATTATCGTGCACGCCTTGAGCAGCGTCCCGATATCAAAGCAAAGCTTGCTAGCGGTTCTGGCAAGCTCCGTGTTCACAATATGGCTCGCCGCCGAGTGATTCAGGAGTTCCTCAAGGATCTCTGGCTTGCATGGCGTGCTATGGAAGGGCTTCCGCTCAATGGTGGAACCTATGAGGAAGCTAAGCTTGGTCACTATCATCGTCAGGGCAACCGTCCTGAGCTGCTGGCTGAGCCGAAGCGTCTCAAGAGGGAAGTAACTACCACTTGGTAACCTTGCCAATATGGACCAAGTAAGATAAAAAGAGGATGGGTTTCAATACCCATTCTTTTTTTTTGTTTAACCATATAGGGGAGACACTCATATAACTAAAAGGGAGGTAAGAAGTACAATGGTAGGAACAGGTATTACCAAGCGAGTGAATACTATATCCAACAACAGCGCTATATCATTATCAGATAATATGACTACAGCTCGTATAGAACTAACCGGAGTTTGTACACTAGACTGTAAGTTCTGTTATAATCATACACTTAAGAAAACTAGAACAAGACAGAAGTTCCTTAATAAAGAAGACTTCCTCTTAGTTGTAAAAACCCTAGATAAGATAGGAACTATCAAAGAGGTAGGATGTTTCTATATGGGAGAATCTGGTCTGCATCCTAATCTTGATGAATATTATAAAATCCTTAAGAGTAGAGGATACTTCACTTACCTTACCACCAATGGGACTAGTATAAACAAGATATTGGATGCTATACCATATATAGACTCTCTAAAAGTGTCATGGAACTATAGAGATCAGAAAGACTTTGTGGAGAAGACTAGATCAGATCCTGGGTTCTATGAGGTTATACAGCACAATATTAAAAAGCTGTACTTTATATCCCATAAGCATGGTAAGAAGCTGTCTCTATCTACTGTAGTAGACCATGGAGAGAAACCAGAAGAGTATAGAAGTATACTCAGTATTCTTCCATATGATGAGCACTACTACATGCCAGTACAAACACAGTGTGGTGTATATAAGAGTGGTAAGGGTGGAGTAGTTGGTGAGTTCTATCATCAAGCTTCTAAGATCCCATGCTGGTCTTTATTTAGAGGATTCTATGTAGACGTAGATCTAAATGTAAGAACTTGTTCTTATGGGCATACTGATGCCCATATATTGGGTAATATTAAGACAGGGTTTGATCTAGAGAAATTATCTCTTAAGAAACAACACTTGGCTGGTATAGTACCTGAGATATGTGTTGAGTGTATTGGACATCTTAAAGACTTATCATAAGATATATAGGTAGAGCTCTATGGCTCTACCTATCTCAAAATGTCTATTTCATTTATATACTATAACACTGTAGGAGTTGTTTCTCTCTTTAGTGGAAGGAGTCCATGTAAATGAAAAGGTTTTCATCAGCGGTAAGCAAGAAAAGGTCTCAGGTTAAGGCTAAGTCTTATGCAGTGGAAGGGGTAAAGGTAAAAGTATGTAAAGACGTACTGGGAAATTGGGGATCTGATATCGACCCCTACTTTGTAATCAAGTCATTGAAACATAATGCCAAAGTAGAAGACTACTTCGATCTTTTTCACATTGCCAAGGGTGAGCTCAAGCATATTGAGACTATTAAGGCAACGAACAGAGATTCTGACAATGGCAGGTTCATGAGAGATGTGGTGTTCATTCAAACCCGTCTTAGAGAGTATATCAATGCTATGACGGTATATGGCTTGCAGAAGGGTTATCTTGCAAAGAAGCCAAAGACTAAAGAGAAGGCCAATGTAGAGGAATCTACAGCAGTAAAAGCTTAAGACAACTTACATAACCACATGGATACATGTGGTTATTTTTTTATACTAGAATCCCCATAGAGCAATGAAGCTCTATGGGAATGTATTGATCTAAGTCAGATTACTTAAGCTCAGCAATACCGGTATTGCGATACCAGTTCATCTTCCCACGGAGTACATCTCCTCCACGGGACCCATCTTCAGCCCAAGGATTGAAGCTCGGAGACTCATCAGTTCCGAGATATTCAAGATCCCAACGCTCGCAAGTAGTACGAGGACCATACTCCTCATGCGGAGTGAGACCATCCTCATTATCTGCAGCTTCACCATGAGTCATGACTCTGAGTTTGTCAATCGTAAGATCCCATGCATCTGCAAGAATGCATCCAACCTTAGCCATAGCCTCAATCTGAGCAGCAGTCGGTGGATACTCTCCAAGATCCTGAGTAGTTGCATTATATGCACAACACAGAACAACACCTACAGCACCAGTGTTACGGTAATAGGTATGGGACAGACGCTCATTGAAATCATCTGTTGATACATAGATGGAGCCATCACCAGTGATATTGATATGATAGCTTCCAAACGTTGCATTGTAACGACCAGCACTCCAATGAAGATAAATCTTCACATCTCTGTCTGCACTTCTTGCGCTATCCCAGATAGCGTACTTTGCATTAAGTGCAAGCTCCTTAAGCTCTTTGTAAGATACTCTACGCATTACTACATTTCCCCCTTTTAATAGATTATACTATAGTCATACTCATCCATCTCTCCCCACATTGGAGTAAATGGAGGTGAGTTATATGCCAGCACCAGGGGGCAATACAGGAGTTATAACAGATCAGTTGAAACCATTGAGAGATATTAAATGGCCAGATCATGTGGTATGCACAGATATGAGAACTTTCAATGGCAATATGAGAGCTCAGATAGCAGGTATCCATTCTAAGAGTAAGGGATATAAGTCTCTTCCCATAGAGTATGGGTTTGTATTCACTAGTTCCTATCCTAACAAAGACTATATCTTTGTAGATAGATATCCTATACTTCCATATTGGAATAGAAGGTTCTCTCATCCATTCATGGAGAAATTAGACTCTTTTGAGTTTACAAAAGCAGGTGCTACTCATACTATGGATGAAAAGGATGATATGCACATACACTATGTGGTAGAAGATAAGGCCAATAGTACTACTGGTTATCATATGGCTAATGATGATATCGTAAGAACTTACTAAGAATTCCCCATAGCCTTTAGTGGCTATGGGGAATAATATTAGTAATCTACAGACTCTTCTTCCCGTTCTACAAGGAAATTTTCTCCTTCATACTTGATAGCTTCAGGCTTAAAACCTTTTATATCGATATACTCTATATATCTGGTTCCTTTTCCAAGTACGAGTATGAATCTAGCTTTATCAAATGAAGTAAACCCATGAGGGAATGCTTCAGTCAATGCAGTTCTAAGATTCTTAGAGTTCTCAAATATCTCTTTAAGAGTTTCTTTAGAAGAGTCTTTCATCTTCTTATCACTCATAACCTTTACAGATACCATATCCAGTTACCTCCTCTATTATTTACCTATGCCATACATAGTCATTGTAACCGTTGTTGATTCTGTAGTAGAGTATATTCGTTACAGAATCTGTATCGGTATCTGCTTCTGCTATGAGTATTCTAGAGAAGGTTCTTTCTCCCTCTGCATAGAGCTTCTCTTTAAGAGCAATTGCTTTAAGCTCTCTTGTATCTGGATCTCTATCCACATAGATGAAGTTCTTGGCATTAGGAATAAGCTTGATAGGAATCGGGTTATTAGTCTGACTATAGTATCCTCCTAAGAAGATAGCAGTAGATGGCAAGTACATAACCAAGCCTGTAGAGGACTTCAGCTGTATCTTATAGCGGTTATACTGTCCATCAATGACCATATTCTCATCAGTATACTTGTTTCCGTAGATATTTGGCATATCTAACTGAGTAAGGAATGACTGATATGAATGGTCTTGTCTATCTCCCTCAAAGGTCAATCCAAGCTTAGGACCAGAATATACCAATCCTGTTCCAGCAGGCATTGCTTGAGTATAGATCTTCTCTTCAAACTTAGCTCCATCCCTCATATTCATTCCATCAAACCCATTGCTGAATTCAACGTACTGGTTAGAGTAGTCTCTATTTGCATAATCCTTGGAATGATAGTAGAAGTTGAAGCATGCCTTGCTGTCTGATATGAATGTCATTGTTCTTACACGAGCAATATATTCATTATTAGAGGTCTGTATCTTCTGACACATAGACTTCCAAGAGTCAGAGTATTTGTTTATAGAAGCTCCAGCATGAATACGGATAACGTTTCCTGTGTTATCCATAACACCTATAAACATGAAGTTTGAATACTGGTATGCTGCAGAGTCATTGGTCCCATCGACAAATACGAATACAAAGTTATCTGCTACAGCATTGTAGAACACTGTTACATCTTCATCTGTATTGATCTTAGGATTAGATATACCAGCAGATGTAGCCTCATTCTTAATATTAGCAAGGCTAACTGGAATCTTCTTGATCTCTGTAGTAGAAACCTTGAAGTCTGTAGCTGTCTCTTCTTTGATATACTCTTCTACTACGATATTCCCATCTTTGATCTCAGAATGGAAGTATCTAGCAGACTTATCAGCCATCTTACAAGAGGTATCACCAAATCTAGTGAATACCGGCAATGGATCAACCTTGTAGTATGATCCAGGAGCTGGGAACAATGTAGTTCTATCTCCAGGATCTACAGTCCAATCTTTGATCCAGATGACACAGTCTCCATAAAGCATGGAAGAGCAATTGATGAAGGTATAATCCCAAGCAATTATATACTTATAGAACCACTTACCCCATGGACATGCGTCAGGAGTATTGATATACTCTTTCGGAATGTATGGGTTATGAGTTCCCCATGTCTTATTATCTGGAAGCTCTTTCTGTATAGAGGCTTTATATCTACGCATGTTGTTGTTGTAGTCATTCATGTTTCTATACGTATTGTATACATTGCCTCTCAGTGTATCATATGATACAATCAGGTTATTAGCCTGGATATTCTCTGTATAGAACGTAGACTCCTTATCTTTAGGATTGTATAAAAAGTCCCCTAACTTCTGCAGGAGCTCTATAGGAGTCTTATCTCCAGACATTGTTCCAGTAGTACACTTCCAAGAGATCTTAATGGCACTAGGAGTTACTTCTGCAGATCTATTAGATGGAGATACAATCTCTATCGGTACGTATACCATATTGGCAAACTTCAAGATCATTACAAGAAGTTCAGCCTCTTCATAGTATTCACAGATGATCTGAAATCCCTTCTGTGCATTTGATATAGGAGTATCAAGATCATATCCGATATCACTTGCATTACCAAGAGCGAATGTATCTTGAATAGAGTCTGTAGAGAAAGAACATACACTGGTATCACATTTCAACAGTCTCATCGGGTTATCAAGATACTGTGTATCTATAAGTGCATCTGTAGAGTACTTATAGATACGCATAGCAATCAAGTGTTCTGTCTTAAGATCAGAGAAGTGATCAGTCTTTGAGAACGTTATAAGAGTATCATACTTAGCAAAGTATTTGATACCAACAGTCTTATTGGTAATATAGTTCTTCAAAGACTTGTATTCAGTCCACATACTTGGATCTTTGCTATACTTTGTTTTGATCAGATACCAACCTGTCTCTCCCTTACCTGGGGAGAATGTGACTTGTGCTACAATGTAATCGTTGTCACAGGTCATGATATCTGTAATGGTGGATACCTTGTTACCACTTCCATCCTTAAAGCACTTAGGTGCTATAGGATTATTGGAGAAGTAGAATGATTGGGTGTCATTGGATCTTGTACCACAGTACATATCGTATGGAACAGTATCAACACCATTATTGGCAATGAGATATACAAGCTCATTGTTATCAGCATCTGATGTAACCATACTCTTGATCATGTTGTTCATGAAGTATATAGAATAACACTCAAGGGTATCTTCTTGTAAGAAGTTGATCTTAGGAGCCAAGTTAAGGAAGGTTCTCTTATCGAGTGCATCCTTAACCTTCTCTTCAATAAGATCAGGAATCTTGCCTACCTTCTTATCAACTTCATCAGATCTCTTATTGAGATCAGTGATGCCATCCTTATTAGTAGCGATATTGGTTGCATTTGTAGCAACCTGTTCATGCACACTACCAATAGCAAGAGTATTGTAGTCAGACTTGATATTGAGATCAATGACATCGTTGGTCAGCTCTTTGACCTTTGTATTGAACTTATCTATCTCGATCTTGTTCTTAGCTATATCTTCTGTATGCTTAAGAGACTGCTCATTGAGTCTATCGATAGAAACCTTGTTATTCTTAACACCAGTATCGATATTAGAGACCTTATTCTCTGCGGCAGTAACCTTACCGTTAAGAGTGTTGAGATTTGTCTCATTATCTTTAGATCTCTTATCAATACCTTTAATAAGATCAGCATCTAAGAAGTTAAGAGTATCCATCTTATCTGTAACTTGCTTGATCTTATTATCATACTCAGCAAACTTACTCTCATGAGCAGTATTCTTAACCTTGAGGGTATCTATATCATTCTTAAACTCAGTAGCTTTAGTATTGAGCTTAGCGATATCATCCTTATTGGTCCTAATACCATTCTCATTAGTAACTACTCTGGACTCTAAAGCAGCTAACTTAGCTTTGTTAGTATTGATACTATCTAAGTTAGCCTTAGACTGATCTTTGTTATCCTTAGTAGCAGTCTTAAGAGCTACTATATCAGCAATAGCATCATCCAAGTTATTCTTGATAGCAGTGATATTACCAGGATCTGATATATGAAGATTCTTGACAAGCTGTTCTAATTTAACAACAGAAGTCAAAGCTCCTGCTACATCTCCCTTGAGTGTAGCAATGTCATGTGTATTAACTGAGATATCCTGTGTATTCTTATCCAAACTCTGTTGGAACTTATCTAGTCTATTGACCATGATAGTATAATTCCTCTGGAGAATATCAAGATTCTCCTGAAGGGTTATATGTACAGCCTGTAGACTAGGAGCTAATTCATACCACGTTATAAGGTGTTCAGGATCAAACTGCGCCATAATTCATACACCTTCCTCTTATATTGTAAAATGCTTACTGCCATGTCAAGAGATAGTATTTTGCCATACCCCCAATTTAAGTACAAATCTCTAATCCTAAAGTAAGCGGTCATGGTTGAATCCTATAACATAAAATTAATAAATTCGCAATATTTATAGTGGGTCACTATCTCAGCAAATCTAAGTCAATAAATCTTCTATATCACGGATATGACCAATCACTATATTTTTTATATAGATCAACAAACCCCTACAGTTAAACCCAACCTATTACATTACAAAGGGTGAAGAGGATTACCTCTTCACCCATCCCTTTGTCTCTAATAGAACTTAGCACATATCTAATGGTAATCCCAATCTATAGAACTCTATACCAGATACCACTATCTTAGAGTTTATTCTCTCTTCTGGTCCTGTATAGTCTTCTGCTTTGATAAGCAGATAGTTAGGGGTTATAGTCTGTAATAGACTCATATCCTCTGATGTACTCTTTAGATAGTCCCTTATCTTCTGTCGTCTAGTTGTAAAGTGTGGTACTGCTACCTTGGTATGCATACAAGCCAGTTGAGATATATAGTTTTCCCTCTGATGCTTCATAACCATATCCCATGAAGGGTTATATATCACATATCCTAACCTGATACCACACCCTAGAGACTTAGAATAGCTTCCTATATAGAACTGATGGGTTAATGGTACTAAGTCCTTATAGATCCTATTGGATAAGAACTCACTTATCTTACCATCTTTGAGATACTGCTGTATCTCTTGTCTGAAGCTATTGAGTTTCATATTGGTATAGGCTTCATCAATGATCTTGATAGTATCATTATTAGAACAGAATGCATGAACCATATCCTTACTGGATACAAACTCTGTTGTAGAGAAGTAGTTATTGTATCCTGAAGTGGTATAGATAATACTACCAGGATTGTCGTATATTATATCATAAGGGTTTCCTAGAGAGAAGTTAGACACATTGCCATTCTCCTCTGCCTCTAAGAAACTAAGACCAGTATAAGTATACTCTATAGGATCTGGTAAGAATCCTTCTTGTTCGGCTATTATAGGAGCCAATCCCCATCCTGGGGTTCCATAGATAAACTTAGTGTGAAAGGTTTGTTCTCTAAGTATCAGTCTGAGTGCAGATAATACTATTCTAAGAGAAGCTTCTGTTCCACTAGTAAGTATGAAAGTATTCTTAGGAAGCATATAGGTCTTGCTAAAGTTCTCATATGCTTCCTCCATATTCGGATACTGGGTGATTATATCTGAATTGTTTTCGTACCTGATTACAGGTTCGTTTGCTACACTCCATATCCCATTGCGCTCTATAGCTTTAGGATCATCTCGGAGTGTTATGTGGGCTTCCTCTTTCTCTTCTATCTCGTCATCCATCATTTTAGGTACTCGTCCTTTACTACATCCTTCATATAATCTAACGTTTTCTTAGGAAAAGCACAGACTTGTCTGGTGCATTCGCAGTCTCCCAGACAATATGGATAGTATGAACAAGAGTAACAATCATACTCAAGTTTCTTTGTATCTAGCCTGGATTCTACCAGGTTATCGTCATTACATCCATTCAGTGGGCATCCCTTATATAACCCATGGTCGTAAAGACTGAATACCTCATTGCTGCATTTAGTCTTAAAGATTGGAATTGTAAGCTTGGCAGAATCATAGTATCTCTGGTATTGGTAGTTCAGTTCCCTTGGTATGATTTCAAAGCAATGCTTCATCCATTCATCTGATCTATCATACTGATCCCTCAACAGCTCTAGATCTTTGAAATCATTATATCCATGAACTACTCGTTCTATATTGATAGACTTAGCCTTTACTGAGTAGGCAAATTCTAGCATTTCTTCAGGAGTAGAAGTTGAGACTAGGTCATCTGTAAGAGTCACAGTTAACCCTACTCGTATATTCTCCTTATCTAAGATATCCATATTTTTTCTGAAGGTTTCTAGGTAGTTTGGTAACCCCTTGAATCTATCAGTACTATAAGAAGTACCTATGGATACATAGTCTGTACTGTTGTCTTGTATAGTTCTAAGACACTCTATCTGTCTCTTAGAGAGATTAGGATAGAATAGGTTAGTAGATATACACCACATACGCTTAGAATCCATATGTCTAGCTTCTGTGTGGTTTATGATATTAGATATAATTGTAGGATAGATGAGTGGTTCCCCACCTATAAAGTTTATATACTGTGGATTTACTTCATCTATAGCATCTAATGCCTTATATAAGTCTATCGTAGAAGAAGGTTTAAACTTCTTAAAGTTCTCTACGAACTTATTGAAGCAAAATGGACAACTTAGCATACAATCTTTAGTCACAACAATATAGAGTATTCTGTTCTCTTCGCTATGAATCACTATATATCACCTTCTTTGTAAAAGTAGTGTTTTTCATTTATATATTATAGCAGTAGAAGAAACAAAGTTTATATTAGCCACTGCTTAAAACAAAGGGAGGAGATTTTATCATGGCTAAACGTCGTATCAACTATGCAAACTGTTCTATGCTGTTCTTGATCCTTGCTCTCATTTTGAGCTTTGTATCAGGATGTGGAGCTCCTAGCGGGTTCATCCACATTGCAGAGAACCACTACCTCAATGCCAACACCACTCGAGTTGTTGACCAAGGTACAATCAATGGGAAACCCTATTGGATGGCTACGGTAGAGTATATCGAGCTTAACCCAAAGAACGACACTGTCCTGAATAAGGAAACAGTCTGGGTTTCCAACTACAATCCGTACACGAACACAATTGACGGTATGTACTACTACAACGAAAATTACACCAATGTGTTTGGGTGGGATCATACATCAAAGGGTTTCGCACTCTATGATGCGTTTGGTGAACTGTATGACGATTACGTCAGCAAGCAGCTCAAAGTCGGTAAGTAAAAGGAGTTTTGATCAACTATGAACAAGAGTCTCATCATCAAAATCCTCATCGCACTTGCGATTGTAGGAACTATCATCAGTCACTTCTGCAAGTATTCAGAGGCTGCATCTGGGTATGCCAAGGATATTGGGTATCCGACAGACTATCAGGCATTTATCTGTGGTGGGTGGATTGTAGATCTCGATTCTATCCAGAAAGAATATGAGTATACAGATCCCACTACTGGAGATTGGTACATTGCTGCAAAGGGCAATGTTATCGAGCGTTCTGATGATTTTGTCATGACATGGCACGTACAGAACTACGACGAAAACGGAAACATCTACACAGGCAAGGGTCTGCTTGTCAGACTGTTTCTTTCGGATGGATCTGTAAAGAGGATTGAGCTTCCTGATGGGGATCTCAATGATTACCGTGCAGCACATGCGATCGTACAGCCATTCATCGGCAACCATAGACTGAATAAGAGGTAAGTCTATCAATGGAAGAGGGGTAAATCATACCCCTCTTCTTTTTTTGTCTCTTGCTTCATCTACAAGTGCTTTGCACTTAGCATATAGATCTTTATCGTATAGGCATGGTACTAGAACACATCTACCACCACAGTCTTTATAGTCATCACACATCAGACACTCATCAGCAACCATACAATTATCATACATCTTCTCATATATAGAACAGTTTACTGGGGTTGCATCTATATCTACAGCCATGCATTCAGTACCATAATGGCATGCTGTCATATTTCTTGTATAGATAAGCTCAAAGGTCTGATTAGATTCTATATCGCTTAACTCTATGATCTGTCTTAACCAATCATGGAACTCTTCTTTAGTTATACCTAGATCATTATAGTTCTTGGTATAAGAACCAGAAGATATGATGGGAGTATACTTGTATTTCAATCCTAATTTATTGAATAAGCCTTGTAGCCTCTTAGCCCCTTTACGGATAGTAGGTTTGGTTAAACAACATATGACGTCTATGTCATCTCTTATATTGTTTCTTATATAGATTACATTCCTCATCCATCTGATAAGATTACTTGCACTATTGAATCTCATTCCAATATCAAAAGAGGTCTTTAGTGTATATAGAGTACGTATGACCTCTATTCTATCCTCAGTTAGAGTATAGCATAAGTTAGTAGCCATCTTCCATCTTATCTTAGGAAAAGATTGTATTAGATATAGCACTTTCTTGGTATGCTCATCTGTTATAAGAGGTTCTCCACCACCAAGATGGATCTCTTTTATTTGAGGATTAGACTCTATAAGATGATGAATCTTCTCGAAGTCTACCTCATTATTCTTTAGATTGTCTCCCATACAACAGTGAGCACACTTCAAGTTACACCCATTGGATATCTTGATATCTAGATTCTCCCTAATCTTATAATCCATTTAGGGTATCCTCTTTCAGTTCTTGTTTGAGATCTTTGATCACTCTCTCAAACAACAATACTGGGAATGCACACACATGGTTGAAACACTCACAGTCTCCACCACACCATTTGAACCAATTACACTCTAAACACTTAGCCATCTTCTTAGAGTCGTCTACATTCCTCTTCTCTAAAGATGGGCAGCCATACTTGAGTTTATCAGGATACAGAGTATGAGTGAATGAGCTACACTCTGTATTATAGAATGGGGTGCCATAAGTAATAGAGTTCTTCACTAGATTATACAGATTGGTCTGCTCTCTAGGAAAGATCTCATAACAGGTCTTCATATACTTATCAGCTTCCATATAGAAGCCTTCTAGTCTATCTGTCTCATTCTCTAGTTGCTCTAATGGCAATATAACTCTCTCAAAGATTAAGCTGTCTATCTTAGTAGAGATTCCATCTATATAATCTTTAAGAGCTATAGGATTCTGTTTGTAGATGTGGTTCTCTGTTATGGTAATAAGGATAGAGACTCCTAACCCTAATGACTTTAGTTCACGTATATTGGATTTGAAGTATTCCTCTTGTGTAGAGTATCCTTCAAATCTATCATAGTTGTATGACGTACCAACTCCACCACACACTGATATTGCCTCTAGCTGTCTTTGTGATAAGTTCTTAAAGGCTAAGTTGGATTGTATGGAGAAGTCTATCCCCATACCCTTACACTTCTGCATGATTTCCAATAATGTATTGGGGTAGAGCAAAGGCTCTCCCCCATGGAATACTACTGTATCATACTTACCTTTTTTGATCACATTGTATACCATATCTGGATCTATATGGGATACTTTGTCTTCTGGTATCTCATCGAACTTATCAAAGTCTTCTACAAAGTTTATATAACAGAAAGGGCATCTTAGTTGGCACTGATTTGTAGTAACAACATACAGTGTCTTCATTGCTCTCCTATCTTCTTTCTAACCTCTGTCTATTAATGGGGTAATGTTCTCTTCCAATATGAACTTAGCCAATGCTTTATTGAATTTGAATATACTCAATCCACTATACCCCATAGTGGTATACTTTATAGCATGAATGATATAACCCTTAGGATCATCTATAGTGAGTATAGAGGATTGGAACAGGTTGTTGTGCTCTACCAATATATTTGCTAGAGATACTCTACCATGTTCTGTCTCAAAGATCTCTTTGAATGACTTACCTTCTCCATCTTTATAGAACTCATTCAGATACCCAAAGAGTTTATCAGCATCATTAGACTCATTAAAGTCTTCGAATATTAAAGTAGTCAAGCACTTCATAGCATCATAAGTTCTAAATGCATTGAGCTTAGCACATACCTCTTCTCCGATTAGTAGATCATCATTCATGTTGAGCAGATACTCAGAAGGGATATACTTTACATGCTCCCTCTTGATACCTGGAGTATGATCTATATTGGAGTCTATCTCATATGCGAGATCTACTAGACCACCACTGAGTACACATTTGAGCTCGTCTATCTTATCATCAGGAATTGTAAGTAGTGCATCCCAATGTTCTTCGAATGCTTTATAGTGATCTAACCAAGCAGTTGCTATATGCTCGATAGTATTATAATTAGACAATCCAAGATAGTAGATATATGCAGATAAGATCCTTGTACAGGTCTCTATGCTATCAGGCACTATGATATTGAATGAATGGTATGTAATCTCATCTTCTTCTAGTCTATCGATCAGATATGATACTAGATCATGTGGATCTTTATACCACTCTATCTCTTCTTTGACTATATAAATCGGATAGAACTGATTCAGTATGTTATTGACTTCTACGAATGGAGAGGAAAGAAAGGTCTTAGTAAACAGGTTGATCAGCATAGTACTTAACCTCCCCTTCATAGTGGTTCTTGTTATAGTCTTCCAAGAACTCTTCAGTGATATCAGACTTTATACCTCTAAGTATAAACTTCCTCTCTCTAAGAAGGTTCATAAGGTTCTTATTGAATAAGAGATAGTTGAATTCATCATTGAAGCACATATTGTTCTTATCATTGATAAACTCTTCTAAGGTTATAGTGTCTGATACATAGCGATCTATACTGGCCAATCTACTTACAAGCTTATCCTCTTCTATATACTTCTTGAGCATACTGTTGTAGACCTTGGTAGCATACTCATCATGTCCTACATGGTTTATCCAATACTCTAATGGAAGTATACCATAGTTCCAAGGTATACTCTGAGGAGCAATAGACCATGTACGAGGTTCAATCTTAACAAACTTAGCGTCTGAAAAGTTTGGTTGATAAGTCCTACAACAAAGAAGACCATATAGTTTAGAATGGTTTATAATAGACTCATACATCGGATAGTCTAACCCCATTCTTAGACAGAATCTCTGTAAGATAGGATTAAACATCACGTCTTCTACTTGGAAGAACTTTGTACTAGTAGGAGAGTTATTCTCATACTCTTCCATATACTTTAGTGGTGCATCTACATCATAATCATTGCCCAATAGATCTGTAGATACCTCATAGTTGCACTGTATCTGTGATGGTACAGAGCTATCTATAATGAAGGAATTCTTAAATATCCTTGCAAACATTACCTACCACCTCACGGGTTTCTTCTCTCTATTCTTCTTCTTCCATTAGCTCTCTAGATTTCTCAAACATCTCTTTTGCCCACTCTGGATCCCTGCTCATTTGGTTGTGGATATAAATCACCTTATACGGTGTATACGTATTGAGCATGTAATTGATAGGAGTACTACCAGAGAACACTGGCATATCGAACTCCTTATACTTCTTGATATCCTCAAGCTTCATTACTTCATCCAGATGATAGATGTATCTGGTAAACTGAGTGGCATTTCTGATATTGATAATATTATGAGAGATACCTGTAGCCAGTTTGATAGGCTCTAGATTCTCTATGGTATTCTTCAACTCTTCATCTTCTGGAGTAATGATAGAAGATATGATCTTATGCATACTAAAGAAGTATGAATGGATCTCTTCTATCATATCTTTATACTTTTCCCTTATGGATTCTATAAGCTCTTTAGCCTTATCATCGACATATGATACTCTGTCATCTCCCTTAAATAACAGAGTAACGATGATCTCATTGAAGTTCAAGATATTGATATTTCTATCAGTCTTCATGTACTCAAGAAGAAGAGCTTCTAGATCCTTGTATTCTCCAGTGATTACCATTCTAGATATACCACAGTTGCAGCAATAGTTGATCATCTTAGATGGAGACTCAAAGTTGCAGTCAGTATACTTGATACCAATGATGGCACCATCTTTAAACTTAGGAAGATATTCTGAAATCTTGTCTTTATCCAATGGAAGTTTGTCTAGCTCCATTATATTAGGGACGTATGGCTGGTTCATAGCACTAATCCTCCTTTACACACTTTAGATACTTACCATCTTGCACAATGGCAACTACGATGGCAGTTGTTATGACAAGTTACATGATGAATGTAGTCTATTCCTCTATTGTTGTTAGTGACATACATCTTGCTTATCAGACGCTGTAGATGATAGATAGAGATTAGTTGATCTTCATGCAGTTTACTCTCTGAATCTACGTTCTTATACAGACCCTCAGACGTGGTTATTGGGGCTGTAAGTCTCTTATGCTGCCACACATATTCTACTTTGAATCCATCGCCAGCAGACTTGGATATATCTCCACCTGGATCTGCCCAATATGGCCAGTTATTCTTATTATTCTGCCATGCATGGTTAAACCACTCAAACACATTGACCGTTGTATACTCAAACATCTTAGTTCCTGTAGAGACTAAGAAGTTCTTGATATCTGCAACAGATATGATCTCTCCCGGTACTGGCATCTTTGCTTCAAACTTATGATTACCAACACCCTCATATAATGAGTTATCTGCAGGATCTATGATCTTCTGCACTTTGATATTCTGTTTACCCCTAGGCATATTCTGGCAATTACCATTCCATCCCTTACCCATACGCAATCCAGCCATAGGGATAGTATCTCCAACTTTTAATGAAGAACTATTGGTTTCCCATCCATCATAATAGCTGGCATGTTGGTAATTATGAGCATACCACATACGTTGGTTCTTAAGAACTATCATTCTAGACCCATCATCAAACACTATGGTTATCTTGTTTTTATAGTTAGGCTCTGATGGAGTCATGAATGTAACAACAGCTTTCATGAAGTCTTCAACTGTTATAAGATCTCCAGGCTTGGCATCTATCTTGTTAGCCACTTCTAATCCCCCTTCTTAATTAGGTTACTATAAAGTCTCGAGTTGCGATTTGAAGTAGTCAAAGGTCTTGAACAAGAAAGCACAATGATTTCCGTATCTCTCGCAGTCCATTCTACAGTATTTGAAGTAGTCACAATAGATACACTTCTCTTCAAACTTCTTCCTTCTGCTTCCTTGAGGTACATAACATGGACAAGTAGTCTTAAGAGTCTTAGTTATAGGATCAAATAACCTTGTATTGCTATCCTCACATACTGTACAGTGTAGAGTCATACCATTATCTATAGCCATCTTCCAGTTAGTTGATAAGATATTCTCTATATCAGGTTTGGACTCTAGTAGCTTAAAGCATTCTAGTATGAACTCATCTGCTTCTGCATAGTATTCAGATAGATCCTTATCTGTTACTAGAGATACTGTCTCAAAGTTTACCCCATTAACTCCTAGATACTCTAACTCTTCTATCAATTGTTTAGGGGATGACTTTTTCAGTGTATCAAATGTAACTGTAACATTGGCATCTATATACTTCACATTTGGTACATTGGATCTGATATACTCTATATTCTTCTTGAGCACTTCTATATTTGGTGTATCAGATCCTGTATGCTCTATACTTCTATCATATGACCATGTAGTCTGTATAGCATCCATATACTTTAGTACTTTGAGTATTCTATTATCTATATCCATCATTAGATTGGTAAATAAGGTAATTCTCCAATGGATACCATGATTCAACTCATAGTAGTACATCAAGTTGTATATAAGCTCTGGGTATAATAAGGGTTCTCCACCAGTTATGATAACCTTACTTGGTTGGGTTACATCTATAGCATTTATAAGGTCTCCAACCTGTACTGGTTCTGCTTCTTTGCCCTTATTGTGTATATAACAGTATGAACAACCTAGGTTGCATTTGTTAGTTATCTCTAGAAACAATGTAGGGTTATACACTTTCTCCCTAAATTCGTCTTTCATAGTGTTTTAACTCTCCTAATTCAGGCTGTATGGCCTAAAATAACTCATATTTACCAGTCATAATTACTTATTGTGGGATACATCAGTATAATATTTAACGCTTAGGAGGGAAATATATGGCCTCTACCAGTTCTCGATACAAATTCAATCCAGAAGATAAGATAAACTGGGAAGAATTGGCACCTAGTTTGCAAGATAAATTTAAAGCCCTTTGGAACTCTGTCAATAACAATCATCAGTATCTTGGAGACCGTATTGGTGACGTAAGACTTACTGTAGGGTTTGACCCACCATTAGATCCTATAGAATACTGTGAACTTTGGTTTGACACCAGTATTATGGCTATGAGAGCATATACTGATGGTAAGTGGACCCTCACTTGTGCAGGATGGTATGGTAATAGCACTAAGGACGTCACATCTACTGATGAAAGTAGATTGAGTTCTAACCCGAGAACCAACTGTCACTGCTATATGGTTGATCATAAGGGTTTACAGGGAGATGGATTCTGCCATTGTAAGATGCAGTTATGGGATTCCAGTACAGTTCAGATAGGCAAAGCATCTAAGATCTCATTCAATAAACTAGTAGAGGTTCCTTATAGCGCTACTGACAAGTACAAGTGGATTATTACACCATCTGCTCCAGGTGTCATTATCCAGACACTGAATGGGTATAGCGTAGATAACCAGAGTAGTTATCTGATTATACCAAAGGATTCCCAGACTAAGGTACTCAAGAATGGAGAATATGTACCATACTGTGACTTCCCTGAACAGTTTGATCCTCTATTTGATGATCAATACCTTACCATGTTTGCATTGGATATCAAATACACAATAGACGTAGTCTTTGCAGATAAGGTTAAGTTCGGTGGTATAGTTGGTAGATTAGCCCCATACTCTTCTGGTCCTGTAAATATCAAACTACAGGCTCAGAATGATAGTAATTGGATTACTATCTTTGAGATAACCCTTGCTGGTAATCCACAGTATGTCACTACATGTCATAGACACTGTCATTGTGCTAGATGGTAATAGGAGGTGTATCAGACGTGGCATTCAATCCAGAAGATATGATAAGATGGGAAGAGCTATCTGATAGCCTTCAAGAAAGGTTTAGAAGAATAGAGGCTGCTATAAACAATAGTGCTAAGAAGTTTGATGGGTTAACCAATAACTATCGAATCACTATATCTCCTGAACCTCCTCTATACCCAGAGAAAGATAGAGACGTATGGTTTGATACCAATATCAATACCTTCCGATTCTATACAGATAAGGGTGGAGCACCTGATGATGGTAATACACAGAAACAAGCAGCATGGGAGATAACTCGTGCTGCATGGTATGGTGGGCATAAGTCAGATCTAGTACATCCTGCTATACAGGCCCCTACAACTCCATACTCTAGACTGAAGTCTATGATATGGATATCCAATATAGCAAAAAATAACCAGTATACGACTAAAGATGAACTTCCAAGAATCTGTATGTATACCATTCCAGAAGATGGATGGTATAGAATACAAGATCACTCTGCTCTGTTCATTTATAATGCTCAGTATAACTATACCCATGATGGTGGTCAGTTAAGAGTAGATATGGTAGTACAAAGGAAAGATAACGGATATAAAGAAGAGACCCTATATACTACTACATATGACTCTCAGTCTAAGTTTAGAGCATATATGAATCAGACAGACTCGTTCCCTGAGTTTAAAGTACAACTCAAGAAGGGAGATAGATTGTTCTCTGTAGCAACTACTGCTAGAAATCCTCAATCTACAGATGGATTTGAGATCACTCAGATCTCCAGCTTCTATGTATATAAACTAAACTATGGATCGATAGATACTCAGGTTGGTAATGCAACTCATGATAAGTATGATAAGTATATCCCATCTGATACATTGAATCCAAATAACAATACAATCAATACTCCTCCTGTTGAGAGACTTCCTATTCCATATATTAATAAGATCGGTGGAGTATTCGTGCCTGGTACTGATAACCTTAGCCCAGTTAAGGACTATGAGCAGGCATATAGAGCTGCTAAAGCAGGATCTACACCTCCTTCTCAGCCTGGTTCTGGTGGGGGAGGAAGTGGATCTGGCAGTGGAGGATCTCCTTCTCAGCCAACTCCTGCACCTAAACCATCAGGCCCTGTAGAGCTTACTCCGAGAACGACTGTTATCAATGCATCTAGCACTATACAGCCAGGAGAGTTCTTTATTGAGAACAATATAGAATACCAGAGATACAGAGAGTCTGTACCATATAAAGCGTGGCCCCATAAACAACGTAGAAAATGGGTAGATAAAGTAATAGCAACAGGAAGGACATTCAAACCTGGTACTACAGGTTGAATAGGAGGGTAGATATAATGGCTTCAGAAAGACCTTCTACTCTACCTGCTAGAGTAACAAGAAACTTCAATACCGAAAACCTTATAAAGTTTGATGATCTCTCTCCATCTCTACAACGTAGATTCTTGGAGTTAGAGGATGCTATCAATAACAATAACAGTCAGTATGGTAATAGACAGAATAACAAGCGTATCACCATAGACAAGTTTCCTCCGAGTAATCCGAGGAACAATATAGATATATGGATAGATACCAGATATAGATGCCTTAGAGTATTCTCAGAAGATAACTGGGAGTTTACAAGGGCTGCATGGTATGGTGGAGACGACTCAGGTATCGTATTGCCTAATGAGCAAGATCCAGAGATACCAGATCCTAACAATCCAAACCTTCCTTCTAATAAGAAAGAGTTTGAGTTCCTGTCTGCTACTATAACTAAGGGTAATATAACGGTTAAGTACAGTGATGAAGTTATAGGCAATGACTATAGCTATCAGTTCACTGGTCTTAAGACTAATAAGGTTGTTATCTCATGGGAAACAACTGGTGGTAAACTTACAGGAACTTCTGCTTATATCTTAGGAGTTAGATATCCTGATTATAAGGAGAATGGGACAGCTATCCAATATCCTATAGGACTAAGTACTCAAGCAGGACAAGAAGTTATCAATATGAAACCTAAAGAGCTTTTAACTCTTGAGCCAGACTCTGCTAAGAGAAAGTTAGCTCATATCATTCCAGTTAACTTCAGACCTGCTCCAAGTAGTACTACATACTTCCCTGGACCATATCCGTATCAGTATAATGAAGCTGATGGAGCAGTATATGGTGCTACAGGAAACCTTCCTGATAAGGTTAAAGACTATGCAGAGATTCCTGATGGGGTCACTATAAAGATAACGGTTAAAGTCACTATAGAATAAAAGATACAGAGTATACCCATTTGGGTATACTCTCTTATATTGTCTTTCTTAAGCTAACGGAGCAGTCATAGATACGATATCTACGTACATACCATTCTCAAGATACTTACGAGTTACAGTCTCACTGACCTGTTCAACTCTAATGACTTTAGAGTTGTTGATATACTCATCAAGCTTCTCATTTGTGTTCTCTGTACTCATTCTTCATCATCCCCAATATCTTCTTCATCTCAGAACAATAGTTTAGTTCATCACCATTGTCTTTTACTTCTCTTATATACACAGCGCAAGAGTTACACATATCAAAGTATTCACACTCTTTACACTCTGTTCTTATAGAGTAATACTTGGTTCTAAACTTATAGCGATTGTATTCATCTCTACAGATATCATACTTAGAAGAGATCTCATCTTTCTCTAAGTATGCTAAGTTAGGACAAGATACTATCTGACCATTAGTAGTTATAGTACTCATATTAGAGTAGCAGTATCTATCTAGATCACACATAGTCATAGGTAGTCCATTGAAGAATCTATGGAACTGCATAGAGTCATCCATTAGTATAAACTTACCATACTTTTGTATTAGCTCCAGATATCTAGAGAACAGTTTATATCTAGGATAGTAGGTCTTCTGTCTACCATAAGTGACTGCTTTGTTTATCTTGCAATCTACCTCTAATTCTAATGCTAATTCTATAGCTTTCTCTAAGTACTGTTCATTATCTTGGTCCACTACATAGATGAATGATGGTCTATATCCAATATACGACAAAAAAGAATCAGAAATCTCTCTAAACATCTCTTCATCGTATACGATATACTTACCTTCTCTTATATAACCCCTCTTACTCCCATATTGGAAAGAGGTTATAACTCCTACTTCTTTCTCATTGAATAAGCCTATCCATTTCTCTGGATGATTGTAGAAGTCTAATAGGTTGGTAGTAAACGACATAGGTACAAATCTCATCAGATCTGTTCTACACCACTCTAGTATATCGTAGTAGTATTGTGGATCCATCATCAATGGGTCTCCACCATTGATCACTATCATAGATAGCTTATCTCTAAATCTATTTAGTAGAGATATAGTCTCTTTAGATGATAGCATACTACGGGTCATATTAGATGCCGCACAGAACTTACATGCAAAATTGCATGCACTTGTTGGATTGATTACTACGTCCATATCATGGACACCAGCTATTCAAATGATCATATGCTTTATCCCTCGATTGGGGGTTTACATCTTCACTTCTATGATTGAATGGATGTGTGACCCTCTGGCTGTTAATATATGCAGCATTCTTCATCTCTTCTATCTGTCTAAGCTCATCAAGCTTCTTTATGATAATCTCGTTCTGATGAACTATCTTCTCGAGCATTATATCCTGATAATCTTTCATATTCTTTCTCCATCTATCTAAGATACCTATCTTTCCTATAATCAGTAGTCTTAGGAATAGGACGCATAAGGTACTCATTCCTACGACTCTTGATACCATTACCCACTTTACCAATCAAGGTTATGATCTTATAAAAAATATAAGCCAGTCCTAATACCATGAATAGGAATAGTGTAAGAAACACTATCCCTATGGCTTGTAAAAGCTCATTCAATCCCCTATGCCCTCTCTCTTCATAAAGTCTATAAATCTATCATGTGCTTGTCCTACAGTCTTGCTTATAACTGCATGCTTATCAAGCTTAGGAAGCTCTGTATTTACAAAAGATAAGAGCTCAGACTCTACCCCTTCATACTCTTCTTGTGATATAACCTGCTTATTGTATAGATCAACTGCAGTCATTACTCTATTTCTCATATAAGCATACTGTTTGACAAATGCATCCACTTTAACGCTTCTTCTGTAGCGTAATGTCGCCATAACTACTAACGTGATTGCTACTATAAACAGTATTACGAATATATAATCAATAAACGTCATTTAGAACACACCTTTCATTGTTAGGGAAGAATAAAATAGTGAGTAAGTATAGAGCTAATGCTCTATACTTATCATTGTCTTTACTTACGCTGCTGTTCTTTTTTAGCTTTTGCTTTGACCCATACTGGGCATGAGTTATATACTTTGATGGAATCATATCCTGCAACATATGTCTCCTCAGATTCATATATTGCTTTGCCTGTCTTATCCTCTCCAACCTTAACCGGGAACTTAACAATTCCAGGAGGTATAGGTTTTCTGATAAGAGATACATTGGAGGCTTCTCTACCTCCTAATGGAAGCTTTCTTCCAGTATGCATGTATGTATTGATAAACTCCTTAGACAAATCTATCATATTTCTAGCTTCTGTAGACTTTATCTCATAATTATCCATCAGATGACGTGCTTCTGTGGATCCGATACCAGTTGTATTTGAAATGATAGACGACATTGTTTCTCTAATGCACTCTGCTGGACAGAATGATCCTTCTACTCCATTAGGACCATATACGTCTACTCTGTACTGTCTATCATTAAGCATAGCCTTCATAACAGCTACTTCATCTTTTTGCGACTTAGTATCATATGTCATACCATCACTAGAATGGCGTGCGTCATTTATTTCTTTAATGAGCTCAGTGACAGTCACCATATCTTATTCTCCTAACGATTTAGATATTAAGGGTATGTCTCGCATGTCAATATTCATCAGTTTTAGAATCTGTGTTCTGCTTATCTAACCCAGATGGTTTGATGAATACTACGGGAAAAAGCTTCTTAACTCTCTTACAATTCTTATTTAAGAACTTTTCGAGGTCTTCCCGTGTCAACATACTGACCTCCTTAAGAAATTTAGTTTTCTCCACTTTATACCCTCCTAATTTGACCTTGTTCCCTTAAATTAAAGTAGTATAAAGTGTACTTTTTCAACAATCATTTCTTTTTTATCTTATCTAAACGTGAAGAATAGTCTATGAACTTCCTATCGTTGTTAGGATCTAATAGTACACCTCTAGCAGTATTGGCTATAGCACTTGATGATATGACTTTATCATGAACTTCATACATTTCATTTAGTACTCTATACTTGACTCTATGGTCATTGATCATATCACAGAGGAAGACGTCTATGTTAGACATAGCATCTCTAAAGTTGTTGAATGGTCCTATCTGTGTATCATGGATATCTTCTGTCTGATGGAAATGCCAGCATACTTGATCTGATATCAGACGTCTGCTTACCACTATAATGAGTGGACCACCACATACTTCATCATACTCATCATACATCATGATTCTATAATAGCTCTTAACGGTACTATCTCTAAGAAAGGCACTATTGGTAAGCTTATCTATTATAACTGTAGGAGCTGGATTTTCTGTTACATTTACTGGTGCATAAGTCCCGTGCAATACTTTGTTATCAATTGCTGATGCTAATAGTATATCTGGTGGTATTAATCTAGTATGAATCATCTCTAATCTCCCCTCTACTGCTTAAATTAGATTCATATTTATAGTATGCTGTTGTATACCATATTACTTGAATAGGGCTACATCCCTGTAACCTAGTATATTAGAGATAAAGGAGTTGAATTAGGTGGCAATTTTGCTCGATGAACTCACTCCGATGCGAATGTATCGTGGGAATTTCTTCTACCCAATCAATATGAATGATAGAATGAACAATAGCGTCATCTATCTCATGACACCTAATAGACAGTCGTCTATTGACGTAATGAACTACAAGCAATCATTCCAGGGTTGCAAGACCATGTTTAGGTCTTACTTTGTAGAGAAGAGTATTCAATTTATAATCAATAGGTTAGCAGTATCTGAGGGTACAAGTAATAGCCCTCTTACATATGACATCAATGGCATTCAGTATGATTATACCCATCCTATACTAGAGGCCCTTGATGTAACAGATCAAAATCCTGTAAGTATTAATGATACCAATATCTCGTTCAATACTGAAGATAGATCATCTAGAATCTTCTTCCCAGAGTCTGTAGAAGATATATTAGATGAGTCTATGACTAGAACTAGATTTGGTTCTTATAACTTCGATATGATCTTCAAGAATATACTCTTCTCTCATCGTATGAGAAATCAGCAAGAGTGTATGCAGTTATACAGAGAGATCAGATCCCAAGTTCCATACCTCATGTTTACGTTTAGTGAGTTCAAGCTGTATAAGAACAGAAACATGTTCTACGACTGGTCTTACTATACGGAACCATTCTTCAAGAATCTCCCAAGTGGATATACAGCAGAACGTGGTATAGACCTTCTGTTTGCATATATGAATAGATTCTTAGAAGATAGACGGTTTGATTCTTATACTAAGAAGACTATTGTTGTTCCAGTACATGATTGGGCTAATGGGATAAATAACCCATTAGATTATACAGAGTCTATCAATCCACTCTCTATGATCTATAGATCTCTTAGAAATCGTCCTGAGATGATTAGAGATCAATGGGGCAAGTATCTGTTCTTGTTCATGGGTAAGGATATCTACTTCACTATGAACTTTGCTAACTTTGATTATGCAAAGGATTATGGTAAGTTTACTTCTGTTCTTAGACGTATGCTTGCTAATGATGTATCAGAAGTAGAACCTGTTGATCAAGACAGCAGATCTGGTATCATGATTCAGTTATCAGACATGCTTGCAGATAGAGGAGAGATTCAGCTTACTAACCTTACTGGTGGTACTAGAACTCTTACTAAATCTGATTTGGAGAATATGGGTCTATTGAAGAACCCAGATGTGTCTGATGATGTAGAAGTAAAGAAGGCTGCTCTAGTATCTAAGATGCAAGATGTGGTTGATAAGTCTGTAGACGCCAAAGAAGCTGAAAAGAATCTTCTTAGTGATGAAGATCCAGATGAAGCAGATTGGATTAAGAATGTCTTGATGGATATCGAGGAGAATGATGGTGGAGTTAAGATGTCCGCTGCTAGAGTTGCTCGTATGGAGCAGTCTAGAAAAGATATCTTGAATAAAGAGGTCAAGGGCAAGAGCGTTGCATCTCTGATCAATGACTTCAAGACTATTAAGTCCCTAGCTCCTGTGAAAGTTCCTGTAGATTCTATTGATGAGTCATGGAATGATATCAAGTTTGCTAGCTTCAATAAAGACTACCACATGACTCCTGATATCGTAGCGATGTTCCATCACTTTACTACAGTAACTCATCCAATGAACATGGTCTCTATAGACTCAGAGAATACATCTACCTCTGAAGACTACAAAGAGACATGGACCGTTCAATATGAAGATGCAGAAACTGGTAAGCGTCAGACAATCAAGGTTGATATACCAATACTGATTGGTGATAGATTCATGAAGCTTAGAGGTAATGAGAAGGTTCTCATTGGTCAGCTTATGCTTCTTCCTATTATTAAGACTGCTGATGATGTAGTTCAGATGGTATCTAACTACAACAAGATCTTCATAAGAAGAAAGTCTCCATCTGGATTTGGCAAGTCTTCTCCTATCATCAATAAACTTATCAAAGCTCTTGATAAGTATGATGGCAAAGATATGAAGATCATGCCTGGTGATAATACCAAGGTTAACGTCAAGTATAGCCTTCCTGTAGAGTTCATAGATATCTCTGCTCTCTACTCTCGTATTATCTTCAAGGATAAATCTTATATCTCATTCAATGTAGATGATCTTAAGAAGCTTCCTATAGACAAATCTGTTCTCCCTAAGGATAAGCAGAAGCTGTCTGATGAGAATATAGATAAACTCTATCTATCGGTATACGTAAATAGTGACGGAAAGAGAGTTCCCATTGTAGATAGTGTATCCTTTGGCGAATATCTTATCAACAAGATTCTCAGTAAGCTTGATAAAGACAATGGTACTTTTGAGAAGCTTTATAGAGAGACCGCTATTGCTAAGAGACTTATGTATTCAGAAGCTTCTATCATGAATACTACGATTCCTGTAGTAGTTGTACTGTCTTACAACATTGGACTACAGAAGCTGTTGAATAAGATCAACGTCAAGTATTCTTTCTCTGAGAAGAAACCTGCTACAGATAAAGATACTTCTGTTACATATATCAAGTTCAATGATGGATATCTCTCTTGGACAGAGACTACTACAGAACAGAATATGCTGTTGAATGGTTTGATGGAATGTGACTTTACAGACTTCTCTATTAGAGAGATTAATGGTAAAGATATGTGGTTATCTGTATTAGATGACTTTGGTGGAAGAATCAAAGCAGATGGTTTGGATAACTTCTATGATCTCATGTTTGATCCTATCACTAAGGAGATCTGTAATACTCTCAAGATTCCTGATAACTATGTGGATGGAATGCTGTATGCTAATAAGCTTCTTATAGATAACAAGTTCAATAAGCATACTGATATCAGTGGTAATAGACTTAGAACCAATGAGGTTATTGTTGGTCACTTGTACATGGTTCTTGCTAAAGCCTATGGTGCTTATAGAAACATGGTTAAGAGAAACAAGGGATCTGCTGGATTCTCTTGTAAACAGTCAGCAGTTATTGATTCTATCTTGAACCATGACCAAACTTCCTCTGATCTCTCTACACTGAATCCACTGTTAGAAGCAGAGGCTGCATCTAAGGTTACATTCAAGGGTTTATCAGGTATGAACTCTGATAGAGCATTCTCTCTTGATAAGCGTACTTATGATGAGTCAATGCTTGGTGTATTGGGTCTTAGTACAGGTTTTGCTAGTACTGTTGGTATCAACCGTCAGACCACTATCAACGCTAACGTACTTAACCATAGAGGTTTCATTGGAAAAGTAGATACTAAAAAGTTAAATAATACTAAGACTTTCACTATGATGGAAGCTATCTCTCCATTGGCTGTAAATCATGATGATCCAATGAGAACATGTATGGCATTTACACAGACAGTGCAGCATCAGATGATGGTTAAGAAGTCTATGCCTAACTTGGTTACTAATGGGGCAGATGAGGCTCTTCCATATCTCACTTCTGATAAGTTCGCCCATAAGTTTAAGTCTGAGACAGGAACTGTTGTAGAAGTTACTGAAGACTATATGATCACTAGAGATACCAAGACTGGTGAGTGTGACTATATAGATCTTAGAGAAACCATACAGAAGAACTCAGATGGTGGGTTCTATGTCACTACTAAACTTGATCCTATCGTAAAGAAAGGGGATAAGCTTAGACGGGGACAGATTATAGCGTATAATAAAGCGTGCTATTCCAATGCTGCAGGGGCTAAGTCTAAAGACAATATCTCTTACAATATCGGAACTCTTGCTAAAGTTGCTATAATGGAAACAGACTTAGGATATGAAGACTCTTGTGTTGTAGACCATACTATCTCAGAAGCTATGATGTCTGAGGTTGTAGTAATGAAGGATGTATCCCTCTCTAAGAATACAAACGTCTATAACGTACTTAAAGTAGGAACTGTAGTACAAGAAGGGGACCCACTTCTCATATTCCAAGACGCTTTTGATGAGAAAGAGGCAAATGAGCTTCTCCAATCACTCGCACAAGATAATGATATGCTCTCTGATCTTGGTAGAAAACAGATTCATGCTAAAGTGAGTGGAGTTATTCAAGATATCAAGATCTATCGTACTTGTGAACTTGACGTATTATCTCCTACCTTGAAAAAGGTATGTAAGGAATACGATGCTAAGATTGATAAGTATAAGAAGGTCATGTCTAACTACAAGATAGACAAACAGTATACTCTCGAATCTACAGGTAAGCTTGCTCAAGAAGGTAAACTTAAGGGATTAGATGGTGTACGTATTGAATTCTATATCAAAGTAGAAGATAAGTTTGGTATCGGGGATAAGCTTGTATTTGGACAAGCGCTTAAAGGAGTTAACTCTTATATCATTCAAGAAGGAGAAGAGTCTACTAGTGAATATAGACCCAATGAACATGTGAATGCTTTTCTTACCATTGGTGGTGTTATGGGTCGTATGGTTGCTTCTTCTCAGTCTATTGGATTGATGAACAAACTCCTTATAGAGCTTGCTAGACAATCACAAGAAGATCTGGGTATCAAATGGAGACCAATGCAAGATATACTAACGGATAAGAACTAAAAAAAAATAAAGAGGATGGGATAAACTCCCATCCTCATATCTTGTTCATTTTTTGACCATATAGAATTTCAAAACACCTACGTTTATGACACTCAACAGATTTATAGATCTTTCAAGATGTATAAGTACTAGTGTGATTCGTTAGTTTACATTATAGAGTTTAGCATTAAAGCTGTAACACTTTTTCTTATTATAGACAATATAACACATGTGAGTTACATTCATTCCTTGCTATAGAGATACCATATGTTATTGTTATTGATAACAATTTCGCGTCTTATAGAGATTGGAGGGGAATCATTGTTTCATTTGTGGCTCGTTATAGGAGTACCATATATCAGTGATAACATTTGCGTATTTTATAGAGCTTGGTACTATAAGGTTTTTACGCTATCGAGTAGGTTATAGAAGTAAAAATTTATAGGCTATCAATTTATTTATGTTATAGGGTTATCAGAATACTTAGATTACATTTGCACTCTGCAATAGATGTCTTGACATACAATCATCAATAATGAGCATCTGATAGATTTTGTTCTTTTTGATTATAGTAAATTGTTGTATTTTATAGATGTGGTCTATGGTTAGTTGCAATCAGTTATGAGCTTCTTATAGAGGTTTCAATTTATAATGTAAAGATACATTCTCTTCTATTATAGATCTACTATAACTTTGGAAAGATACATTAATCTCTCTATATAGACTTTGATGAATGTTTAATATACATTAGTACAATTTATAGATGTTATAGGATAAAATTGGTCTCTTAGTTAGAGACTAAAGGTGTTATATTATGATCATTACACCATGTTATAGAAATTCAAACTTTCTTGTGTTCATTTGTATTTAATATAGAGCTAATTTAATATAGCATGCAACCATTCAGAGCTAATATAGGTATTAGGTAAATCGAGGGTTAATACAGTTTACACCACTATAGAAGTTTTAAACATTTAGGGATACATTTTCTTGAGTAATTATAGATCTCTTGATTTTTGTCCATACATTATTTTATTTTATAGAAGTTGCGTAATCGGTATAGTTATATTTTCTTATCTCTACTATTTCTATAGTATATAACTCTATTCGTCCTTAGCGTATACCGTTATCTTACCACCACGTTCTCTTACAATATCTCCTAAGTTTGTATGGATGGTATAAGTATCATCAAGTGTAGTAGTAATATCTACTTGAGTTAAGTACTGAGGGAGCATATGAGAAGAGAGTTTATCTACAAGATCTGAATGGGAGATTTCTTCATCATTATAGGTACAAGATTCTACTTCAATCTTCTCATAATCTGCAGGGAAGAATCTCTTGATAGAATTGCTTACTATATCAAACTCATTAGTTGGTTCATCTTCACCGTGTTCTATTCTCTCTTCCACTATAGCATCTCTGATAGCCTCTTGTGCTTTCTCATCATTTAACGTATCTAAGAGATATGAGTAGAGTGTATATAGAGAGGTAATGATCATAGACTTCTGTATATACTCAAGCTTATTCTTTTCTGCATCTTCTTTGGTTATAGTAAGAATAGCCTGTTCATTCATAAGTTTAAGCCTATATGTAGCAGGATCTACTATACCTTGATCTATCCCATCATTTAACCGTTCTTTAAAGTCGTCCAATGTAGAGTAGTAGATATCATCTAGATTCTCTATAGCTTTGGAGTAATTGCTTATCTTCATGAGATTACCATCCGCTCCCATGATATATACTATAAGCTCTTCTCCTGCTAGTTCTGCTACTTCTTTGAACTCCTCAATATCTTCCAATGATGGGATCTTATTACCAAATCTAAACATGTAGTCACAGTCTCTGCTAGACTGCTCTGCAAACAATCTATCAGAGTCTTTATATAACGATACCGGCATGATGACAAGGTTCTTGATCTTCTTAGACATAACTGGTTTACCCCTCTCAATATCTTATAATTTATATAGACGTCTCATACGTCATACTATACTAACCCATCTATAGTATTGGATCACATTAAGATAATACTATATAGATGGGAGGGCAATACAATGCCTAACACTCAAACAGATGATCTGTTGTTAGACTGTACTCTAGAAGTAGTATCAGAATCTTATGCTAAAGATGATCTACTAGCTGCTGAGTTAGAGTATATCAAACAACAGAATCAAGATATGGATATAGATGCTACTTTAGATATAGCATCTGAGAACTATATTGGAGATATAGACAGCACCCTTACTGTCGGAAGTAATAGATATAATGTGGGTAAGTTTATACTAGACTGCTCCATCAAAGTACTACAACCATATGATCCATTACAGTATCAAGGATACATAACAGCATTCATGGATCTCGCTAAGGATATATCTAGTACAGATCTCCCTGCTGATGTATCTATCTTTGGTACCGATATTCATAAAGACTTCCTATGCTCATTCAGTACAAGGTTGCTTGAATGGAATGAAGATATCCATGGATATATCTATCTAAAGAAACCTGATGATACAGTATACAATCTGTTAGATGTATCTATGGAATACTTCGATAGAGAGAATCTATTTGAAGATATCCCATGTTCTCTAACAGTACCTGAACAGATACTAATGGAGTTTGATGCTACTACAGCTCTTAAGAGAGAATCTATTAGATACGATATCCTTATGGGTTCTAGTATAATGGATCAATCCTCTCTTGGAGAAGATATCGTACATGGTACTGTATACGTATTCCCAGATCCTGTAAACGATGTAATCATTGATGCAGGAATGAGATATGAGAAGAATAATTCAGTTATAGATCTGGATTCATTCATGTATCTGGAAACCAGTCTGTCTAGAGTAGAGATACCATGTCAGATAAAGGTTAAGTCTCGTAAGTTCATCTATTCACTATATTCTCATATGAGAGTAGTTCCTGGAGTCAATAAAGACATTCCTTGTACGCTCACCGTATTCAATGATCAGATATGGGATATTGCTGGTAATCTTGATATTGGACTTGAAAGAGTAGACCATGATCTCTTCCCACAAGTAGATCTCGAGTTAATGCCTTATGAAATCCATGATATAGATGCTACTTTAGATATAGAACGTATAGATACTAGAAAAGAAGTAGTCCTCTCAATGTTTGTGGTAGATCCTATCAATACAGATATTGAATGTACTATGGAGGTATTCACTCCGTACACTTATCTTCTCGAAGATATACCATGTTCTCTCAATGTAGGAAACCCAGAGTTTGTTGATATTCTTGATATGATGATCAACGTAGAGGGAGCTCTTACTATAAACAATGAGATTACATGTAGACTCGAAGTACTTAATGAACTTATGCCTGCAAGAGTTGGTATCTTTGTAGATCCTCTGTGGGAATATGACCCATACGTACTCAAATCTAGTATAGCAACCTTCTTGGATAGAATCTCTACAAAGAATGAGCTTAAAGTCATCTTTGGTGGGAATCCTAGATCCAATTGGGATATTCAGCACTTCTGTGATATCTTCGGAGTAAGAAGAGAGAATCAGTTAGAAGTATTGATGGACTTCTGTCCTGCTCTACCAATGGCTAACCAAGAGGCTATGCATAGATTTATCCAAGCTATGTGTACTTTCACCAAGGAAGAGTATGAAGAGCATCCATATATTGATAAGGTCTTTATCTTTACCAATATGCCTCATACCCATAGATCTACCATGCTTGTACCTCTGTTAGAGTTCTGCTATATGTATAGAATCCCTGCTACATGTATTACATCATCAGGAGACTTTATAGATACAACTTTGGCTACTCAGACAGGATACAATAGGGTAGAATACTTTGATCCTACGAAAAAGCATATGTATTGGTTCTGGGGAGATCATGGAGAGTTCTCCAAGCATAGATCAATATTCAATACAGACTCTATAGTGATTCCTAGAAAAGACTAATCAAAGAATATGGGGATAGGGATAAACTCCCTATCCCTTATCTTGTCGGTAGTTATATATTATATCTATAGAGAAGTCTGTTTAAAGAGGATTAAAAGAAGAAAGGGTTGTGTTGAAAATGATATTCAAATTTGATTATGGTAGTAAGACTCTTGAGGATGATATCAAGGAGTATTATACGTATGCTGCAGCTAATGCATGTGTTACCATTCCAGAGATTGCTGGCAATGCTGCATATGAGAAGTATGCGGTCAGCAAAGATACTGACTACTTATGGGATAATGATGGAGAATTGGGCAAATGGTCTGCTCTCTATAATGATCTTATCCTAGAGAGATTAAACATGCTTGATGGATATGATAGTATGCTCAAAGTTGAGTCACTGTATAAGGATGATATCCTTATCACATCTGGTAATATACGTAGACTTGGAGCAAATACATCTCAGGTTATCTATCCAATTATCGTCAAATCGGTAAAAGAGGTACACTACAACAATGGGGAACCCTATGTAGATTATATATCTAAGAAGATCTTCCATGTTGGGTATACTATCACAAAGACTACTGATTCAAAAATATATATGGATATTGAGTTCTTTGATAGCTATATTAACGATAACATTCAGCTTATCAAGCTTAAGGAGGATGCACTAAGGATAACATTTGATTACAAGTCTATTCCTATCCATGATCTCTCTGATATGGATTGTGAGATATCTGATGCCTATATGGTAACAAATGAGTCATTCTCCAGGGTTAATAAGTACATTGACTGGTGTCTGACCAACAATGAGGATTTGAGAGAAACTATCATCAACAGAACAGGGATATTTGGAGATATGCAGGATTCAGATATTGAGGACAATGATGAAGTGTATTATCCTAGCATAGATGATACTGCATCAACTATTACAGCATTAGCTATCATGCATATGAATGTATCACTTTCCTATGATGATGACGCTTATAGGCCATTCTGTAAAGAGCTGGATAAATATCAGATTGATCATCTATCAAAGCGTAGGAATAGACTGAATGAGGAGAGTAATACCTCTAAGTAACCCATATAAGTAGACTGTTTATACCCATGGAGTGTTATCTCCATGGGTTTATTTTTCTAGAAAATCCCAATTCTCAAAAACCATAAAAAATAAATTTAGGCCCTCATGCCCCAATCCTGACAATCCACATTAGAAAAATGCCATTTTTTAAGGGGTAAACTTTTTTTCGATGATATACGATAGTAAAAAAGTTTACTTCATCTATCGATGAATCAAACTTGTTTTAGTCACTACGTGACACACATCGAAGATGTGTCTGTCACTGTGACCGACTGCTATCCTCTAGCAGATCTCTATGCCTTTGGCATGAGATCCTTGCATGAGGAGTAGCAAGCCGCTATGAGAACCCTAAAGGTTCATCATAGTCGACTATGTCGCTACCGTATATCAATGATATAGCCTTCGAGTCTCATCTCTGATGATGAGTCAGTAAACTCTGACTCATTCATCTTCGTAGATGTAAATCTACTTAGATGATCTTCAGAAATGTCTCTCAGGTATATCAATGATATACTAGATTTTTTCGCACTAAAGTGCGATTAGGGGTTTCCAACCCCTATAACCCTAATATGCTTCGCATATTTCCAGGAGTCGAACGGATAATAATGATAAGGTTCTTATATCCAGAATATCACTCTCTGCTACCCACATCCCCTACCGGGGAGTGGGAAGGTTAACCCCATCAATGTATTTCTATACCTATGAATATCTTATATCCCAGAGAGTGTTCTCCTGAGATATTACTTATCAGATCTTATCCTGATCCCAGGATTATTCTGGTATATATTCTCTGTCCCCTCTTCCTGGATGGGGTTAACCCTCTCATATTATCCTACACCTATTGGGAACCACGGGTGTAACTCATCCAGTGTACTACAGTGAGAGGTTATTGCGCGAGTTTGACTTTTTGACTAATTACCCAAAGAGTTATATATTATAACTATAGAAACCACAAGAACGTCTATAACAAAAAAGGAGTATAATATCATGAAAAAAGAACAGTTTGAGGATTACAAGAGTTCAATACTCGCTGTAGCAAACACTATAGCAAACTTTAGACTTAGTGAGTATCTAAAGGACACAGACTCTCCTACAGATATTACTAAGATACTAGATAGGTGTATTGATGATATCGCAGAAAAGGATACTGGGTTTGTAAAAGGGAGTAGGTTCTATAACTTCGTTAGGAGCTATATCTTGAATTTGATCTATATAGATATCAAATTCGATATGGATGGGATAACGTATTGTATATCAGCTCCAATAGTGTATGATACCAATAATCCGAATAAAAAGATTCTATACAGCTGCTATATCACACGTCGTATAGATAAGAGGACCAATACTGTCGATAGCGTTATTATTGCTCCCATTATGGGATTTAAGAATGCTGACGCTGGTATTGGTAAAGTGTTGACAACAGAGAAGATGTATCTATACAATATAAGCAAGTATAATCTTGATACTCTTTATATCGCTATCAAGGATGCTATCAAAGCTACCATTGTAAACAAGATGGAACTGATATTAGATAACTCATTTGATATCTCCAATATCGACAAAGCATTATCTGATATGACTATGCTTACTACTCTCGCATATATGAAAGTAGTAATACCGAGTGAGAACTATGCTGAGTTTATACAACTAGAAGAGGAAGATAGTAAAGTATATGATATTACTGATATCAATAACATCATCTTCAATATCAATGCTATACTCTATAGTATAGGAACCAAGGATAAGGCTAAGTTATCTAAGATTCTTGGCAAGATATCCGATATTCTCAAGGAAGAGAGCAAAAATAATTAGAATATCAAAATAACTACACATTTTGTATTCTAATTTAAGGGAGCAAGCCTGATTTAGGCTTACTCTTTTTTGTAATTAGACGATTTAAACACATTTATTTGTAAGGATACTGGTATATCTCTTATATTGCGTATATGAGAAGAATACTAGTATATCATCATTCTATGGATTCTTTTTTCTATTCAACAACTACACAGGAAGTTATATACTATATCATAGAAGAGAGATGTAATCATAATAGTCATGAGAGGAGACTAAATAACATGAAGAATGAAGTATATGATCTGATACAGAAAACAGATGAGTTTAAACACATGGTGATAGATATCTTACATGAGATCAAATATGAGAGATCTCGTGATGGAGAAGAGGTATTCAATAGTAAGATAACCGAATATGCAGACTATCCTGCATTCAATATATACTCTGACCATGCAGATGATATGATTGCAGTAGATGAGTTCAGTTGTATGGATGGAAAGAATGACCACATATTCATATCAAACTTTGAGACCAATCTCTTGATAAGCAAGAACAAATCATCAAATCTCAGTAGTATCTCTTATCTTGTAAGAGTAGAGGATATCATAGATGAAGCTGGAGTGGATATCAACATGATCCTCACCCTACAGTATAATGATGATCATGCTATACAGATATCAATGCCTGTAGTCAATATAAACCAATACAGTGAGGAAGATAACTTCTATATAGCGTTTGATGGTATTAGAACAGCTATCAGTACTGCTGTATATGGCAACTATCATCACATTGATGATGAGATCGTACAGGCTTTCTATGATAATAAACAGGAAGTATCTATGGAAGATATCATAGATAAGATGTCTCTCTTAGCACTCTTGCATTATTCTGCATCAATAGTGTACCACTATGATGAAGAATTCATTAAAGAGTTCATGATGATAGGGAAAGAATAACCAAAAATCCATCCATAGAGTACCCAACTCTATGGATTCTTTTTTTGTCTAAAATCACAGATTTTTCAAAATCTCAAAAACAGTAAAAAATAAATTTAGGCCCTCATGCTTGAATCCTGACAATCCACATTAGAAAAACACCATTTTTTCAATGGTAAACTTTTTTTCGATGATATACGATAGTAAAAAAGTTTACTTCATCTATCGATGAATCAAACTTGTTTTAGGTATCCTTCGTATACCCTCATCTAAAGATGAGTCTATACTTGTATACCCGACTGCTATCCTCTAGCAGATCTCTATGCCAAAGGCAATAGAGATCGTTAGCAAGAGGACTAGCAAGCCGCTATGAGTGAGACTCAAATCGTCTCACATCATAGTCGACTATGTCGCTACCGTATATCACTTGATACATCCTTCGACTTTCATCTCTGAAGATTCAGATCTTTACAGATTCAATCTGTAAAGAAAGTCTTCATAGATGTATCTCCGAAGTATCAGTGATATACTATAATTTTTCGCACTAAAGTGCGATTAGGGGTTTTCAACCCCTATAACCCCGATTTAAGATCTTCCTCTGTACCAGTAAAGATCAGTAGTTGTTCTCTGGGAGATATATCCAGTATACCTCTCCTCTGCTTTCATCCCTACGGGATGAGGGTGTCCTCAATGCTCTATCTATTCCAGTTATACTTCGGATAGCGGTATATTTTCTGTTATACTGAGATATTGTTCTATTGTCTCTATTTCTGGGTATTGGTTCCTGTCTCTCCTCCTGGATAGGGTTAACCCTCACATGTTACTCTACACCTATGGGGAACCACGGGTACAGAGTCTCCAGTGTATTACAATGAGAGGTTATTGCGCGAGTTTGACTTTTTGACCTTTTAGAGAAAATATGATGAATATTACCCCATTAGGAGTAAGATAGAGAACTGGGATATAGTTATATACTATAATCATGAAAGGAGTTTTGATATTATGGAAACTACAAACAAGAAGAGTACATTCTATGATGCAGTATATGAGACTACAGAGCTATTATTGGATTTTCAGAAGGCTCAACGTCGTACTATCGATAGAGAGGAACCAACTACTATTAGGGAGAAGATTGAATGGTATATGACGGACTGTGATCAGTATACACTAACTCTTGATGATATTGGTACCAGGTATGATTGTACAAAGTATACCAATCTTATCAAGCGGTATATGGGACAACTCACGTCTACTTGGGCTAAACAAGAGGCTGGTCGTAGCGTGTGTAAGTTCTATGCTGATATGGGAAAGATAGACCGGCCTATCATTACAATAGACCACATCTATATTGACAGAGTATCATTTGGTAGCAACATCGAGTTCTTGAATGATGGTACTATAATTATCAAGGTATTCATGGATGTCGTTCATTCACTCAAGATATATCGATTTAATCTTGCTAATATCCGTATAGACGATATCAATAGCTCTAGTTATGACACAGTATACTGTAGCTTGTTCGATATGGTTATTGCATCTCTTAGAAACGTAAGTGGTAAGGATGTATATGCGGAATCTATTGATACAACTGCCAATATTATCAGTAGGATTGTCATAGCTAAGTTCTTAACCCTCATTGTAGGAAAGAAAAATGGAGATTCTATTCTCTATAGATTCGTCTATGGTGGTATAAAGTTTACTATAGATGAATCCTCATCTTATCCAATCACTATCACAGTCAAGTCATCCAAATATGAGACCGTAATAGAAGAGGTTGAAGATAAAGAAGCTCTACATAAACTGAGTGCTTCTAGAGATCTCGATATCATATCGGATATCTCTTGTCTTGGTAAGGCTGAGAAGAATAGGATTGATGACAGGATGCCTAATGATCTATATATTTCCAATATGAGTAGTATCATAAAGGGAATCAAGTATAGAGCTTCACTCTATCCTGAGCTGAATAGTGAGTATTGCAAGGTTATTGCCAAGAATGTCAATGAGCTTGCCGCAGTTGCGGCTGCAACCATGGTAATTGGAAGCGAAGGTATCGATAAGAAAAAGGAACTATCATTTCAGGTTGATATCAAAGATATCTATGGGAATACAGAACCAGTAACCATCTCTATCTTTATAGAGGATAATGGTTATATGGTATCCTATACCAATAGTGATATCATCAAAGGTAGATATTTTATACCATTTGTAAGTTCTGCTTACTATTGTAAGATGTTCCAGGATGGATACTACTCAGTATTCAGTAAAGTGGATGATATGAAGGAGTCTATCTACTATCAATCTAAAGATATCGATATCGATCATTTCAACTTCATCAAGAAGAAGCTTCAGGCTCCTATTGTGAAAACAGGTACTAAGATAGATGAAGCCTATATGATGAGGAAACCACTTATAAGTGCTGCTGTATATGTAACACTTGCATGTATTAACCTCATATCGCATAATGATCGTAAGATTATTGTGATCGATAGCGATTTACTGCGTTAATCGGATTCTAATTCAAGGGAGTAAGCCTAAATCAGGCTTACTCTTTTTTGTAATTAAGAGATTTATACGCTTAAGTGTGAATAGACACTGGTATGACGTTTAAAATGCTTATATGAAAGGAGTTTTAAAAATATGGATAAAAACAAAGAACTCGAAGTTATAGAAGATATGACTGACTATATACGAGCCAAAGGTATATTTGTCAAGTCTAAGAAAGATATGACAGATATAAGCAATCTTCTATTTGGTACATTCTGTGAATGTAAGACTGAGTACACGTTCAATGTATTGAAGCATTGTAATGACTTTGTGAAGAGCGTTGTGTTCAATAGACTTCCTGAGGTTGCTAAAACTTCAGAGATCAATAACAATGAGAACCAGTATATCATGTTGGACAATGTATTCAACCCATCATTCAACAGCGAGTTTGGTGGTGGATTGATGGATGATCTCAATACACTCAACAAGTTTCCCAATATCTATTCAGACAGCTTCATTCTTATGGAGATAAGGTTGGTTAACGCAGATAAACCAAAAGATCTTACTAGAATAGAATATAGATTCTTGGTATTGGATTCGGATATAACAAAGCGTAGTATAGATCTCACTCTGTATGATAACGAGAAGTGGAATAAGATCTTTCTATCTAAACAACCAATCAAAGATACCAAAGGATACTTCAAGTCTTATATGGAGCATATTCGAGAGACAGTAGAATCATCTGATATCAAGAATATACTGTTTGAAAGATATGATCCATTGGAAGAGGATGAAGATCAAATGATAGAAGACTTCTCATATCTCTTATTATGCATCTTCTGTGCATATGTGTCTGTAATTATAAGGACTAGTGAGACATATAAGATTCCTCTCTGTAGAGAAGAAGACTGATATATTCAGCTTCCGTTTTCTAATGATTCTGAGATTATATACTATATGAATGGAGTATGTGTGTTAGTAGTATACTCCAAGAGTGTAGTGTTATCGTCTTAAAGAAGAAAGTGAGGAGTTTATCCATGGACGGTTATATGCAGGCAGCAAAGAAGATGTTGGTTCTCATCGACAAGTTTGACAAAGAGGATTTGACAGACGATGACAAGATGAGGGAATTGGACAACAAGCTTAGAGAGATCTATTCGAACAAGAAGTCTCTATATGCTGATACCATTCTGCATAACTATGTGCAGATCATGGAGGTCATGCAGGCTACAGAAGAGCAGACAAAGTTGCTCTTCTCCGAGAAGTTCAATATCAATGGGTTTGCATACTACGAAGATGAATACTATAAGGTCATTGACAAACTCATTGAGCTTGGCGAGATGGATACATTCCATATGAATCTCGAGATAGCATGTTGGCACAGCAATGAGACCCACACAGATTTTGAGTGGACTATTGACTACACCACATATCTTGAAGACGGAGTTGAGGATACAGACTCCTTGACAGATGATTCGTATTTGGTCAATGTGATTTCCAAGAATCAACCCATCTCTTCTAATGCAGCATTTAGAGAGATCGACTTCATTCTCGATGTGATCAACCATTCTCCGAATCTGATCAATGTGATCAAGACTCGCTTCGTAAAGAAAGAAGAATACAGTGACAAGGTATTGAATATCCTTGCAGTGCGAATCTTCTATTTGTTCCACATCATTGCAACTCTTGTTGTATATGGGGCTACAACAGACGCTACGAAGATTCTGGAGTTCCCGGTTGCCGCTATCGAGAACAAGTATATCTATGAGACTGAGGGTTGATCCCTCGCTATAGGTATACATAGAGTGCTGGTCATACATACCAGCACTTATTTTTTATGGAAAGCGAGTTGTACAGAGTATGTATCTGATCAATGCTATAGGGATCAGGTTTGATCTATCATATGAGAAGGTAGATGATAAAACTACCAATGTTAGATTATCCATCAAGGCGTTCAACAACTCTATATCTAACAAAGACTTAGATGAAGAGTTGTATAACAATATCAAAGACTTTTCTTTTGATGACAATGTATCATCTCATATATCATTGCTATCCACTTCTATGAAAGGTTTGTACGATAGCTGTATTAAAGGATTGAAAGGGTTTTCTGGATTAGAAAAATCAGAAGCTTCAAAAGTATTCTTCTTTAGGGAGATAAATAGACTGACTTCTGCATTCTTTGTCAACGATATACTTTCTCTTACAGATAAAGGTGCACTATCTGCAATCACTTTGTTTACTACTGGAAACAGGGGTTGTTCTGTATATGGAACACTACCTGTATCAATAAAGGTATATGCAAGTGATAATAGCATAAATACAGGGATAACATGTATCCATCCAGATATAAATGGTCTTGTACTAGTAGATTACTCTCATAGCAAGAAACTTACAAAGCATAAGAAAGATATGACTGCATACACTGCTAAGTATCCAGAAGCTTTTATTAAGTCTATCAGTGCAGTTTCTAGATCTGTTCTTACTATGCTAAATACTGTAGATCTTCCAGTAAACCTAGTACTAAAACAAGCAAGTGATTTAAGGAGACATATATGCTCAAACATAGACGAAACATATGAGCAGTGTAAAGTATAAGAATCAATAGAATATAAGGTAAGGAGATTATCCCTCCTTACCATCTTTTTTTTTCTATATGGGAGTGAGCAGCTATGTTTATATCCGAATCTATTAAGAATATGGCCAATAGCATTTGGTCTACATCTAATGCACAAAAGGACGATAAGAAGACTCCAATCTGGATGAACAAGATCTTGACCCTGTTTGCATCTACAAGAGAAGAACAGACTAAGATTGAAAACGTATTCTCTGAGAATGCCAATCCAGAAGAACAGTATAACTTATATCATAATGATCTTAGGCTCAATGCTACAGGCAGATCAAACTTCACTGCTATAGACTCCAATAAGGGAGAAGTAGAGTTAAACTCATACTACCTTATAGCATATATTGGTACAGTTAGAGAGGATATGAAGTCTGTACTTCTTAACTTGAGATACACGGCATCATTGGAACCAAATGGAGAATATAGTACCTCAATCCTTATGGATATATCCAAGTCTTCCTCTATAAGCCCATTGAAAGAGAATGTCATCACTGATACATATATTGTACCATATCACCCAGAGGTTGGTGCAGATAGTCTTGTTCTTAAGAGTGATCTTATGAAGTATATCACCAATGATCTCATTCCTCTTCTTATAAAGCATGAGGTAATCTCAGTAGATGATTATGCTGAGATTGTCTCTACTTCTAATAAACTCTATAACACAATAAAGATGTTCCTCAAGTCTATAGACAAAGATGGTTCGTTTATAACACAAGGGGAAGTAGAATATGATAGAACCAAATAGGATAGATATATCCTTCAAAGTTCTCTTTGACTATACTAATACGAGGTTTATGCTAAAGGCCTTCTTACGTCATATGGGCAAACTCTATGTGTATAAGAAGCACTATGTTGTACCATTGTCAGATTGTATAGGGTCTCCTATGATATCTAAGATAGGACTTAGAAAGTTTGTCCATGAATTGAAGAGAGACATGTCTAAACCATTTGGTCAAGAAGTCTTATCTTTGAAGATGGATTATGACAAGATATACAACTACATTGAGACTGCTAGACTAAACACAGTACTTCATATGAATATACCGATGGAAGATAACGAGGTGTAAGGGAATGAACTTACTGAACAAGATACTTGGCAAACCAAGTGATGAAAACAAGATAGAGAAGAGTAAGATTGTTAAATCTAATAATAAGAGATCAATAAATATCTTCGATAATGTACAAGTTACCATCATCGATGTATCTCCGAACTTGTACTTGGTCCATAGAGCTGCTAGAATCTGTGTAAACAAGCCTATTGATAATACATTAGAAGAGCGTAAGAAGTATATCAAGAGATTGGCTGCTATGGGGCATGAGTCTCCATTAGAGCATTCTAATATTGTAGCAGTTGTAAGTGTAACCAGAGAATATATCGAGTCACTCCTGTCTATACTTGAACAGGCTAAGTATGTAAATACATACCTCTCTACCACTATTCAAGATGGAAGAACACATCTTCTCATTGGTGGATCTATCAGAGGATTCATTCATCTTGTAAGAGAGTTTAATAATAGACTCTATGCACTTCCCGTAAAGGATTCTTATAATAAGGCTTCATATGCTCTAGAAGCATTGAAGGAGATACTCTATCTTACAACAGAGAAAGAGTTCTTGATATCTCTTTCTAAACTCAATCTTCTTGATGAAGATAGATGCAATTATGAACTCCCAGCTCCTATATCTACTAATGCTACATATGAGGATGGAGAGTTAGTAGATGAAGAAGCAGTAGTTGTAGATCTTGGAGATCCTAAATATAAAACAGGTGAACGAGTAGATCTGGTATATGCCCAAGATGTACACAAGGTTGCTAGAAGAATCAAAGAGTTTGGATTCAATCTTGTAGATGCATACAAGGTATGCACCATGTCTTTTGTATTCCATAATGTATCTAGATCTTGTGCTAATCAGATGACTCGTCATAGAGTTGCTATATCTCAAGAGTCTCAGAGATACTGCAAGGTAGATACAAGTGATGAGCACAACTTTGTAGATCCTGTTACTATGCAAGCTGATGGGAGATATAAGGATCTAGACAAATCAATACTCTATGATGAAGATGGGGCAGTACACAAAGCCAAGAAGGATATGTTTAAACCTTATGATAGCCTTTTGAGTATTGGTATAGTAAAAGAAGATGCACGAGCATGGTTGCCAATGAATGTAACCACTAAGCTTATGATGACTTTCAACTATAAAAACCTTATTCAGTTCATAGATTTGAGGATGTCTCCTGGAGCTCAGTATGAGGTAAGATTAGTGGCACAAGAAATGAAGAAGCATCTTGAATCTGTTTCCGATGATTATTCCCATCTTCCTATAACTACTCCTGCTGCTATAGCAACAGAGGAGCTTGTAGAAGAGTCTGTTACTGAAGCCCATGCATTAGAGATGGATGCCGATGAAGTGATAGAGACAACCCTTGAGGATATGAAACCGCTTGATATCAAATCTGAAGAGGGTGCTAAGGCTTATATAGAAGCCCATGAAGAGTTGCTTAAGATAAAGGAAGAGGATATCTAACTCTTCTTTCTTTTTTCTTATAAATCTATTTTTACTCTATAAAAGGAGAAGACACTATGACCAACAAAGAAGCTACGCAGCGTACCAATGGAAACAAAAGTTATCGTAACAACAGAGGTCCTGCAGTTAGGTTCACGAACGTAGTAAAGGTATTTGATTCCTTTAGTGATGGGTATGCTGAGCTTCTTAAGCATATTCCTGAGATCAAAGCATACTGTGGAGAAGACCTTCTCTATGATGCTGTGATCGGATCACTTCTCAATACAATCAAGAACAACTTCCCGAGTATCAGCAATCCTAATTATCCCAATACGATTGCAGCAAGCATTGATGCTCATGAGGTTGGGTTCAAGACAGACTCTAACATCTCATTCGGATGGAGAGAGACTTTTGATCGTGCAAATGCTAAAGTCATCTTCAAATTCCGTGTGTCTTTCGCTAATATCTCTACTGCTCAGAAAGAGATCCTTACCTCTATGGAAGCAGATGGATGGAAGAACGTGGAGTTCACTAAACAGAGTCGCTTCTGGAATAAGAGTGTAGAGAATCGTAATGATCGCCCCTCTTATAAAAAGAACAACAATAACCAGCTTCCTGAGTTCATCTCTCCGAAACGTGAAGAAAAGAACGAGGAAGAAGTATCCAATACTACTGAAGTAGTAGAGGAGGTAACAACTATTGTTGTACCAGCAGATCCTGCTGCTGAGAATACTATGGCAGAGGCCTTCAAAGAGGCTCAAGAGAACAAAGATTCTGAGTAATCTATACCACTAAAAACCTTCAAACCCCTATTGGTTTAGGCCAATAGGGGGAATTTATTGCCTTTGACATCGCTGTAAATCACTAAGGGAAGGAGGTACGGTATTATGTCTTCTAACGCAATAGCTAGCTATCTCAAGAATCTAGGAGCTTCTATTAAGTATGCTGCTACAGAAGTTGTTAAAGATCAGATGCCTGTGAGTACACAGTTTGTGTCTACCAATCAGGAAGTATTCAAAGATGTCTATAAGACTATTCAAGATGCTCGTGTTGGTATTCCTAGACTGTCTACTATACAGAACAACGTTATCTTTAAGACTGTTGGCAGAGGACTGGAGAATATCAAATCAGACGTTATGTCTGGTAAGTTCTACCACCCAGAAAGAGAAGACCCTATGGCGTCAATGGGATCATTGCAGACCATTATGGGAGCTCTTGGTGGTATGGGCGATGAGTTCAAGGAGCTAATGGATATTCTTGGGGGAGATTTCGGCGGAGAAGAAGAGGGACAGTCACAACAGCATCCTGAGTATATGATTACTAAGGGTGATGCATTAGTATCTGCAACTCTTATCAGATCCAATGCCCAATCTACTAACGCTATTGGCAAATTGATGACTCGTCTTAGTGAGAACCGTACTAAAACTACTAAAGCCATTGCTGATATGCAGATGATGCAAGGAGCTAGATCCCTTGCTGTTCAACAGCATGGGTTTAACTCTATGGCACAGGGATTCAATGCACTCATTGATTTCAATAATCAGATCATGAGAATCCATGTGCAGAACTCTACTAAGTTCTATCAGACAATGACAGATCTGAGTAGAGATACTAATGCTACTTTGCATGCAATCCATGATATTCAAGAAACACTTAGAAATGCTCAGTCTCCTGATCCTAAGGGATTCAAGTCTGAGGCTTTCAATATCAAGGAAATGTTTAAGGGTGGTCTTAACCTTAGGCAGTATACAAATATGGTTAAAGACAACATTAAGAAGTCTCCTATGTTTGCTACCTACAGCATGGTTATGGCACTACCTTTCATGCTTGAACAATTAGTAGCTAATCCAATGCATGCATTAGCTAAAGGTGGTATAAGTGCCTTAATGGGTGCACAACTACAAGTGGCAATGCAGAGGTTGGATAAGACTATTGCTGGAGCATTCAGTACAGCAGCTGCTAAGCTGTTTGACTTTGGTAAGCAGAACTCTAATACCTTCTTGGGCAAAGTTGCTCAGATCTTTGGATTTAAGCAACAGGATAAGAAGCTTAGTACTGTAGATGCTAGTAAATACCATAGAGGCAATATGTCTTGGAATGGTATTGCTCAGAAGAGTCTTGTGGAAGTAATTCCTGCTCATTTGAGAAGAATTGAGGCTGCTCTCACTGGTCAAGGTGAGAGACTCATGAACTTTGAGACTGGTAAGTGGACTTCTGCTGTAGCAGTTAAGAAGTATGAGAGAAACCTTGATAATGAGCTTACTAGAAATGCTACAGATCCTATTGCTAGACAGATGAAAGCCATCCTTGGTTCTAATAGATATTCCAATCCTCAACAGCGTAGGCAGATGTCTAAGGCTATTGATGAGATGATGAGGGGCATCTATTCTAGAGGCTATGTAGACTTCGAGGATATCAACCTCAATAAGAATAATAAGTATGGTAATGAAGGACTTGTACAGCTTCTTGCTGGTGTTCTTCGTTCTATGCCTACTCATGAACTTACTGGGGTTACAACTCGTATCGGAGATGCAAAGCGTGCCAAGGGTAATATGATTCAGGCATCTGGTGGTCTTGAGAACTATGGTCCCGCTGCAGAGTTGATCAGTGGTGGATTACAAGGATCTCTTACCAAGAGAAGTACGTTCTATAAGAATGCTCCTGGTGGAAACTTTGGTATTCCCCTTCTTACTGAGCTTACTGACAGTAGAGGATATACCCTCTATGATTATCAGAGTATGATTCTTGATGAGCTTCGTCTTCATAGAACTGGGCATGGTAGACGCGGTGGTGGAAAGAGAGGAAGAGCATCTTCTGGAAGATCCACTGCTACGGCAGCGGCCGGATCGGATGATGGTCCCCCCGGTCCCCAACGATATACATCAGATCCTGCAGATAAAGCTAGAAGAGCAGAAGCTGCATTTGAGTATGTAAATGAGAGATATGCTAGACGAGGTCTTGGTGTAGGACAAGATTCTGTAACCATTGATCTTGATCAGCTGATGAAGAATCCTAAGTCTAAAGAATCCCAAGCAATGATTGCTCAGGTTCTTGGACTTGCCAAAGATAATCGTCAGGTTAAAGATGCATCAGAGCTTGCTGCCAATTCAAGCTTCCTTGATGGAATGCTTGGTAGAGAAAATGGCAAGGATTCTAGCTCTAGTATAATCGATCAGTTACTGAAAGCTAACTCCGTCGGAGAGAAGTTTGATGTAATTCAAAAGAATATTGGTGCTCTTGCTACAGCTCCAGCAACACTTCTTGCAGGAGTTATCTCTAAAGCAGATGCTGCAGTATATGACGTACTGTTTGGCAAAGATACTGGTGAGAAGGATGAGAAGGGAAGACCTATCTTAGGTATCTTCCATAAGATGACCAATGAAGTTGATAAAGCCATGGAAGGCCTCAATGAGAGTATCAACTCGATTGGTAAGAAGATCAAAGAATTCTTCACTGGTAAGAACGGTATTGGTTCTTGGATTAAGAAAGGCCTTAGTGTACTAGGGTTTGACGTAGATGAACAGATGGCGAATCTTAAATCTACTGCTAGACGCTATGGAAGAAGAGTCCTTGGTGGGGCCAAGAACGTTGCTAAGAGTATTGGTGGGGATATCCACAATGCTGTTATGGGTACCATGCATGACATGGGAGTCGTAGACAGCGAAGGTGGATTCTCGTTTGGATCTCTGTTTGGTGGAGGCCAACAAGTACCAACACATGCTAGAGGAACCAAGAGAGTTCAATCTGCTGGATTGACTTTCATCTCTCCTGGCGAAGCTATCATTCCTGCACATCTTAATCCATGGAATCCCAATAGGAATAACGTAGATATAGGAAGTCAGCAGAAGAATGAAGAGAGACTTAGACAACAGTTCTCCTCTAAGTTCAAGAATGAATTTGCTAAACTTGGGGATGCTATTCCTACTAATGCTACTGGTACTTCTAATACTGCTGCTCAGTTGATCATTCAGCAGTTGAACAGATCTGGTCTCACTGCAAAAGAGATCAACTCTATTATCAATGCTAAGAATGATGCAGAACGCAATGCTGCTATAGATAGAATCATTGTAAGTCACAATGGTGATTTTGAGATTAAGCAACAGCTTAGCAATCTAGAGAGAGTTCTAACTGATAGCAGGTTTGCTAGAGCTGCTACTAGACTTAGAGCAGGTCAAGGTGTTAGAACTAGAGATGGAAAGATATCTCTAAGATCTATGACAGAGAAAGGTGTAGCTAATGCGTTAGACGTAGATACCCTTTCTGGATATAATTACACAGCCCTTGGCAATATCAGAGAGATGATGGGCAAAGAAGGATATCAAATGATGTCTGACGAAGAAATTGGTCAGAAGAAGTTTGCTGTCCGAGAAGGTCCTACTACTGGTATTAGACAGGGTATGTTACAGGCATTTGGTACTGATCCTGTTAAAGCAGCAGAGCTGTCTCGTAATTATATAATGAAGAACTCCTTTAGTTTGGCCAAGGGCGGGGCAATTGGAGCACTCCTTTCTGCCGTTTTCCCTCTTGGAGGCCCACTCATGGGGTCACTCATTGGGGCAGGGGTTCAAACGCTCTCTAAGAGCGAAAAGTTCCAAAAGTACATGTTTGGCGATGTCGTCAAAGATAAAGATGGAAACGAGAGACGTACAGGCGGTCTTGTTTCTAGACGGGTAATGGATATCTTCGAGAAGTATGCTCCTGATATGAAGAAATACGGAATAACAGGTGCTATTGGTGGATTGATTACCCCATTTGGTCCTCTTGGTGGTGCAATGATTGGTGCTGGTGCATCTATCATTAAGAACAACAAGAGAGTCAATGACTTCTTCTTTGGTGACAGTACAGGTCTTTTAAATAAAGATAGGAAAGCTGCTATCAAGAAAGCATTCCCGAATATGGGAGCTGCTATGCTTGGTACCTTCTTCTTAGGGCCTTTCGGTCTTCTTGGAAATGCTGTATTAGGCGCAGGTATTGGTCTTGTATCTACAACAGAGACTTTTAAGAAGATTATGTTGGGTGCTAAGGGTAGAGATGGTATCAGACGTGGTGGTATTGCTGGTGCTATTCGTAGACAGATCACCGACCCATTTAAGAATACCATGATGAAGATGGGCGATGACATTGCTAAGTGGTTTAGAGATGATATAGTCAAACCAGTTGGAAGAGGTATTGTTCCTATAGGCAAGCTTATGGGAGGAATGGTCCAACGTGGCACCAATAACCTATTCAACTACATTGCTAGAACCTTCACTAAGAAGGGTACAGGAATTGCCAGACTTGCAGATAGATTCCTTGGTGGAGTCAGAAGAGCTGGTGGTTTAGGTAAGTGGGTAGGAAAGAATACTGTTGGTAGGCTTGGAAGTGCAGTTGCCGGTGGTATCGGTAGACTTGGAGATGCTGCAGAGAGATATGCCATTATGAATGGCTATGGAAACATGTATTCTGCTAAAGAGCGTCTCAATTTCTATGATAAAGAAGGTATAACTGGTACATCTCAGGTTGCAGCTGATCAGGCCATGGCTGACATGGATGAGCAGACTCTGTCCAACAATGCTAATATTCTCTCTGCTATCAGTGGTCATCTAAATGGTGATCTTGATAGAGCTATTGAGAACCAGAAGCTTGAAGAGACTGGTTACTTTGAGAATGATGCTATAAAGCTTAGAGATTCATTAGAAGACAGCTCTGAACAGCGCAATGTCATGAAGCTAATGTATTCTCTTAAGGAAGGTCTTGAAAAGGGCAAATATGATGCAGTAAATGCTGATGAAGCTGCTAGAGAGATCATAAATGCTAAGGGTATAAGCCAAGAGTCTAAACGTAAACTGGTTGCTATGTTTAAGCAGGCTCATGGAAACGTATTGGACGCTGAAGGCAGACGTAGAGTTGCCAAAGATAAGAAATACCTCCATGGCCAGTTAGACAATATCAGAGAACAGTTTGGTCTTGGCAATATCTCCGACAAAGACCTGTTGAAGATGATTCCATCCTTATCTCGTAATCTAACCAATGAGGTTGATGTACGTAGATATGCGGATGAAGAGAAGAAGTCTAAAGCTACTTCTACAGCATCTAATAGCATAACCGATATGGTTAATGGTGCTATTAAAGATGAGAACCTTACTGATGCAGAGCGTGCATCCCTTCAGATAGAGAAAGAAGCGCTTGATTCTCAGAAGAAAGCACTTTCTATCAGTGAGATGATGTTGCAGGAACTCCAAGCACTTAATGCTACCCTTATGGGAGAGAGCGTAGGAACTGTATCTCGCACGCATGGTATGACCAAGTCTGCTATAGATTATATGCGTAAGCAGAATAAGGTTGCAACAGATCAGTTTGGAACTTCTGCTAGAATACTAGAAGAACACAATGAGTCTCGCAGAAAGGAATATGATGCTAGATTCGGATTCAACGAAGGTGGTATATTAGCGGGTGCAGATAAGGATGCTAGAAACACCATTATCGATGCATATGATAATACCAACCGCAATAGTGATACCAAGGATCTTGCTAAGTATCTTGAAGCTTTAGAAGACTCTAGAAAAGATCGTGGATTTAAATCTTCTATAGAAGATCTCCCACAGATTATAAAACTCACAGTAGAGAAGGGACCTCAGAAGACCAGACGTATACTTGCTCTTACAATGCTTGGATTTACAGTTCCTAAGAACTGGTATAAAGACCTTGTAGATATGAGCGAGACTGGTTTCATGGCACTTCAGTCTGTAGCATCCGTAAGTAAATCTCTTGATTCAGTCGGTAGCCTTAGAGACTTCATGGCTATGGGCGATGATAAAGAGGGAAGACTTGCTGCTAAGATTGCTATGATGGTTGCTAACGTAGATATCGCTAAAGGTGGCGATAATACTATCAGCAACAAACTTGGAAGCACTCTTGGTATGGACGACTATCGGGATATCATTGAAAATGATGCCGTTAGAAAACAGATGAGAATGGGAGCATCATTCCAAGACATGTATGACTCTGGAATGTTTGCTGGAACCTCTCCGTCTGGGGATATGCTCAATACTACTGATATGGGATTAGCTCCTATATCTAATGCTAATAAGTCTCTTAAGGGTGGAGTACTTGGTGCTGCTACTAGGTTTGGTGGTCATGTAGGAAACATCATTGCAGGAATTGGTTCTGGAATGGCTAGTGGATTCAAGGCTGTCATGCCTGGTACTACCTATATGCGTCAGTCTATCGAGAGACTTGGTAATAGAGCATTTGCCAACTATATACCAAATGCTGGTACTCAAGCTACATATCTTGCAGCAGGATTAACTGGTGCTGCTCCTAGAAGTGCTATCCAACAGTACATGGGTAACATGTATGGATATCAGGCTAGTGAAGCTGGACAGTTTGAAGCTGGTATAAATTCTGCTAATAGTAAGCTTTCTGCAGATGAGTTCATGAAGATGAGTGAGTCTAGACAGATTGCTTATATTATGAGATCTAATGAAGATGAAATATCAAGGATGGTTCTTACAGCTCCTAAGGATGCTCAACCATACTTGTGGGATAGACTTAGAGATCTAGAAGCTAGAATAGCACCTCCAGTCCATGCAGGTGGTTTGTTGTCTAGTGGTCTTAGTAGTATTGGTGGATTCCTTAAAGATGCTGGTAAATCTCTTATCGGTGGAGCCTTTGGCTTAGATAAAGATGGCAAGAAGCTTGATGAGGAAGAATCCAAACCTGATGAGGCTGCTCAAGAGGCAACCCCTCATGCAGTAATGGGACCACCCATGGATGTATCTTCTATGGCTGCAGTTGCTAAAGCAGTTGCTGGCTCTATGGATGGTGAAGGAGCCGGTGGTGGTATTACCAAGAATGCAGACGGAACAATGATTGTTCCTACTGGTACTGGTGATATTATAGAATACGGAAGATCTAAGATTGATGGGGCATACATGAAGTCCCAATCTAAGAACAACCTTATGGTTGAAGCTAAGATCAAGAAGAGAGATGAACTACAAGAACGTTCAGTTGCTGCTCTTGAAGGAATGGCCAAAGCATTTGGTGTTCAGCTTGCTGGGGCTGCAGGAGCTGCTGGTAAGAAAGCTGGCGGTGGTCTCTTTGATATGCTCAAAGATCTTGCTACAGCACCCTTTAAATTCCTTGATAGTCTTCCATTTATTGGAGCACTTGGCTTGGGATCTAAAGCCCTTAGTGGGTTAAAGGGTCTTGGACAGTTTGCCCTTGGAAAGGCTGGAGATCTATTTGCTAAGCTACCAGGAGTATCTTCTGCAAGAAAGTCTCTTGGAGGTTTGATTAATAAAGGTGGACTAGTAGGAGGTATTGCTGACAAACTATTTGGAAAGTTTGCTTTGAATCCTACTACTGTTGCTAATAAGAGTGGTCAGCTTGGTCTTGACTTTGCTGGACAAGCTGCTGGTAAATCTGGTGGTTGGCTAGGTAAAGCTGCAAACGCCTTTGGTAAAATTGGTGGAAAGTATGGCAAGCTTGCTGCTGGTGTATTAGGGGCTGGTGCTGCACTGTGTGGTGGATCTCATCTCTTTGGAGGAAATGACGACGAACCTATTCAGTATGGACAGGACCCAATGCAGGTAACCACTAGAGGTCAGATGCGTGAGCAAGGTTTAACTGATGAAGAAATAAATATCATGCAAACCTATGCTATGCATGGTGCACCTCCAGAGATGGCTATGGAAGCTATAATGGCTCGTAGACAACAACTACAAGCCGAAGGAATAGATCCAACTAGCGGAAACAAGTCTTGGCTTGATACTACTATCAATGCTGCTGGAAATATTGGAGGAATGGCTGCTGGTAGTTTTATAGGACGCAAGTTACTAAAGAAGCATCCTCTTATTGGAACTATTCTTGGAGCTACTATTGGTGAGACAGCTGGTGATGCTTTAACTGGCGGAGATTCTCCAACTATTGGTGGAATGATTGCTGATGGTGCTACAAATACAGCACTATACAATGTCGGCAATATATACAAGTTTGCTAAGAATAAACTCTTTGGTGGTGGAGAAGAAGCTGCTAAGAGTTCTAAGTCTATGAAGGGTATAGTCGATGGATTCAAAGAGTATACCTCTAAAATAGGTGGAAAAGCATCTAGTGCTATCTCTACTGCTAAATCTGCAGCAGAAACAGTTACTAAGAAGGGTGCAGAATTTGCTGGTGATGCAAAGGATGCTATGGCCAAAGCCCAACCCTACATTGAGAAGATCTCCGATGGTCTTAAGAAGGTATATAATGGAGCTAAATCGTTTATACCTGATAAGGCTCTGCCAGCAGTTAGCAAGTTCTTTGAGAAGATTCTTGAGAATGTAGTCAAACCAGCAAATGTTGCTAGAGCTGCATCAAGGATTGTTAGACAAAGTGCTGCACTTAGTGCTGGAGCCGCTACACTTGGTGTAGGATACTTAGCTGTTACAGCTGGATTTGCTATAGCTGACTTCTATAGAGGTTATAGCAATGCAGATGAACTATTCAAAGTCAAAGAGGGATATGCTACAGAACCTATGAAGATAGCAGCTGGTTTGGTATCAGCAATCAATGGAGCCATTCCTGTACTTGGTTGGTTCTTACCAGATGATTGGGTACTCGAACTTGCTGTTGAGTATATAGGACCTGTATTCGGATTCTCTAAAGAAGATCTAGATAAAGCAAGAGCTGGCAATGATCCTCATGAGAGTGACAGCATAACTGATAAAATCTCTAAGGGAGTAAGTACTCTCGCAGAAGATGCTACAGATCTAGCCAAGAAAGCTTTCAGCTATACCCCTATAGGTATGATGGCAACATTTACTCAGAAGGCTGCTGCTCTAGTTACTGGATCTAACTATGTAGAAGACTCTGGTAAGAAGGTAACAGATGAAGAGGTTGAACAGAATACACAGGCTATTCTTGGAAAACTCAAGTCTGGAGCTTCTGAAGTCTTTACAGCATTGCAAGAATGGCTTAACTCCAATGCATATGATGCAAAGGATGGGTTTATTGAGAAACTTGTAAAAGAATCCTCTAATCCACAGGCTATCAAGAATGCTATGTCTAAGATATCTACCAAGATGAGTTCTATAACAGATCTTGCTGGATCTAATACTAGTGCTGCTCTTGTCAATATGCCTATTGATACCAATGCAGCTGTAAAAGCCTATATTCAGGGAACTAGTGAAGCAGGAAGTATACTCGATGTACCTCCTGAGTCTGTAACAGAGCCTATGAAGACACTTGCTGGTGTTGTTGCTGCAATCTGTACTGGTATTCCATTTGCATCTGCTTTGGTACCAGAAGAGAAGATTGTAGAGATTGCTATTGAGTCTATTGGTCCTGCATTAGGAGTAGATAGATCCAAGATTGCAGAACTCAGACGCAAAGGATATGGAAAGCTTCGTAGAGCAAGAGATGCTGCAGTTAAGATGACTAATGCTTTCAAAGATAAAGCAAGTCAGATTGCAGGCTCTATTAGAGAAACAGCTAGCGGTGTAGTATCTAGTGTTATAGATACTGCTAAGAGTGCTGGTGAATACGTCTACAATAAGGCTGGAGAGCTATATAATGGTGCCAAGGATACTGTAGCTTCTGCATATGATGCAGTAAAGAATAAGGCATCTGAAGTATACAATGCAGCTAAAGACACAGCCGCTTCTGCTTACAACACTGCAAAGGATATGGCATCTAGTGCAGCTAGTACTGTAGGTGGATGGGTAGATACAGCTAGACAGAAAGCTGCTGAAAGACTTGCAGCTTTTGGTAGTGGTAGACATCCGAGATATGGAACTGGTGGAAACTTCTATTCGCAGTTAGACCCCATGTTTGCTATGGGATATAATGCTTCTGGAGATTCTATCAATCAGTCTATGTATGATTCTGGATGTGGTCCAGTATCTGCTTCTAATGCATTATCTGCTATGGGAATGGATGTAGATCCTCGTATAGCAGCGCAGTATGCACTCAATAATGGCTATAAAGAACAAGATGGCGGAACAATGCCAGGGTTCTTTAGAGACTTTATGGGGAAAGCTGGAGTAGATGCACAGAACGTATCTGGTACTCAGATCACAGATTCTCTTAAGTCAGGCAACCCAGTTGTTCTGATGGGTAAAGACGGTAGAGGAGAAAATCCGAATAATCCATTTGCTGAGAATCCTCACTACGTAACAGCTACTGGTATGGATAATAATGGAAACATCATTGTTCAAGATCCAGAGTCTTATACTCCTAATAAGGTATACAGAGCATCTGATGTCATTAGTAAATCTAACGTTGCTATAGCCGCTAATAGATTTGGTACTGGCAGAAGAATGGGAGTTCCTATATCTAGATACGGTAAAGGATTTAGATATGGTAGAGGAACTGACAATGCTGAGTATATCTGGAATTGGTTAACTAGTCAGGGGTTCTCAAATCAGGCTGCTGCTGGTATTATGGGTAATATGCAACAGGAGTGTTCATTTAACCCGCATGCATACCAAGATGGTCCTGATCAGCCAGAAGCTCCAACACCAAAAGCTGATGGCTCTGCAGGATATGGATTATGTCAGTGGACAGGTTCTAGAACTAAGCGCTTGATTGAATATGCTAGAAGCAAAGGAAAATCATCTGGAGATCTGGATACACAGCTAGAATACATGATGATTGAAGCTAGAGAAAGTGGCGTCATTGATGCAATGAACGCTGCCCAGAGTCCAGAAGAAGCTGCTACTATTTGGGGTAAAGACTTTGAAAGATGTGGAGAGATGGGCAACCGTGTAGATTATGCGGTAAACATCTTTAACAATCAAGGCAAAGGAATTACCAATTTGAGTACAGTCTCTGGAGGGCCTGGTGGACAGAATGCTCCTAAGAAGAATACAGGGTTGATTGGAAAACTCGGGGAAGTCCTCGATATATTCAGCAATGCACTTACTCCTTGGGCTGCTAAGTCTGGTGATAGCTCTTCCTCTGGTGGAAGCAGTATGTCTTCTAATGCTAATATAAGAAAAGCTTCTGATTGGGCTAGAAGTGTAGAAGGTCATGTAGGTCATGGTAACAATGGCTGTACACAGTTTGTTCAGGACTATCTGAATCAGGCTAACCATCCATTTGCTAAGACCATGTCTCTCTACGTTCCTACACTTATGGAACAGGCTAAAGAACAGAATATGTGGAAAGAGAGCGGACCTTCTGAAGGAGATATCGCTGTTCTTGAGACTAATAATAACAGAGATGATGGTCCTGACCACGTTGTCATCTATGATGGCAAGGGTGGAGCATGGGGTAACTCCTCTGGACAGAATAAGTTCCTCCACTATGATAATATGCTAGACTCATTCCCAGGTGGAGTGTGGGGATATGTAAATACTGGAGATGGAGCATCTAGTGGTGATCCTCAATCTACTGGTAATCCACGAGATATGAGAGAAGTACTTAGAGACTCTAGTTTGGATTATGGTGCTGGTAAACATGCTAGATTTGGAATGGGTAAGTTTGGCAGAGCCAAAGGTGTTCCAAATAGTATATACAGTCCTAAGTTAGAGAAAGATCGTGCTAAGAAGGCTAAAGCTGGTCGTGGTGGAATGTTGGATAACATTACAAGCATGGCACAGAAGATAGCTTCTCCAGTGTCTAATATGATGAGTAGATTTGGAGAGAGATTCAAATCTATCCTTGCTAAGTCTAGTTTGTCTCCATTCATCACTAAGATCTTTGGAGATGATAACCCATTCCTTGCAGCATTGGGAATGAGTAGTCAGTCTAGTGGAACTTCTACAATGCAATCTGGTCCTGGCAGTACTGGAAATATTCCTATGCCACAGAGTGGTAGCGTTGTAGATAGACTGTTGGCTACTATAGATGGGTCACCAACTATCACAAGTCAATTTGGAGAACCAAGAGATGGTCATATTTATGGCCATGGTGGTGTAGATATTGCTGGATCTAACGATACAGCACCAATTCCTACACCTGTTGATGGAACAGTTGCTGAGGTAGATTCTGAACCTGGTGGATATGGAAACTATGTTCAGGTACAAGATGCTGCTGGCAACTACCATCTATTTGCTCATCTTAGTTCTCAATCTGTTACTAATGGGGTCGCTGTTAAGGCTGGAGATATAATTGGTAATATGGGTAATACTGGTGCAAGCCATGGTGCCCATCTACATTATCAAATAGATTATCCATCTAATAAAGCTGCAGCCACGAATGTTCCTCATATAGATCCGAACTCTTATATGCCACCAGCTGGTGCTGGCAAGCATGCTAGATTTGGCAAAGGAACTAGACAAAAGGTAAGTAAATGGGGACGTGGATGGAAAGATGACCTTCAGAATAGTAATTCTCTCAAGAGAACTCCGAAACCTGTAGGAGAAAACTTCCATCTGAGTACTACATTTGGAATCAACAAGTTCGAGCAGATGTATTCTACATATGGAAGAGGTTCTAAGGGCTTCTCCAATATAGAAGGCATCGATATACCAGATTATAATAGAATAACTGACGATGATAGCATTGCTGTACAGCAGGCTAAGTATCAGAGGCAGTTAATACTTCAGAGAGAGCAATCTCTTAAGCAGGCATCTGCAGATGCAGCAAGATCTGCTGAAATGCAGAAATCTATTGAAAACTCTGGTATTAATGCAAGTAACGTTGTAGATCCAAATGGTCCTAATAAGGTCCCTGGTTATGATTCAGCAGTTGCTCAGACTCAGCAACCACCTGTGGTTGTTACAGATGATAAACTTGCTGCACTCATTGAAGGTCAGAATAAAACCAACCAGTTACTTTCTGCTATACTTGCTGTTGCCAATGCTCTCATTGGTGGAAATACTAGTGCTGGTGCTTCCTCTGGAACTTCTTCCACTGGTGCTCAGCTCAATACTAATACTAGAACCAAAGAGACAGCTCTTTCGACTAACGTTAAGGCTATACTCTCCTCTCTCGGTGGAGGAAGCTCTGTCGGCATAGGAGATAAGTTGATACCGTCCAAGAATAGCTCAGTTAATGGTATTGAATCCATTATGGCTGCTTTGAACAGTATTTCTAATAGATAAGAATGCAGGGATGGGTAAAAAGCCCATCCCTGACATTTTTGTAACTTGTAAAACGTTAGGAGTGTGGCTATATGAAGTATATCGTTATAGATAAACCCGTATCAGTCAGAGACATGCCAAGTCATAGTGGAAATATAATCAATGCCTTCCCTCCAATGTATGTGGTAGATATCGTAGAAGAAGAACATGGATGGTTAAGAACAAGTACTAATCAATGGATACTCAGTGGAGAGAATATAGTACCCAAAGCTCAATGGGATAAAGACCATCCAACCCCAGAGCCACAAACGGTAGATCCAATACTTGCTGAGATGGACTCTATTACTATGAATATGGGGACTACTTATCTCAAGCCAGGGGACTCTATACGTCTTAATGGTAAAGATATGGAAGATCCTGTTACTGGTAATACGATTCATCCATCGTACAGTTCTGAGAAAACTATACTCTATGTGAAACGTATAGAAGAGGATGGATCTGCTTTAGTATATGATGGTGGACAAGAGTTTCATGTAAATCCTACTGCTGCTCAGAGATTGGATCCTAAAGAGTTAGATAAGTGGGATGATATCAAAGAAGAGGACGTTGTTCAATCCAGAAGAGACTCTGCTGCTATAGCCAAAGCAGAGAGTGGAGGTATACTAGAGAGTGTATCTGATTGGATTGCTGGTATAGAAGCTATCAATATCAACAGTACAAGATCTATCTTTGGTATGCCCTATCAGTTTACCCCTATAGCAGATAACAGAATAGATGGATCGTTCAACCAAGCTCAGTTTGGTAGACTGTATGCACAGAAGATAGCTACTCGTATGCCTGTATTGATATTACAGGCCGGTATACCTGAGTTTATGCAAGGCTATTCTTCTGATGCTAAAGATATCATGTCTAAGGGTATCTCAGATTCACTTAGTCTACTGGCAGATAAGTCGGCTATTGATGATATGATCAATAAGGCTGGCAAAATGTATGCCTTCAAGGCTGTGCCTACTGAGTATTATGACGTAGTAAACCCAATGTGTAGGGCTATAGCCAATCTATTGAATATAGATGGAGTATCTATCAATATAGACGGTGGAGGAGAAGAACTTGGAAGTATTGACTGGCTCAAGTATTCTCAACACAGTAAATGGGGATACTATGCTGGATCTGTATGCTTCTATGTGAACTCAGAGCCACAGGTCAATGAATCCTTCTCTAACTCTACTACCCAATCTCAGATAGCATCTAAGATTAATGATGTGGGTAGAGCTGGTACAGAATTGCAGTTCCTTCTAGGAGGAGCATCTAATAAGCTCAGTATCTTAGATAATGCTAGAGCCGGTACAGATGAAGAGTCAGTAAAAGGAAGCTCAGAATCTAACTCTGGTGGATTACTGGATAACCTAATTGGTAATATACAAACACTTCTTGCTGGTGGTAGAATGGCCTTCCCAGAGATATGGTCTGACTCCAGTATGATGAGATCATATAATATTACCATCAAACTGGACTCTCCAACAGCAGATGTGCTGTCACTATATCTGAATATACTTGTACCTCTTTGCCATATCTTAGGATTGGTATCTCCTAGATCTCTTGGATATAATAACTACATTGCACCTTTCCTTGTTAGAGCATACTATAAGTCCATGTTCCACGTAGACCTTGGGATTATAACAGATTGCCAGATACAGAAGGGTGATGTAGGAGCATGGAGTCAGAATGGATTACCAACACAGGTAATTGTTCAGCTTACTATCAAGGATCTATATGACGTTATGGCTGTATCTCTTAATAGAGGAACCAATGACCTTGTATCCAATCCTGCTCAGTTAGACTACTTAGCCAATATGTGCGGTATCAATATCGGAACTCCTGATATCTATCGTACATGGAAGCTATGGATGGCTATCAGAGGTAAGAATCGTATAACCACTAATATCTCCCATGCATGGTCTAACCTGATGATTCAATGTTATAGAAAGTGGAACAACCTCTTATCTAGCGATTGGACTATGTAACCCATATACCTCCCTTCAATTATATACTATAACTATGGTAAATTGAGGGAGGTGACTCATATCGTGTTTACATTCTTAGCAGGAGTCTTTGCAGGAGCAGTAGCTACCTACTTTGGCTCAGCAGTTGTCAGGGAGAATCTTGTGGTATCCTTTATGGTTACTAAAGAACTTCTTGAAGACAGAGATAAGCTTAAGGAGTATGTAATCCAGGAAGTGTATCGAATGCATGCGTCTGGAGAGCTTCATGAGCTTATCGAGAAGAGAGGTCCAGCAGTAATTGATCTGCGTAGGGATCTCAATGCACCGGCTCAAGTCATAACGGCTTGATCCAAGAATACAAATATATCTTTCCTATATCTATTTGCTGGCCTCGCAAATAGGAGTACTACCCAAGCTATTGTAAGAAATATAGAACTCCGCACATGGAGTTCTATATTTTTTTATTTTAAGCACCACTCTATATTAAGATTTGGGCCTGGGAGGTGACTTTAGATCAAGTCTCGGAAGCAAAAAGCGAATATATACGATAGTCTGTATGGGTCTATACCCAAAGACTATTTAGAGCGCCTAGAGTGGATGTACGATAAATATCGTATAACATCATCCAAAGCCGATCAGATAATACAGAATAGGATAAACATCATGAACTCTGTTTATTATCAGCAAGAGTTCTTCATAGTATTATATGAAGAACCAGAAGGGTCTCCAAGACCTAGAGCTAGATATATAAACAAAGGGAATGTAATCAACTCGGCCAAGTCTTATCCCGGATTCATACAGATATACTCACTAACAGGAAAATCTGATCGTCAATTCATGAAGAGAATGATAGATGACGGTGAACTAAACGAGTTAGGATCTAACTTGATCTATACACCTTGTAGTGTAGACTATACTGTATATATAAAGACTCCTAAGTCTTTCAATGCTAATGATACCTTCTTAGCAGAGTTGCAGTGCATACGCCCAATATGCAAGCCAGACTTTGATAATATAGCTAAGAAGTACTCTGATATGTATAACGGCAATATATGGATAGATGATGCTCTAGTAATGGATGGATCTGTTCATAAATACTATTCTATCTTACCAAGGATAGAGATAAGAGTAAGGTTTCTGAATATGCTGTATAATAAGTACCAATATACATCCGTACAGCATAGACTACCTGATAGAACTGACTTAAGATACTTTGGCGATGAAGCTAAAAAAGGAATGGATAAAAATGGGAAATAGAATGAACTTCAAGGATGAGATCCGTAATACAACAGATCTCAAGATTAAGCTCGTTAAGAGTGGGGTATGGGATGCAGATACATTGGGACCTAATATATGCTCTATCCCGAATATCTGTAAATGTGAGCCAGATAGAATCAGAAACAAGCTCTTCATCAAGTTTGAAGAGGGGTTTGTAAACAATCTGGGAACTGGGTTGAATCCATCTCTGTACTCTATGGTGGATGATAGTATTAAAGCTACCATTACCGATAAAGAGTCAGATATCATCAATAAAGGGTTTATCAATAAGGATGAGCTTGGATCTCTCAATACTATTGGGTATGCAAGCTTATACAATATAGCAATCAATAAGAATACCAATAGCGCTATTATCGAACTTTAATACAACTAATCACCATACCGGCTATCCGGTATGGTGTTAAACTCGTCTTTTTTAGTTGTATATTATAGAGGTAGAAAGGAGTGATAGTATAATGGATATCTTGAATACTATCATAGCGATTGCTATCTCGCTTATGAATATATTTGGTGGTCCGTTTGAGAATGATACCGCCAACGAGGTGCTTAAGGCTACACTCTCTCATGTAGAGAATGTAAATGCTAACTCTAAGGTTAATGAAGACACTGGCCTTAACAATGTACAGGAGAAGTTCCTTGCTGATCAGTATAGAGAAAGCCAGAATGTAGTAGGAAAGCCTGGCTATCTTGATTATAGCAATGATGATCTGTACAACCACTACCAGAATAAGGCAGTGGAGGCTCTCAATCAGTTTCATGAGAGCATTGAGAATGGTGGGTTCTAATCCACCATTCTTTTTTACCCAAAAATAGGCCTTTCAAAGACCTCAGAAATTATATACTATATAGGTGTATAAGGGATACAAAATATACAGAAAAGGGAGTGATTAAGGGATGGAGACTACAGTCCCTTATATGATCAACAACAGTACCAATCCTATGGTACAAGAGGAGGCGATATCGATGGATGCACAGAACATCCAAAACATCGATAACCCAGAGGAGACAAAGATTGCAGCTCAGGTTGCTGAGGCAGTCAATGCACAGAAAGAAGAGGTAAACAACATGGAAAATCAGGAAATCCCGGTACAGGTTAAGATCGGCGACGAAGAGCAGAGCTTCTTCACGAAGGATAACGCTATCAAGGTTGGTCTCGGTATCGGCGTTGGCGTTGCAGCAAAGTATGCATATGATCGTTATCAGGAGGACCAGCAGGCGGCTGCTGAGCTCAGTGCGGCAGTAGCAGACCTGTTCTAATCTACTCCAAAGTTAACCACCTTATTTAAAAACCCTTATCTAATCATCCCCAAATTTAAAAGAAGGAAGGACTTATGCCCTTCCTTCTTCTTTTTTTTTTGTTATTCAGCAGCAGCACTGTCTCCATCAGATGGGAGCTCATCGCTATCACTATCTTTAATCTGCTCGTGATCGTCTTTGATTGGATCGAGTTTCTCAGCATCAATAGTATCAGCCATAGACTGTTTGAGTTCAGCAACTGTATTCTTTACATAGTCTTCATCAGCATTGATGATACCAAGGGTATTCATTGCTTCCATGACTGTAAAGATAGCAGTTGTATCTCCAACAACCTTGGAGAAGTTAATCTTATTGATACCGGTATCTGTTGTATCCATATAAGCCTCTTTGAGGGACTTAATGGAGATAACAGACTCGGTCATGATCTTAACGATAGAACCAAAGAGGTTGGTCTCAGATTCAGTAATAAGCTTACGCTCTTGAGCTCTTGCATAGTTAAGAGCCTCCTGTTGGATATCATCATACCCATCAGCCTGAGAGATCTTCATCTTGGCGTTGTCATAGATCTCTTTGATCTTAAACTTATTGGCCTTATTCTCATCAACGAAGTCATTGATGGAATCCTGTACTCGATCCTGAATCTCTTTCGTAATATCCTTAGGAACGATATCACGAGCATTGAGAATGAAGTTATCAATTTTCTGGTTCTCAATTGTATAAGCATCCTTCTCAGAGAGTCCTTCTTTAACCTGCTCTTCTGCTTCAGATATGATAGAAGTAGCATAGTCATTGATAAGCATGGCGAACTCTGCAAGATAGTAGTTCTTATACTTGAAATGATCAAGGAGGTTATAATATCCTTCCTTGAGTACATAATCGGATACTGTCTTATGAGCAAGCTTTGTCTCACGAGTTGTAGCAAGGTTCATTTCAAGAACAGGAGCTACAGCACCTTCAAAGATAGCAGTTGTCATAAGAGTGTTCTGTACACCTTCTCGGAATGCTACAGCACTTGCATAGCTCATATTCTCCTGCAGTTTGTTGTCTGCAATAGTCTGAGCAATGCTAGGCTCATTCTCGGGATACAGAACAATCGAATCCTCCATAAGAGCCTGTTGCTTCTTCTGTTCATCTTTCATATTAAGATGCTCAAGAATAGCAGAGGCATTCGTTTTAGGAGCAGTAGTAAATAAGTTCTTCATTATCTATTATACCCCTCTCTATTAGAATAACGGTCCGTCTGCTTCACTAGAAGAGGGATCGGTGTTTACTTCATCAATACGATACTTCTTCGTATCGTCCTTGATATCCTTCGTTGCTTTAACCTCTGCACTCTTAGCGTCTACAGCAATGGTATTAGCAAGCTTATGGAACATGCGAGCAATAGCAAGCTGACGAGTAATAACTTTCTTCTTATCATCCTCAGTCTTGATATTCGGATTGTTCTCCAGCTCTGTTGCATTCATCTCAAGGAAGTCTGCCTGAATGTCAAGGTATGCAGACATACGTGCTCTAGTAGCATACGCAAAGTATACAAGATCACGAATGAGAGGAACAACTGCAACAACGAGAGTACCAAGAACAACAGCGGTCTTGATACCAAGCCAAATGATACCAGCAGTACCAGCAAAGCTCTTAACACGATTCTTGATCAGAGGACGCAGAGAGTTCTCGATACTACCATTCTTAGAAGCTTCATTGAACTTAACAAGGTTCTCATATACGATATGATCTTTAACTCGTGCAGGGCCTGTCTTATCAACAACAATCTTCAATCCTTCATTCTTCGGATCCTTGATGTAGTTGATACATACAGCGATCATGAAGGAGATGCTATTAACAATACCGAGTGCAACGTTGCTATAGACCATTACACCCATCTCAATACCACCGAGATAAGAAGCAATGTAGAGATCACGATCATTCTCGAGATTCTTCATTGCATTATCGATAACATCGATAGGTGCTGTATCTTCCTTATACTGCTCGAAGATATCATGGAGTGTAGCAATACATTCTTTAAGCTGTTTGTACTTAGAGAGTCTACGAATATCACCCTTACTCTGTGGGATATCACCATAGTCGATATCCTCAACCTTATCAACAATCATCTGATAAAGCTTATTGGTAAGGGAGATGAGCAGAGAGTTCTGTTCAGCCTCATTAAGAGCAAGACAGCCATTGAGAGTATCGATATCATAGATATCCATGTTCTCTCTAAGGATACGCTCATAGAACTCCTTGCTCAGAGGAATACCAGACTCTTTATAAGAAGCCAATCCATTATGCACAGGCTGTTTAGGAGGAGTCGATGGTGCACTGCTAGCTGCAGGGATAGGATTGGAAGGAGTAGATGACGAAGAAGTTGGTGTGGTCATACTAGCCTTAGGAGCTGCAGGAGTACTTGTCGGAGGAGTAGACGTTGGAGTTGTCGGAGGTGGTGTGTAGTCTTCCTCCATAGTACTGAAGATATGACCAGAAAAGCTGAATCTATCTTGCATTCTGTTTACCGTCCTTTCGAGGCCAAGTTAATGACCTTCTTATACATGGCACCAGAATCCTCACGCTCAAGACTCATGAACGAGAAGCTCTCATAATTCTTAGTACCATCATCATATAAGAAGTCCACACGTTCTTTGACCTCATCAATGATGCACGATGCCATCAGGTTATAACCACGCATAATAGCAAGCATAGTGCCAGCCTTGTTGAGATCAATACGATGCAACCGCTTAATTACATCTACCTCTGCCTGAGAGATGACAATCGTCGAGATAGCAGCACAACCAACCTCTGCCCTATTAGAAGCTCTAGCAGCTTTCAAGCGATTAGCACGCAGTTCAAGTAGTTTCCAAATCGGATTCGTAGAACCCTTGCCTGCTTTAGCAACTGCATCAATCTTAGCACGGTTAACTGCAAAGAGGAAGTCATTGAAGAATGCAATCTCTCCAGTAGTTGCGCGGATGAAGTTGAGCAGTCCACGACGATCAGAGTTCTTCATTACAACGCGTGTAATAAGGTCCTGAGACGATACGTAATGAATCATAGCCTTAACGCCGATAACGCAAGTGTTAAGAGCAGTCTGTCCATGACCCATATTGGTCTTGAAGTTAACGATCATCAGGCTAGGGATAGCCTCATTAGCCTTCTTAACGTCTGTAGGAATAATCTGTTTATTAAATGCCTGTGTAGCCTGCCAAAGGTTACCAATCTCAGACTCACGAGAAGGATCTACACGCTCAGGACGAATAGTACGAGTAGTCGTATCATTCTTCTCTGTACGAACGTTTCCATTCCTATCAGTGGTAGTTGTAGTACTTACAACTCTAACCTTCTCATCTCCAGTAGGAGTTGTAGTATGACTACGATGAACAACTGCTTCTCCGAAAACGTTATTCTTTACTCTGAAGGCACTGATCGGAGTAGGATTGATATCATAAGAGAGTGAGTAAGCCATGCACTGCTTATAATCCTCAAGAACTCCCTTGATACCCTCAGCCTCCAGAGCCTTATACTCTGCATCCTCAGTGATAGGATTCGGATCAAATGAATCGAGACTGTCGATAACATCATCGACGTCCATATTGCTTACATCCAAACTTCCAGCAATATTGTTATGGAATCCAGCCATATAATCACGGACTGATGCTACATTGCTAATCTGGTTAGCAGCAAAGAGCATTTGGAGCATACCAACTGCTTTGCGCTCAACAGCCTTAGCAACCATCGCTGCATTTTCTACGCTGGTAGCCTCTGTAACAATAACAGGAAATACTGCTGTAAGACTTACTGCACTCTTAGCAATGTTTCCAGAAATGTTTGGCCCCATATATTTATCATCCGGGTTCTTCTTAGTAAGGATCTTTTTGCTAAGATTGCGACCAAGCTCTGAGAAGAATCCATCATCTGTATTAGATGCTAAACCGCGAAGAAAATCTGTCAAAGCATTTGCTTCATGCAAGGTTCTATAATCTGGTTTACTCACCTTATATACCTCCTATATTTAATCAAGATTACATGAATGTCCCTAGAGTGAGCAAATAAGCACCCCCTGTATAGCATCATAGGGGCGACATAATGATAATTATCTTTGGGTTGGAGGGTGAATTAGATGCCGCCAGAAGTATTGGATACAGATCCGAATGGATCGACAACACAAGAAACCGTATATAAAGGCAGCAATATATCTGACTACAATACGAATATGGAAAACCCCAAGGTATCTCTTCAACAAGAGATGCTTGATGCCAGGTCTCTTTTAAGAAAGACAATGAAAGCCGCAGGTATCTACTCTAAAGAGGATATGCGGTACAAGGATTCTTTCTACCGTTTTAGAAGGATAGACCCATTCTTCATGGTAGAAGGGGCTACAGAATATCTATTCTTTGTAAAACCAGATCTTAATATTCTTACACCTGGTGGGGATCTTACAAACTATTCTGCATACTTCTCTGCAGATGCTGGTGGTACTAAGGGCTTCTTAGGAGGTCCAACCAACTATAGTATTGCTGGAGGAGTTGCATCTGTACCATACTTTATAGATCTCTTTAATAGAGGATATAGGGAAAGTGTGTTAGCAGACTTGTGCCATAGTAGCAGAGTAGGAGATGGCTGTCCATTCGTAAGAATGCTCAGTAACCGCAAGGTATCCAATATGGATATCCCAGATATCATGGTAGATGAACTTGAGACCTCACAGAATATGTATGGAAGTAGAATCTTCTATGCTAAGTCTTCTCTTAAGTCTGATGAAGATGCTGAGTTTACTATAGACTTTGATGATACACAGTATCTAGAGATCTATCACTTCTTCAAAGCATATGATATCTATAGACAGCTTATATGGTTAGGAGTTGTAGCTCCTACAAAAGAGCATGTAGAAAACAAGATATTGTCTGATCACATGAGTATCTATAAATTCCTTGTGGATACAGATGGTGAAACCATTCTTCATTACTCTAAAGCAACCGGTGTGTATCCTAAGTCTATCAATAGATCTACATTTAGTGAGATACAAGACAAATCATCCTTAAGAGTAACTGTTACATTCAAACTGAGTGGATGGTTTGAAGATATGGAGCCAAATATCTTATCAGACTTCAATAGGCTTGTTAAAAACTGGATTGGTGAGAAGAGAGATCCAGTAGAGGCTCCAATATGGGATGAAGAGATAGGAATGGTTAGTGGAGAATCAGTAAAGTACTTCTACGTTACCGAAGCTCCTGGGTTTATGAAAACAACACCTGGTCCAGATAGTAATGGTTATAGACGCTATCTGTTGAAGGGTGGAAAATACTAATGGAGGAAGTGTACTATGTCTGATACGAATACCAATGCACCTAAACTTAGTACTGATATATATCAGATAAGTAGGTACGTAGAATCCCTTAAGAAGAAATATATCGATATACCAGAAGATACGCTCTATCTCGGAGTGTATGGTTATATTTCCTCCGTGTTTACCAATATCATCGAGAATACAACACTGATGGCATCTGAGTACTCTCAAGAAGCCATTCCTACTAAAGCGAAGTTTGAGAGAAACGTCATATCTCATGCTCTTTCTCTTGGTATAAACAAAGTGCTTGCTATCCCATCAGAGATGGATGTCATCCTTGGCTTCCCAGAGGAAGCTTTAATGGCTAATATGACAAACAACAAGTTTGTATTAGATAAAGAGTTCGAGTTCAATATTGGTACTAAAGAGCAGTTCCCATACCATGTAGATTATGATATCGTACTTAGAAGAGATAAACTTCCAAATGGTAAATATGTATATAATGCTAAGTATGATATAGATGGTAGAAACCAGTTATCTGATATCATCAACCCTTATCTCCCCGCTATTGGAGTTATGAATATAGAGGGAGATTCAATGGTTACTGTCAAAACCAAGGTTAGACAGTACAAGCATACACAGATCTTCAAGAAGATCATCGTTAATAACCCTCTTGAGAATAAGGTGTTGAACTTCGAGTTTGAAGATCAGTTGGCCGCATTCTATGTAGAGGTTAATGAAGCTGGCACCTCTCACTATTTGAAACCTGTGTATGATGGATTGTATGACTATGCATCTGGAGATGAGTTCATCAACTATATCTATCTCGATGAGAAGAATATCAGACTAATATTCAATAGAGACTCCTATACTCCTAGACAGAATGCAGAAGTCATCATCCATGTATATACTACACTTGGTAAGAAATGCAACTTTGAACTGAAAGACTATCAGCTCTTGAAGCCACTTACCTCTGATAGATACTCATATAACGGAATGTTTGTCCTACTGCAGAATGTGTCTGATTCTCAGTATGGTGCAGATAAACTTTCTCTCGAGGATCTCAAGAACGTTATTCCTAGAGAAGCGCTCTCTAGAGGATCTATCACTACATATACAGACTTGAATAATGCATTCAACTCTATTCAAGCAGATAACTGCAAGATGTACTTCTTGGAGAAGGTTCATAATCAGATAGAGCGTCTATACTATGCATACCTTCTTATGAAAGAAGAAGACAATGTCATTCCTACCAATACTATCACTGCTAGAGTGACAAGAGGTATGTTTGATGGAGTTAATAAAGACTCGTTTACTATCAAACCAGGATCTGCATACTATATAGATCCAGATACTGATGAGATCAATGGAGTAGTAAGCCCATCTGAACAGCAGATAAAAGAGTTGGATGAGAAGTCCTTCTTCTATATAAATCCATACCTCACTGTGGTTAACAAGTCTCCATTCTATGTGTCATACTATATGACATTGATGAACTACACTAGAGAGTTGTTCTTCGAGTATATAAACAATGACTCTATTCTTCAGTTTATCAGTGTCAACTTCTATATGCACAGAGACTTCTACACAGATCCAGATACGTATAAGATAGAATTGAAGGCTGTTCAGAATATCAATACAGACTTCCAGTTGATTACTTATAATGGATCAGGTGCTCTAGAAGAGTGTAAGCTTAAGATCATTGCGGTCATCTACTCTGTAAACGCCAATGGAGAAGAGATCCCTGTACGATACATCGATGGAGAGTTAGATGACTTTGCAGAGGATAAGTTTGAATACAAGATGGTGTTCAAGTTTACCACTAATGATCAGATCTCTGCTAGAGGTACATTCCTTACAATCACTTCTGGTATGAAAGCTATCAAGTCTGGTAGAGAGATGGAGTACAATATCGCTCCATCAGTAAAGATGAAGCTGTTCTATCTTGTAAAGATGGATACCCGTCCTGCTAAGGGAAGAGTATATGGTACAAATGAGACTCTCAATCTTGATGATATTGTACCAGACTTAGAGGATTATACCCTTACCAATGTATACAATGCTGGTACTAGTGGATTAGATATCTTCTATGACTACTCTGATATACAGAACTCGTTTATCAATCTAGAACGTATTCCCACTGGGTTTGATTTCACTATCCATAAGATCCCAGTTGTTAGATACACATACATGAATAGAGAGTCTAGGTTCAGATATCTATTCAAGCAGATTGATAAGCGTAGAAGATATATAGAGAGTATTCTTCTTCTCTTAGAAGACTCCTTTGGTATTGATTACAAGTTCTTCAATACGTATGGTAAGTCTCTCATGTATAACATCGAGAACACTGTTAATATTGATAGAATCAATCTCAAGCTTGACTTTGAGATCAAGTTCCAGGTTGCTAGTGAGCATGTATACATTCCTGCGATTACTAAGTCTATCAAGGAGTATATTGAGGATATGAACAACCTTGTTGACCTCCATATGCCTAACTTGATTACTTATATCACCAATCTCTATAGAGAACAGATTGTATACATCAAGTTCATTGGATTGAATGAATATCAGTCGCTCTATCAGTCTATCTATAAGAATCCTAAGATTGATGAGAACTACTTCGTAGAGACTCAGACAGTACCAGAGTTTATCAATGTGAATACCAGGCCCAATGATACTCCAGAGATAAACTTCAAGATCGTATAATACCTCATAAAGGAGATTTCATACCATGTCCTACTTTAGTGGTATATCAATGGACAAGGTTCCCATAGCAGAATCATTCAAAGCTGTTATGGGAAACTTCTTCCTTGTAATAACAAATAATGCAAGCATTCTTCATAATGCTAAGAAGAACTACTTAGAGATCAAGGATAAGTTCGATAAGAACTATGTACTCACCTCTAAGACTAGAGAGATGCTTAAGAACTGCATTGTATCCGGCAACTCTATTCCTGTGGATGAACAGCCTGTAGACTATGCACAGCTTACTAAGTTCATTAGATATGATCTCGATGTAGACACCATCAAACGAGCAATGGATAGAATCTACACCTACAATACTACTGAAAGAAAGCTCAAGAAGAAAGCTATGCCATTTGATGACGTATTTGCTATTCTTCTTAAGTCTATGACTTTCCTTCAGATTCCTGTTGTAGATAGACTATCTAAGTTTCAGCTTCCTATCTTCATTGATGGAAGATTCTTCTGCGTTATATCCTTTGATGAGAAGGATATCCACAAGGTTCTAGTACTTACATCTCGTAACATGTACGATATACACGAAGCTCTTCATATCAACTGTAGACTTGATACAGATAAGAACTTCGATAAAACTCTTTTCTTTAATAAGTGATAATCTACCCCATACATGACTATCTCATGTATGGGGACATTGTCTTCAAATAAAAACATAAGAAATTGTATACTATAGTTATGGTGTAGTGTCCATATACACCGAAAACTCCTTTTCTGTTACTAGTATCCCTCCCGCTAGCTTGGGTGGGTACTAGTAACATTAATGGATTATAAAGCATCGTATTTTTTCTTGTATTGAAAGGGTAAAGGTACGTATATGGAAGAGAAAGATCAGTTTAAGACAGCAGAGAACTATAGACGTATTATAGAAGCCAAGGCACTTATCGTACACCAATTGACTTCATCAAAAGATATCAGCATGAAGTACAAACTAAGAGTAGATTTCTTGAACAATCATACTTCAGAGAACTATGTGCAGATGATACAGAATAGAACTAAGAAGTCAAAAGATGAACTCTATGAACTAGCAACCACGTTTGTTAAAGATATAAACGGATGGATATACACTGAGCTTTCACATATGCAAGAAGAAAAGTTGGCCGAGCTTATGAATGAGCCATACTGTCTAGACAAGTTTCTTAAGAAACTAAAGAAAGTGATAGGTGAAGACAAGGATGACATTTTTTTACAAAAATGCTGTTAATGTGTTTACGGATGCTTCTGTTATCAAACTACAAGATCAAGAGGGCGGTGACATATTCGTCACCGCTCCTGGTTTTGTCTCAGTGATCGACGGTAATATCGTTAACAGCGGTGTTGAGGTAATCCATGGTGGTACCAACAACTATGGAGAATTGTATGCTATACTCATGGGTATAAGAGAGATAGCAAGGTATAAGGATACAGATTACTTCCTTAACATCTTCTCAGACTCTAAGATCTCTATCTCAGCATTAAGAGAATGGATCTTTGGATGGTATGGTAGAAGTGATAAGAGGCTAAGATCTGGATCTGGTTCTTATGTAGTGAATCAAGAGTTAATGCTCAACTGTATTCAAGAAGTTATCAAGAGTGGAGTACATGTATCCTTCTTTCATGTAAAGGGTCATTGTAATCCATCCAATGTAGATAACATGGCTGTCTTTAAGAGGACTTTCATCATGAATGATCCTAAGAGTCTAACAGGTACAGTTCCTGATGAGATTCTCTATGAGATGGCAACAAATAATAATGTCATAGATAATATGACAAGGGAGGTATTACATAACATCGTAGAATCACCAAGTTATAACCCACAAGAGTATATGATAACCAATAACTGGCCAATGTATTGGTATCCGAACAAAGAGACTCTAGACTACTATAAGTTCCTTATAACAGGATAGCTAGTTGCATACTATAAACATGAGAAAGTATAAGAGAGGATTAGGAAGCAGGTGTAAGAAGGATGATACCAACAGGGTATTCTGTCACCAAAAAAGTAGAACCTGTAGAGAAGGATTATATCATAGGATATGATGATCTGCAGGGAAACTCTTATGTAGGATTAAGACCAGACTTCGCGATAGAGGATTGGGCAAATGATCTAATCCAAACCGTAGGATTAGCAGAGCTGTGTAGACAATATCCGTACGTTCATATGCGGGTAAATAAAAACAATGGTACGCTAGTGCCAGTAGATGATAAGAGTTGGTATGCTCGTATTACTAACTTCTTTCATGTGTTATATCATATGAGAATGGATGAGTATATGAAGACTCATCAACAGTATCCACAATGTCCTCAACAGTATCCTCAATGGCCTCAAAATTCAGCAAATGGCTTCACAAGCAATTTTATCGACATGGCAAGTAGGAGCATACAGGAATATGCTTTTAGCATGGATTTCGATAAAAGTGATGATCAGATTCCCTCGATACCGCTTGAATTAGAGAAGGAATACCATAGGAAAAATGATGAGGAAGTTATTTATCATCAAATTTCTCCACAAGAAGCATTCTTGGAGACCCAAGAAGATATCGATAACAAATATTCGATTACGAATGTAGATGCTACGATATCGACAGACTTCAGTGATGTGAACAAACAGGGATGGCATCCGAATCCTAACAGGAATCAGAATCAATATGTTGGGCAAGGAATAGATCCTAGCATGGCATATCCAAACCCATATTATCAGCAGATGATGGGTATGGGTATGAATCAACCATATTACAACCCATATGTATATAACCCACAATATGGTAATGGGATGATGATGAACTCATATCTCCCACAGTATAAGACCACTAGTGGAATAAACACATCTTGGCCCCAAGCGGATACCCAGTTTGATATGTTTGAGGACGCTACTGCTAGAATGAGAGAGCACTTTGAACATTCTACAGCAGAAGCTGCTAGGATAAACCAACAAGAGAGAATGCAAAATCCGACTATGTTGGACACAAGCAACACTCTAGATTTCAGCAATCCTGAATCAGTAGCTAATCTAATGGCAAGGAATGGGCAGTATGCTAATCCTATGATTAACAACATGAACAACCCAAACCTGATGCACCCACCTACAACTCCACAACCATACGGCTTAAACAATCCATATCAGACCATATCCAATCCTGGATATGGGTATAACTCTTTCTATCCTAGCTATGGGTTTGGATATGGCGGATGGTATAATGGGTACATGCAGCAAGACCTTAGCTTTATGGAACCAACTATGGAAGAGATCCAAGCTGGTATAGCTCCATTGGTTAGGGTAGTAAGAGGAGACAATGTAAAGCCTAATAAGTGTATTAGAGAAGATGAGAACAACAAATCTGATAGCACTACGATAAAAGTCAGTGTAAGGAGGGAGTATGTAAAGGAGGAAGAGCAAGAAGAGCAGATTACTCAGAAAGAAGAGAATCAAGAGAAGAAGTGGTTCTCAAAAGAGTATGAAGAGAAAGTAAACAGAGTAGCAGATGAGATAGCAGTGTATGATGAAGCTAGAGCACTATGCCTTGTAGGATCTCTAGAGGAATTGAGCAGAAAAGACTTCAAGATCTATTTCGATCTCACTCTAGAGAAGATAAAGTGGTATAGAGCTCAAGAGCAGATTCATCCTGATATCGATTATAGAGTACCGTTTCGATATAGAAGAGTTCCAAAGAAGTTTCTAGATAAAGAAACTGGTAAGGTTGTATATGAATCTTATAAAGCTCCATTCAAGAAGACATTCTTGTTTGGAGATAGAGTGGTACCGTTCTATGAGTTTGATAGAGGAGAAGAGCCATCTGATGAAGAATGGAAAGACTTCTATGAAGCAGCTGAATATGAACGGGATATCGAGATAGCAGCATTTAAAGCTAAGGCTGCTGAGAAGTATTTTGAAGAACAGGATCAACAGGACTATTATAATCCATATGATCCGATGTCTGTGAGGATGTATGAGTACAGACAAGCGCAGAAGAAGCAGAAACAGCAGTATGATCTCTATCGTACCATATTGGGAGATAGAGTGACAGATGAAGAGTTTGATCAATGGTGGTATGGCAGCACTAACACTATGAGAAGTGGAAATCCGACCCAACAGGATATCGCTGATACCAAACGGAGATGGAAAGACCAGATGCAGGCAAACCACATGTACAAACTCAACAATGCAGTTCCCATAGACCAGAAAGCTCTATCTAATCAATTCATGCAGAGAACGAATGCTGCGATAAGAGAGTTCGATCGTGGTACTATGGATAACTGCAGCAGTGTACAGGAGTTCTTCGATAATCTAGGATATCTCATGGTACGTATATCCGAAGAGAATATCGAACAACAGCGGATGCAGTCTATGGATCAGACAGTAAGCAGATCTGCATATGAGAGATCATTGCATAGATTTGCTAATGAGGCTAGACCAGGATATCCTATAGAGAGATTCTTGGGTAACTATGGACAACTGAATCCTAGTTATAACATGCCTCCCAATTATATAGACTTCAGAAGCACAGCTCATTATGAGCAAGCAAAGCAGAGGTTCATGAACTATTGTTCTACCTCTACAGGAACAGTTCCGCTAAAGCCTATCTATGACTAAACGAGGAAACTGTTATGAACGTTAAAGAGCGTAATAGTTTCCTTGCACAAGGATTAGATGCTCTAAGGTTTGTAGGTAAAGGGGATAGGAAAGATTCTATATTAGATATAGCTCGATTAGAGGTAGATTGGCATAAGATGCATAAGCCTCCTATAGAGAGTTATATACCACCATTCGGTCTGAACAGTTTATGGGAGATAACCAATGACGTTAAGCTCATGAACCGTCCAGATAAGAGAGTTAGATATATGGATGATCTGTTGAAGCAGTTCAATATCTGTTTTCTCAATGCTGGTACTAATAGAAGAATCTACTATCACACCTTAGACCCATATATCGTATTCAAGGTTGGTTCTGATCAAGTTGGTAGATCCGATAATATATCGGAGTATCACATGCAGAACAACATCTTCCCATTCTGTACTAGAACCTATAATGTACTACCAAATGGGATGATAGCTCTATCCGAGCGGGTAGAGGTTATGACCGAGTATGATTACAAAACCAAGTGGGCAAGTGAGATCTTTGACTTAGTCTTAGCGATCATAGCCAAAGGATACATTATGGAAGATATAGGAGGTAACTTCTATAAGAACTTAGGAGTACGGATAGGATTCGGCCCTGTGTTCATAGACTATCCATATGTGTATAAGGTAGATCTAAGAAAGACCTTGTGTAGTTATATTAATCCCATTACTGGAGAGAAGTGTGATGGGGAGTTGGATTATGACTATGACAAGGGTATGTCTGAGATCGTGTGTGACAAGTGCGGAACAAGGTTTTCTGCAAAGCATTTAGCAGCAGTCTCTAACGAAGACAGAATAGAGACAAGAAAGGGGAAATTTTCCATGGATAACAACTTCAAGATCTCTGTAGTACGTGGCAATGATACCGTACTTAAGACTTATAATGAATCCGAGGCAGCTTCGATCCAGCAGTTCTCCGATGTAGTACGAGTTACGAGAAGAGAGCAACCTAAAAAGCCTCGTGAGATTGTAGTAAGCCCGAAGTTTAATCAGAGAGAGGAAGTTAAGCCACAGTTCCGAGTAAGTGTCGGTAGGAAGTCTAATAACAACAACCACAGGCCGAATAATAGTTCTACAGAAACCTTCTCGAACGGAAACTCTGAGGTTCAGCAGCGCAGAGGAAATAACAATCCTCCAAAAGATGAGCTGATGCCTGATATCAATCAGTTCCTCTATGAGATTGATATGAAACATGGTCGTGGATCTGCAATCTATCTTGCACGTCGTCTTGGTGTATATTATACCAATCCCAATGATAAGCCTGTTGTACATGAACAGGAGATCAAAGCGACTCTCAAGGTAGAAGAGGAACCCAAGACCAAAGAGAATAAGACAGCTCCTATTGGATCTGATGTAAAAGAAGATGAGACGCTTCTTCATCAGATTGCCAATAATGGAGAAGATAAAGAAGAGGCTATGATTCCCGTAAAGCCAAAGACTGCAGCAGAGCTTGCAGCTATGGATAAGAATTCTCGTGAAGAGAATGTAGTTATGGGATTCCCTGGTGAGCCCCTTGTAGATACTATGCGAATTGAGCAGACAATGCCGGTTATAGCAAAGGCTCTTGAAGAGAAGTTTAACCACAAGGTTGTAAAAGTACCTGGAGAGAGTGATGCAGACTTCATGCGTCAGCTTGAGAAAGACGCAAAGGAGTTCCTCGAGAACAATCTGGAAATGAACAAACTTTTCCGTGACGGACTTGATGGACTCGAAGTAAATGTAAATTCTTTCCTTGATCATGTGAACAAAGTGTGCTTCCTTGTCAAGGTTGAAATGCATAAGTCCTCACTTGTAGATGTGACAATCTATCCTTCTGATGGAACAGAAGAAGCATCGGCAGAAGAGGAGAGCACGGCTGATGAGAAGGAGAACGAAGAAATGAGTAGTTCTGATGATCATGATGGTGTAAACTGTGAAGAGTTCTTCGAGCAGTGCATGAAGAACTATGCTATGCATCCAATCATGAAAGATCTCAATGAGAAGTCTAAAGCTGAAGCTATGAACATTCTCTCTCGTAAGCTTTTGAGCGACATTGTTGATGCAAAGCAGCTTCCGTATGCTGTAGCACATGAGGCAGCCAAAGAATTTGCATGCAAGTATCTCGGTATAGATTCTAAGTCAGTAGAATCTGTCACATATGCAGCCGATGAGCTGTAAGGGGGTGATTATTAATGGAGAATAGGTTTCTCAAGGGAAAGCTATACGCCAGCAATGATCCAGGAGCAATACCAGATGCACTTGCGTCTGGTTATACAGTAATAGCACTAGTTGATGTGGGTAGTTCTATGAACTACCCCAACTGTGTTATTATGAGTAGTCTATTACCACCACCAGATGCGATATCTGATATACTCAATGGGAACAAGCCTATGGGTATACAACGGTATATAAACTACCTCATGGATCCAGCAAGAGAAGAAAGTGTTGTTTGCCTACTGGCTGCATTATATCAGAAGCCTACAAACTTCTTATTGTATACAGAGTATGATGCAGACAATGAGTTCAGTATCTTAGCAAGCTTAGCAAACTTCTTAGCCAATGCATTTGGTGTAGTAGTTGGCAAGTATAAGGATCCAAATAACCTAGCTGGTTCTATTGCTACTCCTGGGTTTGATTTCACGATTGCAGATCTGTTGTATGTGAACCACTTTATCTCTATCCAAGAGTATGCTATGATGACGCCATTGGATGCCATTCCAACAGCAAGAGCATGTTCGGAGATACTTAGACATATCAACTATGGATTTAACTCTATGGAAGATTGTGTAAGAGCATGTCTTGGTATGATCAATGATGTGAGATCAGAAGTTGCCACTGGGAAAACCTCTCCAGTATTGATGGCAACTCCTGTTCTATCCAAAGATGCTCTGGTAGAACTACAGCAGCGTAAGTCTCAGTATGCTGCTATGGGTAAACCACAGGGATGAGATAAGAATGGAAGGAATGGGACTATACCCATTCCTTTCTTTTTTATCATGTATTACGTATAAGACAGCCTGATAAGACGTTCTCTATCTAATAAGATAGAAGAGTGGTATATTGTATTAGGAGGAATTATCCATGTCTAATAAGGTTCGTACTCTTCCGCAGTCTGGTTTTGGTGGTCAGCAGAAAAAGTATAAGTACAAGAAGCAGAACAAACCACAACAGCAGTCTGTAGGACTTAGAGGACCAAAGAAACCTGTTCCTTTGGCTCCACTTGTACCTCCATCTAAGAAGTATCAAGAAACCATCAACTTCATTGCTAAGAAGGGGTTCTTCGTAACTGCCTCTTATGGTAATAAGGTGAGACTCGATCAGGTCAAGGAGTTTAGAGTAGACTCTAAGGATGTTCCTGTACTGATCGTTGATCTTGAGTATAGAAACAATAGACGGGAGATTGTTCGTCATACAAAGGTGTATCGTATCGTCAGATACAACAAGAATGAGATCATTGGTATTGAGTCTCGCAATATGAACACCTATAGATATAATAGAGTAGACGTGGTTATTCCTAAGGTTGAACAGCCTACAGTTGTTCGCAAGAACAACAACTCTTATAGGAAGAATCCGAGATACTAAAGAAAATCTCGATTGTACACTATAAATATGAGATGTAAGGAAGTATTAGGCATTTGGAAACAAGCGGTCGCTCAACGGCCGCTTGTTCTCCTTGTGTCTAGTACTTCCCCTTTGTTTTTGTCGTTGAGGTCTCATATAGCCATGCTCCAGAGTTCCGAAAGGAACCTCGTCTTGGTCGGTGCCGACAAACTCATTGGTAAGTCATCCCATGCCACTGTGGCATGCAACTGAGGGGTATTTACGGTTAAATCGCGTAACTTGCTCCGGAAGGTAGCCATATGCATGTAAAAACTTAAAACAACGTTTGGTAGGGGCGGCCTCTCTAGGTACTGTGATCAATGGTGAAAAATCTATTGGTCTTAAGCAGTACTTGGAAGGCTGCCCCTACCGTACACGGTCTCTAAGCTGATTTTATAGGGGTTTTTTGTTATGAAGCTTACATTTCTAGATCCAACTATGGATCCTAGACTATTAGATTGGGCTATGACTAGAGAGTTATCTGGATGCTGTACAGTATTCAGATTCTATACTATTCATATCTATGGACGATCATTGGATAATCTTATTCCTTCTAACGAAAGTATGCAGTTGTTGAAGCAATGTGGCTTTGGCGACTCTAATACAATAGAGTTTGATCAAAGATATGCCACAGAACTTCTATACAATCCTAAGATGTTTATAGACTTGGTACAAATTCTCTTATCCTTGCAAAAGGATCAAGAAACTATCATCATATCTAACTATCTGCATCCATATGCAATGCCTATTGTGGATAGTTTGATAAAGTTCATTCAAGAAAGGTATTCTATCCCATCATTCATAGTGAATGATGGTATGGATATCAATGATTTACAGCTGTCTAACTTTGGGTCAGACGATGGGTATAGAAACTTTGTGGATGATATAGATAGATTTCACAAGGAGTATCCAAATAATGGTGTAACAACCGTATTCGATATCTAGTGAAGTATGAAAGGAGGTTAAACCTTTGCAACTTCTAAGCAAGTTATATGAAAAGAACACTTATGTTGCTCCGTATGAATATCTCATAGATAAGACCATACGTGAGTATGATTTAGAGAAGGCAAACATAAATATTCTCATAGAGGAAGGTTTGATCTCTAAATCGCAATACGATTACTACGTTGCTCTACCTAAGCGGCAAAGAGAGGTGGAAGTGGGTATCCTTCAAAGGGATAATCCTTCTATCCTTAGTGGGTTAAAGCGAGGTTTTGTTAGGGCTCGAGAGGAATTCTTTCGAGTTAATGCTATTGAAGACTCTAGTATTCTTTATATAGACAAAGACTCCATAACGACCATTGAACAGGCAAGAACTTATTTCGGGGTAGGTACTATGCAAACCCGATTAAGTGAATATCTTAATTTCAGACTAAAAAATGAATATACTAGTTTCTATAGGGTCTTTCTTGTCGACTTTCTCTATTTTAACGACGGTAACGCTGAATCATTTCGTATAAAGAACGCGAATGAAAGAGTACCACTGAAGCATATGCATTATATGATGGATCTATTATTAAGCATAGCTTACAGTGGACAGAGCAGTCGCGTGCTAGATACGCTGCAGATGATAAAGAGTGCATACTGTTCGTATACTAGTGGCGAACTCGACCCAAATTTCTATCGTGAGTTCAATCAAAGATCTCAATTTAAGTTGAAATCTAATAGTACGGCTTTCCAGTACTATAGTGACGTATTGATAGATGATCTAGATCTAATAGATAAGACGTTCAATATGGATATCATACGTCTATTCTACAGATACTATATGAATGAGTACTTTAAGACAAAGAGATAGGCTAGTGGACGTGTATCCACTAGCCGTGTTATTTTTTTTTTGTTTAGTATATTGAGAGGTGTGATGGAATCTCTACATCGCTTCCCCAATAGTCTGGTTTGGAATCTAATACGTCTGATAAGTAAGTATACGGGAGCTTGTCTTTGAACTCTTTAGTCCATACACACTTACCATTTATAACAACTATGTCATCAATAGAGAATGAGCAACCACCATATGGGTCATTGATACCTAGATTATACGCAGTAAACCCTCTTTGGCCATATCCGCAATCAAAATCATTAAGAGTTAGAACACGGTTTGCATCTATCGCATCAACAAGTTCACCGTTGACAAACATGAACAAACCATGTTTAGCACTAAAGCAGAAACCAATATGGTACCAAGTGTTATCCAATACAGGAATTCTGGCAGAATCTGGAGTACGCTTATCTGCTAATACTAAATGGGTTTGCTTTATTCTTGCTCCCCATATTTTGGTTCCTTGCTCAATAGATGAGATAGCATATGATACTCCGCTACTACCATTAGCCAAAACCCAAGCATAACTATGATCTACTTGATCAAGTCTATACCAGCAAGAGATAGTCCAATTGTGTGGATCTAATCTATATTTAGAATTAGCATCTAGAGTTATATCTGGCAAGAGTCTTAAATGGCTTGTGCCTGCAGATACTATAGCCCACTCACCAAATTTACCACTTTTAGATTCTACTGTAATACCATTGTTGTAGTTAGCAGCTTTTGGTGTTACATATTTAATCCATTGTCTCCTAATGCGGGATCTTGAGCCCTTAAGTTTACTAGATAATCTAGTCCCATATATGGTCACTCCTTTATTTTATAATTTATTAAAATGTGGAGTATAGCCATATGGGTATACTCCTCTTGGTTATCTCTAAATAGAAACTAACTTAATTGCCAAGGATCTCTCACCATTCTTAGAACAGTTGACTCTATACAATGGTCGGTTGTATACTCCAGGAATCAATTGTTCATTAAACTTACCCTCAGCAGTGACAACGAGTTCATCAGAAATAAACTGTACAAAGTACTTACCTCTATTGATGCTTATATCCTCTATATCAGTGATATGAAAGGATCCATTCAATAGTGCAAATATGACAGCATCTTCTGATGCATTGCTAACTTTTTGATCACTTGTAGAGGATAATTTATCATGAAACTCTAAAAGATTCATAAATTATCTATCCCCCAATGAGTGCATCTTCTACAGCTTCATTCTCTTTACGCTGTTGAGCACTCTTACTCTTCATTTCCTTAGTTACGGTATACCATAGATAGTGGAGGAAGCCAATGTCATAACGCATAGCTTCCTCATAACTTATCCTAGCCCTGCCACCACCATTATTGTCGCAGATCATCTTCACTCTGGAATATAAGCTGCTGCGGTCGGTAACTGGGCACGTGTAAAAAGTATATTGAGTGGATTAGAAGGTCTTGCAGGGATATGTTCTCCACAAGTGGGACACTTGGTTGCTGGAATAGCATAAGTGATCTTATCTTGAGCAAACTTAGTTGCAATCTTTGCTGCTTCGGTGCTTACAATTGCTCTTTCATCAGGAGTAAAGGTCTTGAAGACCGCTTCAATACCCTTAACTTTACGCATAGTTGTGGTAGAGAGTTTATCATCTGTTCCGAAATCAATCGGAGAGAGTGTCTTAGACTTCTTATCGATCAGATAGATAGTATCAATGTTCGGAAGCAGAGATACTACAGACTGATGCTGACGTGCAAAGTCATCATCAAGAGATGCAGGCTCAAACAGGTTGCTATAGATGGATGCAGATACGAATCCAATAGCATACTTGTCATTGATAACCCGTGGATGAGACTTATAGAACTGAGAGTCTACAGCTTCAGAAGCTCTAATCTTCTCAAAACGTTCCTTAACCTCATCATTGGGGAATACTACCATATCCATGATATCCTTCTTCTCAAGGAATAGCTTCTTGCACTTGGGGTTAGGACACTCATAAGTGATATAGTTTGTATCCTTGAAGTTGACTGCATGGATAGCAAACAGCAGTCCATCAATATCAAAGTCACTGATCTGACGGAGCCATACTTCAAATGAAGGCTTATTAGCATTCACAATGTGACGATAGATAGTAGAGAAGATCTTCTTCAATCCAGCTACAGTCTCAAAGCTAGTACTCTGAGGATTGAGAGTAATGATCTCTTCTCCAGAGAATGTGCTCATTTCAATATTCTTTCCAGAATACTGGAGTGGCCATGTAAGAGTAATAGTACTATTACGTTTATCTTCTCTTCCCACTACAAGAGCACGGTTGAGGTTGATAGGCTTAGAAGAAACTGTAAAGCCCTCAAGCTCATCACTCTTCTCAAGCTTAAGCTTCTGTACGAGGTCATCACGATAATCCTTGATGATCTCTCGAACCTCATCTTCAGAGAGCTGATCTACTGATGTGGACAGATTGTCATCATCCTCATCGATATCATCTTCCATATCATCAGAGATATCTAGGGTATCATCATCAGTCTTCTTCTCCTTCTTTGGAGCAGGAGTAGATGCTTTAGGTTTTTCTTCTTTCTTATCCTCATCTTCAGGATCATTGAATGCAAGATCAGGAACCATAGGAGATGAACCCTTATTGGTGCCAATGGTTACAACATCCTTATCCATAAGATCAAGGTTATCGTCATCCTTAGCGGTAAGGGAATCGATATCCTTAGATGCATCCCGAGAAGAACGAGGAGTAGAAGAAACAGGTGCTTCTTCAATACCAAAGTATGCGTTATCTACACCAGCCTTTGTATCCTTAGCAACCTGGAACAGGATATAGCCCTTGCGTTCAAACTCAGTGATATCATCGAAACGAGGATCAGTATCCATCATCTCGTTGATCTTCTTGATATGATCACTAACCGTCTTATTTCTCTTAGCGCGCTTCTCAAGCTGAGCATACTTAGTAGTGATATATGCTTCCTTGGCTTCATTGATACGCCCACCAGGAGCATTCATCTCTTTCTTAGTACGCTCAATACCCTCATCAGCCATTTCATATAGATTATCAAGAGTATTACGGATAGGATCCTTCTTCTGCTTGCGAGGAGTCTTAGCAATCTTGCTAATATCAACCTCTTCAGTATATTCATCCTTACCATCACCGCTAGTAGGACGAACGATCTTATGAGATTTAGACTTCTTCTCCTCTACAATTGCTTCGCCTTTGATAACCTCAATCTCTCCAGCTTCTGTACTGATATGAGAAGGAGTAATTACTTCCTTCTTAGCAGTGACTTCTGCAGGAGTCTCATTGCTATCTTCTACACCGAGATCAGAGAGAGAAATCTTCTCCTTCTTCTTAGCCATATATAAAAACCTCCCAAAAAAGGATATGTACTACTACTCTTTCCTCTTACTAACTTTAACCCTCTTAACTTTCTGGAATCCTTTACCCTTGGTCTTCTTACGTTCAATAGCTCTAGGCTTAGCAGCTTCCAATCCTCTATCAAGAAGATCTTCCATTGCACCACTATCTAGTTTCCCATTGAAGTCTGTAGAACCCTTGGATCCAGTAATACCTCTAGAAGAAATAAGTCCAGGAGCTTTACCACTACTAAGCATTTGAGTTATATTGATAGATCCTACTTTGTTCTGATCATTGATCTCATCGTCAGTCATTCGGATCATTGTATTTTCATCAAAGCTCTCTTCGCTTATATTCTTCTTGATAGAGGGATTGCTCTTCATTCTTACCCATATACGCAATGGGTATCACTCCTCGTCATTAAGATACTTGATCTTACTAGAGTCTTTATCATACACAATTTCGAAGATATTCTTGTTCACTGCGATTCTTATATTAACGCAGCCATGCTCTGTCTGACTCATAGTACATTTGACGTCTACAGGAAGCAACTCAGGGATATAAGTAGCAACCTGTTGTTCTATATCATCTTGGAGCATGATTAGTTCTGAATCGAATGCAAAGCGATATCTTCCCTTGATATCTATACCCATATCAGGTATATCAGGAATGGTACCCTTACGCATTACTATCAGTTTTACTAATAGTACTACTGCAGAGTTCATAACCCCGGATTTGATGACACTAAGATCAACCATTCTAGGTTTGCCAAGGTCATCTAATTCTAGCAAGTATTCTCTGATATTATCGTTACTATCAGCCGGTAATCCGTCTGCCAATAGAATCACCCCACTCTCTTATCATTAAGTCGCGCAAGTAAAGTTTCAACATATGTGCTCATTTATGTTTGGCGGCACATCTTAATAATTTAGTTTAACGTAAGGAGGTCAAATTACAATGTTTAGATTTGACGATAACGATATAAATCAGACCCCCCAGCACCCTACTAGAGAGGCTATGGGATTAGCTGGTATGAATCCAGTTTGTGGAGTTGCTGGTAATGGGGCATTTCTTGTCAATGTGATGAATCATGATAAGGATCTAGAAGTTGGTTGGAAAGACTATAAGGCGGTTAGTAGATCATTGGATCCTAATGATAGCCTATATGGTATCGATGCTAATGGTCGTATACTTGCTAAGAATAAAGACTACTTCATGGATAAGCCAGATGTAGTAGTAGAGGCTTATATCATCAAATCTGACAATGTAGACGAGGTAATGAGAAAGATTGAGGAAGAGGCTAATCTTCCTTATGATCAGAGACCTATTCATAAACCTGATTACTTGTATGAGGCATTCACTGGTAAGAGACTGTTATCAGAATCTCAGTTAGAGTTTGATCCTCTCTTAGAGAAGGTAGAACTTCCTACAATGAGTGGAGTAGTAGCAGGAGAGTATCCTAATACTAACCAGTTAAGTGGTCCTGCCTCATTAGACAAACCAGATCATACAGACTTCATGCCAGAGGTAGATAATCTGAATGGTATGGTAGAAAACTCCCTCTTAGATATAGACCCCCTCAATATCTTAGAGGCTATAGATAGAGTACAAACGGTAGAGCCGTATAAGAAAGAAGTAAAGGAGAATACGTTAGATATGGATACTTTCTCATTCAATGAAGATAGTCAGTCTCTCAAAGAAGAGTATACTGAGGATATCAAGACTATTACAGAAGATCTGGATACTCTTGCTAAGACGAAAACCAATCTTGATAAGTTCTTTGCTAATGCTAGAGTACGAATGACAGATCCTGCCAATATGGACTCAGAAAAGCAGTTCTCTTTTGATGATGACAATATCGATTTAGACGAGCTTGAGCCTAAGTATGCTGAGCCATTCATTAAACCAAAGGAACGATTCTCTTTCGATGATATCTAAAAGAGGGGAGTCATAAAATGAGATTCGAACAAGTCAAGGATGAACAAACACCAGAAGAGATGTTATCCTTGTTTAGGAATACTATACATTGTACCATGTCTGATAGAGGATCAAATGAGCTCTTATCAGCTAAAGAGAGATCTGATTGGATGACAATGTATAACGATAGTATGATTATGAAGTCATACTATCAGACAGAGAAAGAACTTGAGGATGATTGGAATAAGTGGTGTGAATCTGCTTATGACGAGAAGCTCAGATCTGATACTATGGCTCTCAAACTCTATGGGTTAAACAATGAGACCATCTATAGAACCTATAAGAGAATCTTCTTGAAGTTCAAGACCTATGAGGGTGATAATTACAACCCCGATAAGTCTATCTTCTCTAGAAGAAACTCTATGGTCACAGATGTAATCCAGGGTATAAAGACAGACGTTGGTGATACCACATCGTATGATGGTAGATATACTATCAAAGAATCATATGCTGTCAAAGATGATCCTATGATAGATAAGCTTAACCAACAGGCTTTTGATGCTATACAGAGAAATGGGTATCAGATCATCACTGGTGGTCATAAGGATCTTGATTCTCTTGATAAGGAATACTACAACTATCAATCAATGAGCAGAGATAAGAGGTCTAAAGCAGATACATTGTCTCTCCAAATCTATGGAATCGATAATGAAGAGCACTATAAACAGCAGTATGTAGACTTGACCAATGATATCACTGGTAATGATATCATAGATGATCTCAGTATGCCCACATATGAGCCTGTAGAGGAATCATCCGCCAATAACTTGAAGTCTCTGCTTTCTATATTGGAAGAGGTTCGTAATACTACGGATGTTGTACGAGCATCCAAACTTGCTCAGTATATCAAAGAAGATATAAACCCCACGTCTGTAGTAGAGGAAACCATCTTCAAAGTCATTGATGATGAAGTAGATAAAATAGCCAAGAAGTTAGAAGAGGAAGAACCATTTGGTTTTGCTCCATACTTCTTACCTGATGAGATAGAAGAGCTTGGAGCTTACTCTGAGGATGCTAACTGCTATGGGGTATCTTCTGATCTATCAAATAGTGATGATCCTACTCGTACTACTAAGGATTGGTTGTATAACTACTATGCTAAGAGTATAGGGTTAAGACCAGCAATGAGGTGGTCTAATTCTAGATGGAAAGGTACAGTAGAACTTCTTTCTAATAGACTTGGAGATCCCAAGCTCTCTAAGAAGGAACTTAATACGACCAAACAGAACCTGTTAGAGATAGGGTGGAATCCAGAAGTTCCATATACAGATAGTATTGCCTCTATTGCATCTTCTAGAACCAATAGAAGATTTGCAGAGCAATTCAATTCTAGATACAAGTTCATTGATATCTCAGAGGCTGTACAGGCCTCAGATAAGGTAGAATCTATCCCTAAGGATGATACTCCTATCCTTACATTCTACTTCTTCTCATCTTATGATGATTCTGGTAAGAAGATCATGCAGGAAGTCTATATAGGATTAGATATCAATGACAAAGACAAGGTATATCCTATAGAAGATGGATTGCTTAAGAGAGAAGCAGACTTTGACGATATCATGCAGAATCTCTCCGATGACGTACAGCTCCATACGTATGTTGTAGGTATGGCTAAAGGAGATATGGATAAAGTTGCTGATGTGGTAAGTAGATACTCTACAAATCCAGATCTCTCTAAGTACTCTATGATCAAGACTATCATAGATGAACTTGATATCCCCATGATCATAGAGAATGAGAAGCTGTTCTGTGCCTATATCTTAGATATGATAATATTCTTGGCAGATAATCCCAATACTGTATTGGAACCTGTACCTATAGAAGATATTACCTCTAGGCATATAAGAAAGAGAAGTCTTAGACATGTCTATCTTACATACAGTGGTAGAGCAAATAGATACGTTATTAAACACAATAACAAACAACACTTTTTTGGAAAGTTTGTTAAATACTCTCTTGCAGAATGTGCCTCAGAATGTACTTATATTGCTCCAATCTCTATATGCGAAGTTACATCACTTCCTATAGAGTTTGATAGAGATGGAAACCTCTTCATCAAACAGAGAGAGAATGTAAACTTTGCAGAAGAGTATGCTAAGTGTCATAAACTTTTAGTGCAGTACTCTAAAGCTAAGGGATATGAGGCAATGAAGTACTATGTAGCCAAACTTTGGTACATAAACATTCTCATAGAGAAGAAACTTCATGACAAAAAAGAATACTCAAAGCAACAACTGACCTCTTGGTACAATACTAGAGCCCATGTATTATCAGACTTTAAGAAGTATATGGGAGAGATATTAGCACAAGAGCCAAACTTTGACTTTGAGAAGTACTATTCTACAACCCCATTTGATAAGAGTACCCTCAAAGTAAGCAATACCTTCTTACGTACTATATGGAACATGTTTAGAATGCTCTTTGGTCTATACATTCCATCAATGCCTAAAAAGAAGTAGACAAAAAATAAACCAGGTTCCCATACAACCTGGTAGATTGACTTGGTTCATACGATACACATTGCGGTCTTATATGCTCATAGATATATCGGTAATATCCATAGCAGCTAAGATCGCAGCATTTCTATACTCTTTGGATATATCCGAGACTTTTACGTCTGGATCTGAGTATATGACATTTGACCTATTGTAATGATCTAATATAATCTGTACTATAGGTTCGATATCTTGATTGCGATATTGTATCATATAACCATTCCTCCTTTGGTAAAAGGATGGAAGAGTTTCTGTATGGGTCCTCTCTTCATAGATATAATATATAACTACAAAGAGGGAAACTTACAACCCATATCCGACTACGGATATGGGGATTTTTATTTGTTACTAAACACTAAGTAAGCCAGGTTTTCCTCCAAAGATTCTGGGAATGCAATCAGCGGATATCTATCATTATACTCATTCACCTGGCTCATGATGGCTATCATATTTTTCATTCATTTTGGTATGGTAGTTGTTTTCCTCCCTAACTCTACTATTTTAACGCTGATAGTAGAGTGTCTCATGGTTTTTCTTCTTGCTTAGAAGAATTCAAAACGGAATGACCCCATACTCACTAGAGTATGGGGTTAAGTTTATCTTTAAACACATACTATAGATTTGAAAGGGAGTGAACATTATGGCATACAAGCCGCAGATCTTAGGTAAGAGATTCTTTAGGACAAGTCAGGTTAATAGCACACATCCATACCTTCTTAGGATAGTGGACGACAGAAATGATATATGTAATAAATACTACTACAGCACTGATAATACTGAAAGTATTGGAACTATCTACAAGGATGACCTTTTCAAGAACTATAACTCTATCTTACCAAACTACTGTATCAATCTACTTATAGGAAATTCTATAATAGAGGTAATGGATAAGCGTGGAGATAGAAAGCGCATTGTTAAACCATCTGTTTCTATTTATATAGATCAGATCAGTCCAAGATCTTATATTGATGGAAGAAGATACAATATGGATACTGGTCTTGGTAAGAAAGTATGTTTTGTATTAGATGATGAGTCATATATCTTAGAGGTTAGGGATATCATCATTGACAACCATAACTCTGTTCTAATACAGCCATATATCAGCCAGTATAATGAGAATCACTTATGTACTATATACAGGAATGTGGGAGAAGAAGCATTCCATTTCAGAGTATATGGATATATAGACAGTGATCCAGTAGAGCTTATCAGAAACTTGTGGAAAGATAGGATAGTATCCAATGGTGATATAGAGTACATGTCAGAGAATACACTGAACTCTGTATGCTATAAGATAGAACGATATATCAACAACTTGTTCAATATAAAAACAGTTGGAGTTGGATACTATAATTGTACAGAAGATCTAAAACAAGTATCCTCGTTCTTGGCTCACTTTAAGAGGTTTGATCAAGATAAGTTCATCAATCAGTACGTCAGAATGACATATGATGAGAAGATATCTTCTGTAGAGAGTTTGATCTACTATCTGATAGATCCTCCTCCGTCTGCATCTAAGTATAAGCTTACTAACTGTCTATTCATAAGATACAATAGCTTTGTCAATCTTGTAGAGCTTATGGAGAATATAGATAAGTTCAAGATGGATGTAGTATTCATCAAGTTTGGCAAAGATGTATTGATCATGGTATATGAGATAGAGAAGATCATTGATCAGCCTATCCATAAAGATGATCTTAATAGAAAATTGTTTAAGGGAGTACTCTTAGATAATGATGCCTTGACATATGAAGAGGCTAGTCTATTATTCGCTCACAAACATAATTAATGATATTAAGTACAATCAAGTACTTGATATAAAGCCGAAGTTACAGAAAGGCCGCTGTAACTTGTTAACCTACTAGATCTAGCAGGAGGAATTGCAAAATGGCAAACGAAGAAGTTCAGCAGGAACGCCAGAAGGCAACACTTCAGATCGATGAGCATCCTAAGTTTGAGGGTCTCATTGATATGATCTTCACAGATACCACTGAGGTATGCACGAAGATCAGCCAGGTATTCTCTGGTGTATTCCATGACTGGTATGGATCCCGTATCGATATCGGTCAGAATCGTGAGATTATCACGAGTGTGTTCTTCGCAGAGCAGCCGCAGAATGTTCCCAATGTGGAAGGTAAGCTGAACGCTATTGAGCGCATTGGCTCCAAGAAGGATATTGATAGCACGATCAAGACTATCAACTCCTACATTGGTGGAAGCAACATGAAGCGCTACCAGCTCACTCAGGATGGAAAGGATATCCTTGAGGCTGTTATCCCGTTCCGTGCTCGTAACAACAAGGGCAAGGTCGAATGGCAGAATCTCACTTCCGAGGATGCAGTTCATAATCCGATGAACTACACGGGTCAGAGCCAGGTTGTTTATCGTACGGTTATTGATCTCAACCGCTTCATCCGTCTCCTCTATGGAACGAAGGATGAGAATGGTGTAGAGTATCAGTATTCCGTTAACCTCGGAGCACCGATTAATCCTGTTCAGACGTTTGATGGTCGCATGATTGGCAATAGCTGGCAGCTGTTCATCCTTCGTCTCAATGGTAAGATTACCAATGATATTCTGAAGCGCTATGGGTTTGGTACTTCCAACAATCTCGGTATTGTGCGTTAAGACAAATCCATAACTAAGAACGGTGGGTATAGGCATCAGCCTATACCCATTGTTTATATATTTTTTATAAGGGAGTAATATAGGATGGCTTTCAAGAAGGATGGTAATCTCTCTTTTGAAGTGAATCCTGATGGGATTAACGAAGTGATAGATGAGAAGGGTAGTATGACCCTTATGCTTAGAGAAGTAGCATGGAATGGTAGACAATCCCATCTAGAACTGCGTAAATGGGTTGTTGATGTAGACAAAGAACAACCTATGCGTGGAGTATCGTTTATTACTGAATCTGGTCCTCATAACCTTGCAGAAGTATTGGTCCAGAATGGGTATGGTGAGACAAAGAATGTACTGAAAGAGTTATCTGTTAGAGATGACTTTGAAGAAGCACTTGTAGATGTAATCGGTAAGAAGAAAGTAGTAGCTGCTAAGAATACTACAGCTATCGTTTCTGAGGATGATTACTATGATCCGAAGACGTTGATTGCATAAATGAAGTGTATATCAGACTAGGTAGTAATATGCCTAGTCTGAAAGGTTGTGTCTTTGTATGGAAAAAGAGCTTGTTGGAGAGGGACAAGAAGAGGAAAAGATCCAATTTGAGCCCTGTAAGTATAGAAACACTCAAGAGGAGTCTAATCCTGGTAGGGGAAGAGATGGTAAGTGTAAGTACATGGATAACCATGGAAACTGCATTTTTGAGAACTGTATCTATGATCAAGAAGAGACTCCTCCACATGTAGTAGAATGGCACTATACGTGTGTTGTATGCCATAGACCAGAAACCATTGATCCTAAGAAGATGAAGATCCATTGGTGTAGCAGCTGTATTGCCAGAGCCAATGATGCAGAAGTACTACCGTTTACTTGTAGATACTGTGGTAAGAAACAGAATCATCCATCTGCTTGGTTCTTATCAAAAGTATGCGACTCTTGTATTCCTAAACTGTATGATCCTAACTGTCGTCAGTATGGGTGCAAGAACTTCAGAAAATAATATATAGGGAGGTGAAGAGCATGGGCGATGATAAGCAGTTCTCTGTATACGATGATGCTGTTCATATAGACTATCTGATCTATGGGCAGTTTATCAAGTATAACAAACTCACAGTACTATCACAGAAGGAGTTATCTCAGTATCCTTCTGATAAGATCTATAATATCTATATAGACCTATACCAGGTTCTTCTACCTATCTATCGGTATTATAGATTCAATAACGTACTATCTATCACATCTTGTATTGTAAACCTAGCTATTCACTTCAGAAACTTCTATCGTAAGTATGGGGTATATACAAACATCTTTCTCATATACTCCCCCAATATGAGCTATAACAATACAAGATTCTGCCCAGAATACAACAACCGAAACATAACCAAGGTTATGAACAATCCTACAGTATCTGAGGCAGTATCCAAGAACATGGAGTTGCTATCTACTATAATCCCATATCTGCCTGATATCTATCTCAAGATAGGAACTGTAGAACCTACAGTTATAGCAGCTGATATGATAAGTAGATTTGCCTCTAAAGGGTTTAATCCTCCATCTATCTTTGTAAGCAACTCTCAGTATGCATTCCAACTACCATTGCATGCTCCTAAGAGTGTAGTGTTCTTCAAGAAGAAGGATAAAGAGTATAACGATCTATCTTACTCTGTAAACATCTTCAATGCTTTGGATACCTATATAGCAGAAACACGTAAACAGTCAGTACAGTCTATAGGATTGAACCAAAGATGGTTAACAGGCTTTATGACTCTAGCAGGTATGCCTAAGAGGGATATAAAGTCATTGATGAACTATAAGAGTTCTATCTCCATACTTAAGACAATAGCCTCTGGATATGAAGTGATATCTCCAGAGATACTATATGAGACTATATCTAGAACCATGGGAGATAAGATAAAGATCACTATGCTAGATATAGCAAATAGATACAACTGTCTAGACTTAGGATATCAGATGCAGATGTATTCTCTAATGGCAGAAGCACAAGAGACTACTTACTTAAAACAACTACATGATCCTGATACTGTAAATAGTATCAATGGTCAGTACTTCCAAGAGAATCCTATAATGATAGATAAGTTGTAACTATACTAGTTTATAAAGGTAGGACTTGACAACCCCTATCTTTTTTTATATAAGAGAGAAAGAGAAGAAAGTGGGCGGTTCGATGCATACTATTACACCCATTGAACCTATATCTACAACACAGAATGGCTTAAGGGATAACTATATCTATCATCATATAGATAGCCATTCTATATCTGCTGCAAAGGATATGGGCGATCCTGATGCATTCAAGACTATACTCAAAGAGTATATGGAACAGCTAGAGAGAAATAAAAGATAAAGCGAACCCTCTATACCGTTATGGTATAGAGGGCTCAATATGAATTAATGTTCGAGTGTAGTTCCGGTATTGGTCCATTCGAGTAGTGATTCTCTCAATGCTAGGAGCTTCTTATTTCTTTCAAGCTGATAATCCAGCTTCTCTCCAGTAGCCTTGTTTAGATACATGAGAATCTTGAATACTATATCCCTATCCAATCCACCAGAGTATCTCTCTATCAATTCCCACCACTTTCCAAATATCATATCTGGTGGTACGTATAAGTATTGGTGGTGGTACTGTTGGTGACAGCTCTTACAGAGCATAGTTATCGGAATTCTATTATGGTGATGTTCATACTTCAATAACTCGGCCAGATCAAACTCAGTCATGGAGTATCCAGTGTTGAGGAAGTGACCAGATATCAGTATAGCTATATCATATATATTGAGCATACAATGATGCATCTCTAATGTCGCTACTTCGTGTTCGTCTGTAGATTGTATATATGGATGGAATTGGCATACAGACATGCCAAGCCCATAGATGTATGACTTATAATGAGTATAAGCTCTACTCTTCCTAAACATTCCGATCGCACCATCTAAGAATTGCTTATACTCTTCCAAATCATAAGATTCTTCTTTAGTCATAGCAAATCTGATAGCATAAGTCGCATTTGGGGAGACTATGGTCGGATTAGAGTCTAGGTTTGTGAGAAATACATCAGGAAAGTTGCTTGGTATGCACTGCATAAGACTACCCTCACAAATCTCGTATTTGACCAAATCGATGGTTTTAATTATATGTAACCTGGGCCAATTAGGAAGGTAGGGCAGTGGTTTATGAGCCGTGAGACATCATTATAATTTTGGACTATATAAGATCGGTGGAAGGAGTGCCTATACATGTCTTTACCATTCTCGAAGGATAAGATGCTTACTGAAAACCCCTTCATAGACCTGTTAATGCACGACATAAAAGTTCTTGGATACAGTGCTGTCATTAAAGACCAGTATACTGCTGATAAGATGGAGTCCATGGAGTCACTCAAAGAGTCTGCTATCTATATTGCATGTATGGAGAACCATGCAGAGTTAGGACTCTTTAAAGATATACCAGAAAGTATCATGGTTAAGGCAGGCATTCCCCAACTGGTTATAGATAACTATAAACTTCATGGGAATGATTTGAACCAAGTGCCTGATATGTACCACGCAGATCTGGTTAAAGAATTGACCCCATGGTATATCAAACAGTACCAAGAAAAGAACGAGTATTATCGAATGATCACAGGATTACCCCCTGTTGGTGATCCTGGTATTCCAATGCGAGACTATGAGTATCTAATTCCTGAAGATATAACCTATACGGGTATCTTCCTTCATGATGTAGGTGCAGGAGTCTGTCAATCATTGGAAGCTGCTGGGGTATTAGAAGTAGTACGAGCAGATTACCCTCAGATGAAGTACCTTAATTACTTGACTCAGGGTATTACGCTATATGATGCAAGAAATAAAGTTGATTTTCAGATTCTATGGTTGCCTTCAGACTTGAATAGCTCTGTGACAGAGAAGTTTAGACTGAAGTATGCTGAGAATAGAAAGTTTATGCTTAGTACTGTATACTCTAGTGCTATGGAAGTAGAGTCTGAGTACTACCATAACTTTATGATTGCTTATACTATCTTGATCACTATGATCGATATGATAGTAGAAGTACAGTCTCATATTATAAGAAAAGATGTGTTAGATAGACGTTGTATTGAATACATCTTCTCTATGTATGGAGTACCATACTACAAGGTCATTCCATACAAGTACCAAGAGAGAATGTGTAAGAATATCTATTCCCTCTTGAAGTATAAGTCTTGTAATAAAGAGATGCTTGATTTGATCAAGATCTTTGGATTTGAAGATCTACGAGTATTCAAGTGGAATCTTCTTAAAGTAAGAAAGACTGATCAATGGGGAGACTTCATCTACTCTTCCTCTAAACAGTATTACTGTCAGAAGAATACTATCATTGATCATCAGAAAGTAGTAGAGAAGATCTCTGATAAGTTTCCTAGAGGTAAAGTACCAAATGATGTGAATACAACTGCTCTGTACTATCCTGGATCAGGTATAGCAAATGACTATAACCCTCCAACAGAGCATATCACATCTGATGGTAAGACTGTAGGAAACAATGCTGGATCACATGTTACTGAGAATATAGATCCATCAGCTCAGACTCCTGATTATCAGTTGAGACCTGATGAGAGATTCATCCCATTCCCGTTTGAATACTTCTTACAGAAGGGGAATGTCATGTTTGTCAGGTTTAGAGACTATGTGCTCAAACCTGGTGTAGACTATACCATTCATAGTTACAATGTTATCAGATTCCTCAATGATATCAATCAGTCAGACTACGATAAGATCCAGTATGACTTCTATTATGATAATACAACTCCAAACTCTGATTTCCCTGTAGATAAGGATCACTGTGTACAGACAATACAGCAGAAGTTGACCTATAATGGAACCAATAGATACTCTCTTAAACCAATACCTATAGATAGGTACTTTGAACAGAGGAATCAGGTTATTGTAACCTTAAATACCACATGGCTTCCTCCAGATGCTTATATCATAGACTATGATGACTATGAGATTGAGTTTGATAAGGATGTAGTACTTGATGAGAATAGTGATATCACACTCATCTATGTATACTCTAAGCATCTTAAGAGTAGATACTCTAAAGCTACAGTAAAGCTAGAGCAGGATAAACAAGATAAGGTCTATATACCAGAACCTTTCCCATGTTATGCTCTAAATGGTAATACCTTCTATATCACTCTTGGGCAGACTTTCATAGACAAGTCTAGATACAAGGTTACTCCATCTAGAAAAGAAGGTCAAGCATATATAGAGTTCTTAGATAAAGAGATCCTCGTAAAGGGACAAAGAGTTGTATTCAACTTCCTTTACTCTAGTAACTCCATATATGATCCATTAATAGTAGAAGAGAAGGTTATTACCCTTACTGCTACCAAGAGATACCAATATGAATTCGATATAGATTTCCCAGTAGACCATTATGTCGAATGTGGGTATAAAGTCTTTGTTAAGATGCTTGGCTCTTGGCTGCCATCTAAGTTCTTTGATATCGTAGGAAAGAACAAGTTTGTTCTTAAGAAGAGATCCCTCGCTCTACAGCCTGGTAGAGAGATAGAGGTTCATCTTGTATATATGCCTGCAGATAGAACTGTTAAGCTTAACTTAGAAGTAGCTTATGATGCAGTGATAGCTGATAAAGAGAATCAGATATACTATCCTATCAAGTTCCCAACCAGTAACTACTTTACTAGAGGTAATAAGATTATAGTAGACGTAGATGGTAGACCTCTTGAACAGAAGGTAGACTATGAGGTTAGTGAGAAATCTGGCAAGGTTAAGATCACTAACAAATTGGTTAGACCTAAGAAGGGCGGCAAAGTAAACTATACTTTCTACTATAACAAAGAGGCTGAGTACTATCTTGCTATAGATGCTAAGGAAGTCGAAGTAGAGAAAGTCACTAATCAAGACTTCTCTATCCCATGGCCATTCTTTCCATATTTGGAATCTGGTCAGGATTTCTTAGTAGTTGTAGGTACCACAATAGTTCCTAAGTCTAGAATAGTGATGACTACTAGATTCAACTTTAGAATCTTAGGGCTAGATCCTGCAGCTATCGGAAGAAAAGTAACCATCTTGTTTATCTATAACAGCTGGTATACAGATGAAAAGACTGTAGATCTTGCTAGACCTAGACTTATAGTAGAATGGAGACCACATGATGTCTATAAAGACAGTATAGATATCAATACTCCATTCAAGAAGTATATAGAGAACGATTGGGACTACTTCGTTACTTACAACAATAGACTGTATATGGAAGAGGGTAGATATGATGTATATAACTCTACGTTCTATACCCATCCAGTACCAGACCTGATGAATAAAGTCTATGGGGATATCATCACTTTCGTATTCATCTACTTGAAGAGAAAACCATGGGTATTTGAATCAGACTCAGAAGAGTATGAGGATACAACAGATCTGAAGTTCTCTAAGGCTCCTATAGAAGATATACATGCTGTACAGTACATGAAGGATCCTTCTAACTGGAAAGCATATGATCCTATTACTATAGCAGATGGATGGTGGGATGGTTTAGATTACAAAGAGAACTCCCACCAGATTATCAAAGATGCTATATATGAGCAGAAGTTCAACTATGCTAGATCTAAGTACTTTGGTATATCAAACACAGTTGATCTTGGAGAGTATACTGCACAGATGGCATACTTCTACAGTATGCTATATGATGACGTACTGATAGAGAAGAATGTAAAACTCTTTGTACCTTCACTATCTCCATCACATCAGTTCAATATAGCACATCTGTTTGTATATATGACCTCATTGACCTATATCTTCAATGGGTTAGAAGACTTTGTATTGGATACTCCTACAAAGTTCCTCTATGTGTCTGGATTTAACTTCAAGACAGATCTAGCAAGATTGAAAGAGTATATCGAATCTCTCCATCATGATCCAGATAAAGAGTTCCCTATATGGAACTTCATATCTCCTAAGACGCAGATACCAGACTTTGCTGAGTTTATAAATGTATACAAGACAAACTATGCTGTTAGAAAGACCATACTCAAAGGAATGGTTGAATCTAACCACTATATAGAGTATAGTGTATGGAAACTCCTATATGATTCCCTCCTTAGATGGAATCTGAATATGAAGTTCTTTACTCTAGACAATGGATCTGTTGCTAAGACATATACAGAGTTCCTTAAAGAGAAAGAGCCTCTTCTCTATCAATCTATTCAAGATATCAAGAAAATCAGTGATGAAGATGAGAGACAAGATAAGATCATCCAGATATGTGACGATATAGTCTATATCATGGAGAAGTACATGAAAGGGAAAGAGTTCAAGTATGTATTTGATCGATTCCCTGGCCACTCTGCATCTCATGCTGCTAAGTATCTTCATATGATGATAGACTTCTTCAAATCATATAAAGTAACTCTGCTTCCTAGAACAGAGACACTTAATATGGGAGGAGATGCTGGAGATCCAAACAACTATGCCAAACCAATAGATGGTATATGGACTAATGCTCAAGGATTTAAGAAGGATTACTTCCCATTAGTAGAGATTCCTCTTACTACTGAGCATATCAATGTATCCGAGTATGGTAAGTTCAAGGATGAAGATCATAGATTGGTAGACTTTAAGGATATAAGTGGCATAGAAGATTCCACTTCAGTATTCGAGTCAAGTCAATGGATGCTTGAAGCTCTTGATATTAGATCTGGTACAGATAAGAAGAGAGTTACATTGGAAGTACCATGTACTCTTGAGGTTAAGAAGCTTGCATTCTCTGAAGATATCATTACTGTAGACTCTCCAGATATGGAATACACAATCGGTGAAGATATAGAAGAGTTTGAAGGACTTGCTGTTATTAAGAGAGATAAGTTTGAGAAAGAACTCCCATCTACTGTTACTATGCATGACTATTTTAAGATGGCAATGAGCTTTGATGCTGCTGTTAAACTTGATGGCAGAATCTTCCTTGCTGGATATAAGATGATGGATATCTATAGGCCTATCTATGATACTATGACCGCTATACCTACAACAGATAGAGATGATATCAATGATAGATTCATCAGAAGGTATCCTCATAAGAATCTTGAAGAAGCATTCAAGAACTGTAATGAGCTTACCAGTATGGATCTAGAGTTTGATATCTTTGATGCAGGTGGAATGCTCAAGTATACGAATATCAAAGACTTGTTCATGAACTGCTACCATCTCCATACTGTAAACTTCCCGATGCAGTACGTACCAGATAGCGATCATGATAAGCATCTTGAACGTATCTTCTATGCATGTAGAGAACTACAGCGTATAGATAACTTCCAGATATCTATGTATGACACTACTAAGGGTCCACTTCACTTAGAAGAAGCCTTCTCTGGCTGTACAAATCTGCAGAAGGGTCCAACGTATATCAGATCTACAGATGATATGCATATGAATAAAGCATTCTATGGGTGTACTGCTCTTAGAGAGATGCCTCGTATAGATTCTCTGTATGGTAATATGGACATGTCAGAGTCCTTTGCTATGTGCAAGACTCTTACAACACTTGGTCCTATCTTCTTCTCTATATCTAACAAACCAGGAAAGAACGTTAAGATAAACATGAGAAGAATGTTCTATGACTGTGTAACCCTTACTGATGTAAGCTCTAATGGTGCTATCAGCATCTCCCTTGCCGATGTAGATATGACTAAAGCATTCGAAGGATGTATCAAGCTGGATAATACTCCAGTATTTGAGATAAAGAGTAGAGGAAAGCTTGATCTTACTGAGACATACATTGGTTGTAAGAATCTGAAGATTGCTAATAGAATCTTCGGAGAAGGAGAAGCTGAGATCATAATGAATGGAACCTATAAAGACTGTAGGAACCTTCATACCACGTTCCAAGTAGATATAGATGGTTCAGCATCTATCAAGATGCATAATACATTCGAGGGATGTACTTCTCTTAGAACAATCTATGATCTGTTTAAGAAATCAGAGCCTGGTAAGGATGTGGCATACTATCTTAAAGAGACCTTTAAGGGGTGTAAGTCACTCACTAACCTAATAATTGATGCTTCTAGTATCTATAGCGTTGATGGAATCTTTACAGGGTGTACTGGATTGAGATCAGTAACGTTTGTAAATCCAAATTCTGTCATAGAGTCGCAACTTACACATAATATACTTGATGGAAACACACTGTTCTACAGAATATTCATCCATAACGCATGATATACAGGAGGAAGTATAAATGAGCGATGCATTTAAGGATATATACTCCTTACCAGAGAATGTGTCTGTAAGTTCTTCTGATGGGGATAGTATAAATCTAACAAATGGGCACCCTAATGGGTTTAAGACCAAAGTTACTATCAAGAACCACTTAACCGGTGAGGTAGTATTCCAGGGTTCTAATAAGACTATGATTGCTGGTTCTGAGTTCATGGCATTGCACATGTTCAACTTACCACATGATGATCTTATTACCACTACATACAACAATGCACTTGGTTTGGACAATACAGTATTTGCTGATGAGCCAGACAATAAGTACTGTGCTCAGTTGTTCTGTGTAGGAACCTCTGGATGTAATAGAGAATCTGGATTGTCTTATGATGTGGTGAATAAGTGGTGGATTGATCCAGAGGATCTGGTTCCTTTCCAGTACTTACCATACGATAGAGATCTCAATGCTCTTAAGCGTAGTATCTACTTTGGTAGAAAAGATATTACGGATAAGAAGATGGTTGCATACTACTTCAAGAAGTTTGATTCGGATCCAGTTCTCCGTAGACAGCTTGAAGATGGTACACCGATTGATGCTAATATCTATACAGATATGAGTGAGTTGGCAGTACAGACTGTTGTTACTAACAGTATGACCATCACGGTTGATGATCTAAGAGATTACTTCATCAAGACTACTGGTATCAATGATGGTAGATACAACTGTATTCAGCTGTGTCTAGCATGGTATAGAGTAATCAATGGATTCTCTTACTATCAGGACATTCGTCCATGTACTAGAATCAACTTCCCAAATAGATACTTGAGCGATCTTGGTCTATCTTGGGATATCGTATATCAGATCTACTTCTAATATATACTATACTTCCCTCTACTCAATAACGAGTAGAGGGAATGTTTGTACAAATTATATACTATAGAGGTGTAAGATCTTTCATCACATAGGAGGAGATTATGATGAAGAGAGTGTTACTTGTAATGATAGCTGTACTCACATTAGCTCTAGGAGTTACTACAAATACAGCAGAAGCAAGACAAGATGTATACGTAACAAGTACAGAGAATGCTGGAGACGTCTATTTAGATAGAGACAGTGTTCATGTCACAGAATATAAGAAACGCAAAGACTCTAAGTTTCCTGAGTTTGTATGCACCATCTATGCAACTTACTATTGCACTAAGTATGATTTCCCATCTAATGAGCAATACAATGTAACTATAAACCTTGAAAGAAAGCTTTGTCTTGTAAACATGTATGCTCTTGGAGTAGATAAAGATGCTGTATTATATCGTGATAGCTTCTTCATGGTAGATGATGGGAATTTATATTATAAGAGGTTGTTTCTTGCTGCATGGGATGAATACTATGGAAAGTATTACCCATTTGACATAACGGATGATCTAAAGTAGTTGCAAACTATCAAGGAGGAGAAAGAAATGAAGAAGTTACTAGTTATGATGATGGCTGTATTTGCACTGGTATTGGGAATCAATACAGATACAGCAGAAGCAAAAGAATTCAAATTGGTTGGTTATATGGGCCAAGGGATGGATTATATCTACATTGACGTTGGAAGCGCAGGAGTATCCGATCACTCGTATCCTGAACAGCCATACATGTTCGATGAGATGTTTGTTATCCATTCTACATATTACAGCACAGAACCGGATAAGGTAAACAAACCGCTCTATGTGGTTTATGCTGTCGGTATAAAGGGTCGTGAATGTAGTGTACAGATGTACAACTCCGACAAGTATGGGAATGCAGAGGGAGATCCTATTGATTCCTTTACTACGACAAGTGACAAACAGATCTTTTCCGTAAAGATGTTCCTCAGTGCATGGGATGCAATCTATGGGAATGATTACCCATTCGATGTATTACCAAAGGAAGATCTTGATCTTGCATTGAAGCAGCCTTCTCATTGATATCACTCTTAGATATGATCGAAAAACTAGCCTTTTTCAGTCATATACTATAGAGGTGTAAGAAGCTATTATATTCATCACTATAGGAGGAGATTATGATGAAGAAACTGCTAGCTATGATGCTGGCTGTGTTTGCATTGACCTTAGGGGTTAGTATGAATGCAGCAGAGGCAAGAAGGGATGTACTTGTAGGATATCTAAATGACGACTTTCAGTATATCTATTTGGACGCAGATACTGTTCGTGTTCTAAAACACGATCGTCATCCATATCCTAGCATTGATGATGCATATCTGATCTATGCTACATACTATGCAACTGGCGAGAAGTCTAAAGGTCTTCCTATCACGTATATTCATGCCGTAGGTATGAAGGATGATATGTGCTTGGTAAAGATGTTCCTAGGAACTGACCTTGGGAAACCTGGGGCTAAAGCGGTTGATACATTCCTTACAACGGATGACAACCATATCTTTTCCATTAAAATGTTTCTTACTGCATGGGAAGCAGCATATGGTCCAAACTATCCATTCCCTACTATCAGTCAGAGTGATCTGGATCTTACAATGAATAGGTCTAGGTAATAATCTGAGTTCTATTGTCTATTATGAGAGGAGAATTTACAATGAAGAACATCACAAAGGTATTTATGGCAGCTATGTTTGCCGTCATGGTTGGTATCGGTTATATGTCGAGTGCAGAGGCTCGTACAGATGTATATGTGACGAGCTCACCCAAGGAGTCGTTCTACATCGACACAGATAGCGCAAGACTGCTGGCCCATAAATCGGGCAAGGGTGTAGACAATCAGTATATCATTTATGCTGAGTTCCATACCAATACTGGCCGGTTTGTATCAGACACATGGACTGTCAACTATGCTGGAAACCATATTGAGGTTTGGAGCAAGACTCTTGGCCGCAATGTCTATCCGCTTGGAGGCATCAGTGGATTCATGTTCACATCGGCATGGTATTATGCTATGGGATATCCCTTCAGCTAATACCAAAGGAAAGGATGAGGGTACAAACCTCATTCTTTTTTTTTTGACACATGGATACCCCATACCCGTAGTCGGATATGGGGACATGAAAAAGGTTTTCTCAATACAACAAAAGGAAACTAAGGTTCAACAGATAGGATGAACACGAGGTTGATCAATCCCTCACTAATATGTCATATCCCAAACCAATCTTTGGGCATATATTATAGAGATGAGAGAGTATGAGTGTGTCTATATACAGATATACTGCTAGTGCTTAGATAGTACCTTGCCTCTCCCAAAACTTCCTTTTAACAATAGTCTCGTCAACTATTGGCATCCTTTCTGGTCGTTTTGGATATGACTTTGCTTTAGTTCCGACCTCTCTCCTCTCATATGGGGGTCGAATCATCCTTTATACACTACTAAAGCGAGTCAGAACCAAAGAATAGGGAGGGTATATACTCCCTATTCTTTTTTTTTATTTGAAGCCAAAGATCTTGTCTAAACCGTATTCCTTCTCCACGTCAATGACGTTGACTGTGCTATCATGGAAGGCTTTCATGGACTTGTTCTTGATGATAGAGAACATCTCATACGCTGCAATACCAACCTGTTTAATGCCAATACGGGTAAACAGATTACCAGCACACTTGTTGCAGATACCCTTAGGAGACTTACACATCATTGCAAATCTCATCTTAACCTTCTTGCCAATATACTTATCTGCTACATCAGAGGTCAGCTCTACAAGCTTATTACCCTCTACAATGTAAGAATACATCCATTCGGAGATATTCTTCTTGGTAAGTTCAACCTCAATGGTTCTAGTAGTACCGCAGTCACTGCCTTCTTCATATACAGTAAGGTGCTGTAGTGCTCTAACAAGGATCTTTTCCCATGCTCCACCAACCTCAGTCTTCTTAGCACGAGAGTATGGACCCATGATAACAGAGTTGGCAAATGTGGCATAGTCCTCTTGGGATATACCATCTGTATAGTTAGACTTGATGATACTATATCCAGGTTTGGAAGGATCTGTCTCTTTCACAGCTCCTCTAAAGACAAACATGTTCTTGAAGTTGTTACCCCAAGAGATACGAGCACCAGAATTGATAAGATCCATGAACTCATCATCTTTGAGAATCTTCTTGCATTCATCAAGAAGTTCTTTCTCAATCTTCTGTGCAGTAGTAGGATCATTATCTGCTAACTCTTTCTCGTATTTCTTAAACAGCTCTTCTTTAAGTTTCTTAATCTTAGAAGGAATTTGCATACACTCTGTAGTGATAGATGGAGAAAGGATGTTACAGTATGGCTGATACTTCTGAGTCTTGAGGATATACCGCTTCATTATATCTAAAGACACCTTATCCTCAATGACTGCATAAGAAAGCTTACTATTGATCTTACCAAGCATACCTTTATCTATAGGCTCATTGATGTATTCAAATAGATCAAACAGATCTTTCTCTATGAAAGTCTTATTGAACACCCATCTACCTACAGTTGTTGTAAATGGAGCCTTATTTCTTCTACCAACTGGGCCATAGTATCCAGTTGGTACAACAAATATATCATACGGATAGAATCTTGGTTCGCTATCAAACTTACCGAAGCAATCCATTATAAAACTAAGGTTACAACCATCATCTTCTGTCATATTAAGGAGGAATTGGATGTCCTCCGGTTTGGATACTGTTCTTGCTTGTCGTTTAGCCATAACGTCTAAATCCCCCTTTTAAGCCTTATTCTAATGTGAGGACACAGGAAATTGAAAATAATTCGTATTTGAACTTTACACTAAGTCTAATTCGACCATGTACGGTTAAATTGGATAACCGAAAAGTGGGTTATACACTATAGAATTGTATAAGGAAGATCATTTTAGTGGGAGGAAACGATCCATGGAGACGCCTAACGTAAAGGTTACTTATCCAAGGAATGATGAGTACGATTACTATGTGAAAATGGAAAGGATTGACCTAGATAAGGAGTGTCTTAAAGACCTATCTAACCAGCATGGATTTATAATCAAAGAACCGCAGCCAATCAATAAAGCACTTAAGTCTGAAGACTCTATCTTTAGTTCTAAATTTGGTAGATCCCTTCAGGATAAAGATCCCTACTCTAATAGATACTCTTGTAAGTATGGTTGTACTCAAGGAGCATTCTATGCAGTACCAGATGATGCCAATTGGGTATGTCCTGTATGTGGAACAGAAGTAAAGCTTGTTGGAGATGACTTCACTTATTTCGGATGGATAAGACTCAAAGAGAAGTATTGCGTCATTCATCCTATGATGTGGAAGTCTCTTGTATTCCTTATCGGTAATGATAACTTAGAGGCTATCATTGAGCCAGAGGTTGAACTAGATACCAATGGTATGCCAATGAGTTCATATGATAAGAGAATCCTTAAGAAGAAGAATGCTCGTAAGTATAAGCGTAAGGCATCTCTAGATCAGACCTATGCAGGTATAGGTATGCTTGAGTTTAGAGATAGGTTTGAAGAGGTTATCAACTACTTCTACAAGAAGAAGCCTGCTAAGAAGGAAGTATATGATGATATAATGGAGCATAAGGACATTGTCTTTACTCACTCCATTCCAGTATACACTACTCAGCTTAGAATAGCCAAAGTAGAGAACAGAAGATTCACATTTGAATCTACCAATGCAGATTTCAATATCTTAGCTAAGTTGGCTGCTATGGTAAACAAGGACAACTTGTCTATCTACCGTAATACCAAATATCAGAATAGGCTGTTGTGGGATATGCAGTCTAAGATCAACCATCTTACTGAAGAGATCATCAAAATCTTATCAGGTAAGAAGGGTGTAATGCGTTCTATCATCTCAGGCAGAACAGCATTCTCAGAGAGATCTGTTATCGTACCAGATGCTACTCTAAAGATGGATGAGATTACCCTCCCATACTTTGGTTTAGCCTTACTGATGGAACAGGTTATCATCAACATAGTACAGAAGTCGTATAATATCACGTATGCTCAGGCATATAAGATATGGTACTATGGAACCCTTCAAGTAGATCAGAGAATACTTGATATCATCAACAATCTGATCAAACTAGGTAAGGTAAGAGTACTTATCAACAGAAACCCAACGATCTTCTATCAGTCTATCGTGTATAAGAAGGTTGTTAGATGTACTTTAGACTTTGTTATGGGTATGGATGTATATACCCTTACAGGACTGAATGCAGACTTCGATGGAGATACTCTTAATATCAAGATGCTTTACAATAAGCGCTTTGCAGATGAGGCTGAGAGGATCTATTCTCCAAGAAATGCATTCTGTATCTCTAGAGATGATGGTAGAATGAACCCATCTGTTAATATTTTCAAAGATACTGTTATCAATCTCAATGCATTGATTACCCTATCTAGAGATAACTACTCTAAAGAAGATTTAGCTACTATTGAAGCAGCTAGTAAGATGGCTGCCAAATAAAGAGGAGTCTATATGCTACATAGACATATAAGTCTACTAAAGGATCTAAAGCCAGAGGTATCTTATATAGATGAGATGACTGGCGAAGCTATTACGGGAATAGTGGTAAATGTAGAGCATCTATCTCCAGAGTGTGCTTTCGTTTACATAGCTAGCCCATACAAAGACGAGAATGACAAAGTAGAAGGTAATATACACTACAAGGATATAATGGTCTTTGATAATAGGTCTAATACTGTAGAAGGATGGCATCTGGATACGGTATTAGGGAACTATAAGTCTAGGCCAAATAAGTGATCAACATTCTTGTTGGTTGTTTGATCTTGATACACAATAGAGTATTGGGTATAGCCTCTATGGCTATACCCGTATTCTATTCTTTTTTGTAAAAGTCAATTCTTTCTGTGATATACTATAGTGGTGACTAGGGATACAAAGGTATCCAACTTCAATGTGTTTCTAAGAGGAGGAAACAATCATGAAAATCGCTATCACATTCACAGAACGTGAAATCTTTGGTGTTAACCGCGCTTTGTCCAAGCTTGGTCTTCCCAAGATTGAACCCAAGGCAGCAATCCAGGGATATGGGCCTATGGTTTCTGAGACCAAGGTAAAGAGTGACGGATCTATCAAGTTCACAAACAAGATTGATGAGCAGTTCACTCTCGACATCTACGGTGTTCTTGAGAACCATGCTCCGGCAATTTCTGGGGTTATCACAATGGCTAAAGGACTTTGGTCTACGTGTGTTTCCCTCAGTCGGAACCTTACAAAGGATCTCAAGGCAGTGGCTGAGAAGTATATGGACGAGAAGAAGTAATCTTCTCATCTATATACCAAGAGAGATGGGAATAACAATCCCATCTTTTTTGACTAGGAAGAGCGCTAGAGCATAGTTGCCCTAGCGCAGAGGAAATTTTTACCCACTGAATGAAAACAATCAGAGATAACTTCGATCCCTATAGAAATGTAGGGTTGATTATATATTATAACTATGAGTTAATACTTTAGAAGATCTGATAAGGAGGAGAATCAGATGAGTGGGATTAGAGAGTTTGTACGAGAGATAATAAGGGAGTCAGATACCATTACTAAGCTATTACTTATAGCAGCATTTGGTACTATCTTCTGTCTAGGACTTTGGATAGGCATACTCATTAACATTTGGAGTGTTACAAAGCACTTCCATTAAGAAAGAAGGATAGCTTGAGCTATTCTTTTTTTGTAATTGGAGCCCTACTGAGACATTCTTGTAAGCTATCTTATATAGAGGAGTTGAATAGAATGGCTATATATCCTTACTCTAACATAGTATCCCTCATATCTGAGGATTTAAAGATAACGTTTCATGATGGTACAGAGTTCTTTCTTGCTAAAGGCGTAGCAAGTAAAGATCAAGAGGCTACAGAGTCTTATGACTTCTTAGCAGATGGGGACAAGTGGAAGACGGATGAATCTCAAGCATCTGCTAATATGCTTATAAACAGACTAGAGGTAGCTAATGGTACCCGTAAGACCAAGAACCTGCCTGCTGCCAGCGCAGGCAAGATATATCTTGTAAGTCCTGAATGTGCAGCAGTTGGAAGGAAGATAGAGGGTAGAAAAGACTTGGTTACTAAGGCTGAACTGATTCAGACTCTTAAGAACCCCTCTACTAGATTCACTTATAAGGTTGCCAAGAACTAGTAAGTAGTAGAGAAGTACTAGAGCTATCTAGTACTTCTTGTAATAATTGGAAATCTTGGTTATATACCATATCAGTGTATTTAGATTTTATTTAGAGTGGGCGACAGCCCAGTGAGGCTGGTTCGCCGTTTGGTTTTATTTTTTTCTTATTGGGGTGAGACAATGAATCCTAACAAGTACAAGGTACTATCGAATAGAGAAGTACTAGAGCTATTCGGTAGAGGAGACACCACTCCTATCCATCTTAATAGAGACTACTATAAACAGCTTAAGACCAATCTATTAGTACCATCTGTAAACCAATCATACTCTGTTGCTCTAGAGTATATGAGTAATTGGTTCTATTCCAAGTTTGCTGATGACTTCTTTAAGACCAAGTATGTAGAAGCATCCCATATATTCAACCAGTTAAGAACTAGATCATATAGAGAGATGATCAAGGTTATCAAACCTGCATCAGTTATACGGTTGAATATGGATATGGGATTCAACAATGAGTTCTTAGACCAGTATAACTATGGGAACTTGCTGTATAACAATAGGGCTAGATATAAGGATGCATTCTTTATAGACAAGGATAGAGACCTCTATATCTCGGCTACTATGGAGCTATTACAGCTTAACTTCAGCTTCAGGATAATGGTTCCATATCAGGGGTTGCAGTTAGATCTGGCTAAGAAGTGTCAGCTGATGTTTAGATCCAATGCTACACAGAAGCACTTTAATGACGTGGATTATCATATACCAGATGAGCTGTTGGCCCAATTAGCTGCAGATACTGGAAACAAGGTATGTCCTTGTGATGGTAGTATTATAGATGCTACAGAGTTTGTAAAGTACTTCAATAGCCATTCTATGATACCATTGTTGTATAAGTTCAATGCAGCTACTGGCAATATGCAGTACTATCTCAAGATGCCTAACGTTATCATCCATATTAGAACCAATGATATCGTTATAGATGAGGGAATGAGAGAAGGACAGTTGATGAACAACTATACTATCTCATTTGACTGTACTGTCAGATTCCCAACTCCTAAGTTCTATGCATACTTCTCTATGCACCAGAGAGATGATATCACCTGTGTATCTAGACTTGATCAACAGTCCTTCCTTGTAGCTGTTACGGCTCTATCCAATGTACCTGAGAAGAATAGTAAGGGATGGAGATGGAACCTAAGAACAGAATACGAGTTCACTGAAGAACAAGACATAGAGGATCTTAAAGCAGGTAAGTTGATGCATATAGACTTTGCAGAACTTATGGGGAGCTTTAAAGATGTGATAGATGCTACTAAACGTATAGCTATCTCTCCAGATGTATTCCTTGATATCAGGGTATACAGCTTCTATAAGCTTGCCAAGTGTTCTGTAGACTGGCAGAACTATAGAATCAATATACTAGAACCTATAGAGTCTGCCAAGTGCTATATCATCATCTATATGGATACTCAGTACTTCAATGAGCAGCTGATCAATATACAAGAGTATGAGAAGCATCGTATAGCTACAACTGATAGCAATATAGAACACAAGAGACTAGACTTCAAGCATAACCTCAAGAGAGCATCTCTAGAGAGAAATGCTGATAAAGTAGAAGATACTAACGAATACTTATCAGAGTAAGCCTTCGGGCTTACTCTTGTTTTTTATGAAAAACCATACAGCCGATTAACCCATATTTTAAGCATATACTATAATCATGAATCTAGTCATCCCCGATTTAGATTCATCTCATTCCCATACCACTACGCCCTAGTCCCATATTTATTCAATCACACTCTTTTGAATCCCCAAAACATAGGGCGGAAAAAGAGAAAAGGTTTTCTTTCTTCTTCCTTTTCTCTTTTTTATCAATAGAAGATTTGTTTATAGACTATAGAGATGACAGTTAGACAAGGAGGATGCTATACATGAATGAAAAAATACGTGAGGTAAATATAGCAGAGCAATCATACAATGATCTTAGAGCTTATGCTATATACGTATCTCGTTTTAGAGCTATCCCGAACTATATAGATGGATTGAAACCGGTTGTAAGAAGAATACTCTGGTGTGCATATAATGACTTCCCTGGGAATGGATTCATAAAGACCTCGGCTATCATGGGCCGAGTTATTCAGAGATATAACCCTCATGGTGATAGCTCAGTACATATGGCCATTAGAAACATGGTCAATGAGGTATCTATTAAGATTCCTACAATGGATGGAGAAGGTTCTTGGGGTAGTAAAGCAAACCCAACTCCAGCAGCACCACGATACAATGATTGTCGTCTCTCTAAGTTTGCCATGGATGTCTTCCTCAAAGATATAGATGAGGATAGAAGATCTACTGACTGGCAAGCAAACTATGATAACACATGCAAAGAGCCAGTATATCTTCCAGCTAGGATCCCAGCACTGTTGGTATTAGGACAGCTTGGTATTGCTATTGGAATCAAAGTGTCTATCCCATCTCATAACTTAGGAGACGTTATAGATGCTACTATAGCACTTATGAAGAATCCTAATGCTAAATTCTGTTTGATTCCAGATGAGTGTATGCCATGTGAGATCTTCCAAACAGACTTCCAGAAGATCAATGATACTGGTATGGGTCAGTATATAGCACAGGGTATTGTAGACATCATAGACTATAATGGCCATCCAGCATTAGCAGTTAGATCTTTACCAGATTTTACGTTCTTTGATTCTATCAAGGAGAATATCCTTAATCTAGTTAAGGCTAAGAAGATGCCATATATTGTAGATCTTATCTCTAGATCTAAGGTAGATCTCAAGACTTCTAAGACATTGATGGAAGAGATCATTGTGTTGAAGAAGGGCAGTGATCCTAACTTCGTTAGAGAGTTCTTGTATAATAACACTGCTATTAGACAGACTAGACAGGTTAAACTCATTACCATCAAGGATAATAACCTGGATACAAATGTAAATGGGTATAGAGGCTATCTCTTGAACTTCATTGCATTCCGTAGAGTTACAGTCTATAGAAAGCTCAATGCAAGACTGCAGAAGCTTAACACAGATATCCATGAGAGAATGTTGTATCTCAAGGTTATGACTTCTGGAGAAGTAGATAATATCATCAAGATGATTAAGAAACAGGACACTAGAGATGACAATGTTCTCGTAGAGTATCTTGTATCTAAGCTTCATGTCACCACTCTTCAAGCTAAGTTCTTGCTAGGTACTGATATCCGTAGACTCTCTAAGGGTTATCTCAAGAAGTATCAGGAAGACATCAAGAACTATGAAGCCCAGGTTCATGAGATTACCAATATTCTGCTCAATCCAGCAAACATCGATAAGTATATCATAGATGAGATGCTGGAGATTAAGCACAAGTACAACACTCCTAGATGCTGTAAGATCATATCTGCTGCAGAGGCACAGGGTGTAGCACCAGGTACGTTCAAACTTATCTTTACTAAGAAGAACTTCATTAGAAAGATAGGAGAGAATGATGCTGCAGGAAGCTTTGCTAATGATGAGTACAACTTTGCTATCACTGTAGACAATACAGAAGATATCTTGGTATTTACTGATCTTGGCAAGGTATTCAGACTTCCTGTATCTAAGATTCCCTTATATGCTAAGGGAAGCTATGGGGCAGATATCCGTATACTCAACAAATATATCACATCTAATGTGATCTGCGCCGGGAGAGATACATCGCTACAGAAACTCGCAACAAAGAATGGAAGCTTTGCTTTTATAGTGACTAGGGCTGGGTATATCAAGAAGATAGACCTTAAGGATGTACTTACAGCTCCTCCATCTGGCTTCATCATCAGTAAGCTTGATCAAGGAGACTTTGTAAGAGATATCATCTTCGGACCTGATAAGCTTGATATCCTTGTATGCTCTGAGGCTAAGATTCTTAGAATACCTGCCAAAGAGGTTCCTTATCTTAAGAGAGCCACTAAGGGTAATAGAGTATCCACAGCTAATACAGTTGTAGATACTATGAACTTCCTCTTACCAGGAATGACAGAAGTGGTTATCATAACCAAGAATGGTTATGTGAACAAGATACCAGTAACAGTACTTCCTAGATCTAATAGAGGTAAAGCTGGTACTAAGGTAATTAAGCTGAATAAGGCGGGTAAGGGAGGATTAGATGCAGATTCTATCCTATCTGTATGGCTCTGCTCTGAGAATAACACCCTTGTAGTAAATGAAGGTAGATCTACAAAGACTGTTGCAGTCAAGGATATTCCATTAGGGTCTACAATCAGTACTGGAACAAGGCTGTTTAAGAACCCTGTAAGGGTTGAATTGGGTACTATCTAAGGTCATATTTGTGGGTAAGGCTAAATGCCTTACCCATTATTTTTTTCGTTTATATATTATAGAACTGAGAAGACTGAGTATTATATTGATAAACCCCGATATAACTCTTCTCACCCATTTCCATTGGGGCAACTTACCGCTCCAACAACTCCTTTTTAGAAGTGCTGCTGGTTTTACCCATTTTCCCCCACAGCACTTCTTTTTTTTTGTACCCCATTTTATGAAAGGGGAGACATCTTTGTAATTTAAGGATGTGAGGTGTAATCAGTGGCTATAACGAGGAAAAACTTTAACACAAAAGCTACGCTCACAAAGATATATCCTATGGTAGAGGCAGGTCTCAAGAAGAACTACAACAAATGGAAACACTGTATGTCTAACTTCATGCAGAAGAGATCCGCCATGTTGTTTGATACCATGCCGTGTGATCGTATATATTATTATGAAGAAGATGCCGAAGAGCTGTTTGCTGCTCTTGGTATTTCTAAAGATTCAGTAGAGACTGCACTGCATGATACATACTACTGGAGTATAGAACCATTCAAACCATCATCTGCTAAAGATCCATTGACTATAGTGGTCTTGTGTATAGTACGATACTTCCTCAAAGAGAAGAAAGACAAAGATCTTTCTCTTGCTCTTGTCTATCAGTCATTCTCTGGGAAGTACTATCCATCTATCCATTATGGATTCTTTAAGAAGGTTACTCCAGCTAAGTATAGGCATATCATGGAGTATGTGGTAAACTATAAGCTATCTCATAAGTTTGAACTCAAGGCTGCTGGTTCTGTCATAGGAGCAGTTAAGACTACTAATGAGACATGGCTTAAGACTTATACTAAACTGATTATGCAGTTTGAGGATGAGGATATCACCTATATTATCCAACAGCTTCATAACCGTATAAAGTCATTCATGAAGAATGTGGCTACAGTCTACTATGATACATATAAGAACAGAGAGTATATCTCTTATGATAAAGACTCCCTTCCCGAAGAGGAAGGAAGTACAGCTGCTTTCCACTTAGCTAATAACGATTCCTTCAAACTCCAACAGTATGTGGAGAAGACAATGGAGAGGATCAATACATCTCAAGTGGACTACAAGATCTGTAAAGCGGCATCTGACTCCAATGTATCTACAGAAGAGGTTAGAAGTATCTTTGAAGCTATCCTTAACAATAGGAAGAACATTCCTATCATCAAGGAGTATATCACTGATATGATTGCTAGCTTCTTAGCACAGTCTACAGTGAAAGACGTAACTAGTATCAACTTCTATAAGACCTCTATATCTGCTAAGCCCAATACAAAGGATCCTATTATCCTTCGTATGAAAGAGATTATAGAGACACTCTTAGAGGACAACTCTGTCTCCTATAGAAAAAGGAAGCATCGTATACCTACAAAGGCTTCTTACCATAAGGCCTTTGCTATATATTTCACCATACTGATAATCAACGCTAACAAATGAGAAGGTGTATATAAATGGAAGTATTACAAGAAGCCTATTTTGGTAAGTTGCCGCAACTCCTTCAGGTTGAAGAGCTCTTTGAGAAGCTTAAGATCAAGTATCAGAAACCTGAAGGTGGAGTTGATAAACAGCTCTTCTACAAAGAGATCATCAAAGATGACATCCTTGTTCGTATCGGAGAGATTGTAAAGAATATCTTTGCATTCAATGAGGTCGTATTGACCATTGAGAACAACAATGCTCCGAATGCTTGTACGTTTATCTATATCAGTGATAAGAATGGTGATGTTGTAGGTAAAACCATTCTTGCTAGAGATGTAGTAGCCAATAACAAGCAGATCAAGGATGCTCTGATTGTAACTAGAGAAGGATTCAAGTTCAATAAGAAGATCTTTACTCCTAACCTGCTGATTCTGTTCAGTTCTGGACTTCTGTTCTCTCAGAGGATTACTTCAGCAGAGATTGTAGCAGTTATGCTTCATGAGATTGGTCACAACTTTACAAGATCTGTCGTAGACAGTGAATCCCACAATGCTCGAATTGATGAGAAGTTTGCTGATAGATTCGCTGCTATGTATGGATATGCCGCTGAACTCAATAAGTGCTTGTCCCATATCACCCTTGATAACGGATATGGTATGTTTGAGAGAGTACGTAATATCCCCATTGTAAATATCTTTGCTGGTATGGCTTATATCGGAGATAAGCTCATGACTAGAGCAGTATTTGGTCTGGATGAGCATCCATCGATCAATACACGTATGCTTGATACCATCAAACAGATGGAACATGATCTCAAACATACTCCGAATCTCACTCCCAAGATGAAAAAAGATCTAGAGAAAGAGATTGCTGCTGCTAAAGCGCAGATGCTCAAGTTCTATGACACATCGGGAGATAACGTAGCAGATAAGATGAGCAAGTACTATCTTAAGAACTATGAATCCAATCACGATAAAGAGCTCAAACAGGATGAATATGCCGATAAGAACGCAGGAATAGAGATAATTAACCAGATTATCTCTAATAAGATCCTTGGTAAGCCCATCAATCCTCCTATCAAGAGGAATGGATACTTTAAGAAAGTTTGATGCTTATGGCTAATATAAAACAAGCAAGAGAAAAAGTAGAAGCTAGAATCTATAAAGTAATGAGCAAGCTTGACCCTACAGGTCAGAATACAGAGTACTATAAGAAGAAGTTTGGAGAGATGAGCGATGCTCAGTTTCAGAACTTCTTTAAACAAGACTTTCCTCTTAAGTTTCAGACCAAGGTCTTTGAGATAGATCCCAAGATAGAGGATATCATCTATGCTTTGGAGAATATACTCAAAGTACCAGTAACTGAAGAGATTACCATGCCCTTCTTGTATACTAATAAGGATGGTAAGGCAGTTAAGAGTAAGAAAGTACTTGTAGTCTATATGCCTCTCAAGAGAATGAAACAGATGGTACAGAAGAAGACTGGTTATTCTGTCAATATCTCTAAGAGAGACTATAGAACAGGATTGCTTATCGATGTAGATAAGAATGGTAACTCTACAGATCGAGAGTTTGAGTCTCTGGTCATCTATGGATTGGATAAGACCCTTAGAGAACTCTCTACTGTTAGAGCAGATGCAATGGATGCTAAGTCTAAGTTCTACGCTGAGATCAATTCTAAAGGCATGGTATCTCAGACAGAGGTAGAACTGGAGAAAGAAGACTCCATTGCTCGAAACCTTATATCTTCATACCTCTTAGGATGCCATCTCAATAGTAATCTTATCAACACGGATTGCTACTTACCACGTACTCTTAAGAGAAAAGCCGCTGGACAAAGAGGACTCTCTAGGGGAGAGTAAAATGACCCTTAGGGATATACTATATAAATGATGCTTCACGATAAAGGAGGATTCAAAAATGGAAGATCAACAGAAGAAAGAGAATCAGTACGTGATTACTGAGCAGGGAGATCTCGGACTCGGGACTCGTCAGCTCACAGATGAAGAACAGAAACATGTAGATGAGCGCGATCGTGCTCAGAATCAGGCCGGGAAGTAAACAAATCATATAGTGGCACTATAATGATTAACTTCTATAAGTAACTAATATAAGTGATCAAGAGACCTCATATCCTTAGTGGTATGAGGTCCTCGTTTTGTCTCAGTATGTCTAAAAGGGGAAAGGTAAGTGATAAGGATGATGGATAAGTTCTTTGAGAGACTGATGTTCTTGGTACTGTTCGTGGGGTTTACCAGTCTACTGGTATTGAATGTGTTTACCTATAACAAAGTAGAAGATCTCAAGACTGCCAATGCTAAGAGTGTAGAGTTCATCAATGAAGTAAGAGACTCCAATGATTCTAAGTTTAACGATATGAATTCAAGGATGCAAGAGCAAGCTGATAAGATGCAAAGATTGCAGCAGGAACTAGATGAAGGTAAGGAAGCAGTAAAGGCGCTTAAAGAAAACGGTATCCACCCGAATACCGATATAGGTGCCAACAGCAAGATTACTACAGCTGATATGAACAGAGTCATAGACTACTATGACAAACATGTCAGAGGAGGTACTCCCTTTAAGAATAGAGGAGAGGTATTCATCAAAGCCTCTAGAGTTACAGGATTGAATCCTATTTATCTATTTGCTCATGCAGCCTGTGAGTCATCATATGGGAATAGCTATCTTGCTAAGACAAGAAAGAACTACTTTGGTATCAATGCAGTGGATTCAGATCCAGGTAGAGCATCTCATATGGGAGATGATATAGAAGAGGGTATCGTAAGTGGTGCTGTATGGATAAAACAGAACTACTATGACAATGGGTATACCACTCTATCTTCTATGAAGAATGCAGGATATGCTTCTGATCCCAACTGGGCTAGAAACATATCCTCTGTAGCGAATACTGCTATATCGGTTCTCTAATAACCAATCAGCACTAAAAGATGCTAATCCTATATACCCAAATAGTGTAACACAATCTGGAAAGATCTATGGTAAAATTTTAGTGTACCTAAAATCATGTTGTATCCCTATAAACAAAGAGAATGTTGCAATAGAGTACACGTTTAGTTCTATTATAGCATTAAATGTAAGGCTTTTGTTGATTACCTCTATAGCTATAAAGAATGTATCCTATGACAAAGTACAAGTCTATATATAATGACATTGTTGCTGTCAAGGCTCAATTCCTATATATGAATTAAATGAACCGCATTATGTAAGCATAAAACTCTATGAGTATGCATACTGTTACCCATCAATATATCCAATGTCTATGGATGAAACTACTGATCTACCTCACTTGTAAAAAATCTATAAATAAATGTAATGATTGGTTCTAACAAGGGCCAATTACAACCAACCAAGTATTAAACGGATTTTATAAAGAACAATCCTAAGGAGGAAGTTTTAAATGTTGAACGCAAAGGTTATTGGTGTTGGTGCTGCTGGTAATAAGGCAGCCATTGCACTCATTGAGAAGCATATTCTCCCTGAGAAGAATATCCTTCTTCTGAATAGTACACTCAGAGATGTTCCTGAGAAGTACAAAGAGTATGCCATTGAGTTTGGTGATACTAAGGGCTGTGGTAAGGAGCGTAATCTTGCGAAGAATATGATCCTTGCTGCTCTGAACAATGAGCAAGTTAAGCTGGATAGCTTCCTTGATCCTTCTGATAAGATGATCATCATCGTTACCTCTTCTGAGGGTGGTACAGGATGTGGAGCATCTACAGTCATTGCTGACTATATGAGCTCTCTGCTGAGTATTCCTGTCCATATGTTTGTATTCACTGGGTTCGAGGATGACGTACGTGGTCTGAAGAACACAGTTGATTGGTTCTCTGATCTGAAGCCAGAATATGTTGTTCAGGCTATCAGCAACAAGAAGTTCCTTGAAAGCTGTGGAAATAACCGCTTCAAGGCTGAGGCTGCAGCAAATGAAGAGTTTGCTAACCGTATTGGTATCCTGCTTGGTACAGAGGTATATCCGTCTGACAACAACATGGATGATACGGATATGCTCAAGCTCACAACCACTCCTGGTTATATGACGATTGAGACATGCCACCTTACTAAGCTCAAGGATACAGAGCAGTTCAATGCTCTTATGCAGACGATGATTGATGACTCTAAGAGTCTCGATACTGAGCAGTCTGCTCGCCGTATCGGTATAGTATTCAATGGCAGTCCGAAAACTCAGGCTGCTATCGACACGTCCTTTGATCTGATCCGTCAGCAGTATGGCTATCCGATTGAGTTCTTCCAGCACTATCAGAACGTACAGGACGAAGAGTTCATCAATGTCATCGTATCTGGTATGAAGCTCCCCATTGATGATATCAAGGGTGCTTATGAGCGCTATAAGAAGCAGCTTGATCGCGTTGATCGTACTAAGGAGCAGTTCTTCGATAAGAAGCTCGAGACTTCTGATATCGATGAGTATGATATGGGCGGTGGACTTGGTTCTGTAGATCCCAAGGCTATGCAGAAAGGGAAGAATGACTTCTTTTCCAAGTATGGTATGGGTAAACAGGTAGCACAGCCTTCCAATGACGGAAAGAAGAAAGAGAAGTTCACAAACACGACTAAGAACAGCGACGAGCTGTAATAGTCAAAATATCCATAAACTATCCATTAAAAACAGTGACCCATACTCTGTTTGAGTATGGGCCTGTTATTTAGTACTAGAGGGGACAGACTTTATGGATAGAAAAGAAATTGTTCCTATGTATGGGATCAATACTGTTGATATGGTACATAGTCCATCTTCATTAGCCAATGTGTTTCTTAATATAGACTCAATGACAGATGAGGAATGCTATAACATTCTAAGCAAAAACTACTCAGTCTTTCTATCTAAGGAGATCAACTCTCCCCACTTTGATAGATTGAGACGATCTTCTAGGTTTATCTCTCTTCTAACTCAAGTATGTATAGAACATGATCTCACTTATGAGCAGAGAGTGTATTGTAACTCCATGCTCTATACTGAGCTTACTAAGACTGATAATACCTATATGCAGAAGGTCTACTATATCCTAGGTTGGGTAGTCAATAAGGATATGGTTAGTAAGGTTATGGAATGTAATGTAGACCAAGTACTGGCTACATATCTGGTCATCAGTAGGAAGTCCACATTCAATAACAAGGACAATGTCTCTCGTCTAAACTTCTCGATCATGTGCTCTAGTCCAGAGACTATGACTGTACAGCGAATAACTGATATCTACTGTGCTATCTTTAATACGGTATCCGATATCAAAGAGTTGTTCTTGCTGAATATAAGAGATACATATGTATTCACTTCAGACGAGGAGTGGATCACTCCTGATATACTGACTGTGGCAAGGAATATGGATTCTGCTATAATCAGTATACTAGATTCATTGCCAGTGAATGCATTAGAGAAGATGCTTACTGAGTATAACAATATGTGTATCATAGATGAGCTAGATGAAGATGATGTGAGATTCTCGTTTAGAGATATCGATATCAACAAGTTCAGACACATCGGCATAGTCATGGTAAGGTTAGCAGAGCAAGGATTGACTCTGCTATAGAGACTCGAACTATATAATAGGTTAAAGTATTAACTCTATTTGGAGGGAAGACGATATGTCAAGAGATGATATGAGTCTTGAGCAGGAAAGAGACGATATCAGATCAAACATCAAGAACTTGGAGTACGAGTTATCTGTTTCCCATAAGGGTTCAGATGAGTACTATAGCATCCAAGAGGAGATCAATATGGAAAGGTGTCTCCTTGAGGATGTGGAACGCAAACTGAAGGCCTTGGAAGAGGCAAACTGATCGTTTAGGGAATAGGGAAAGTTAAAGGGTAGTCCTGGGGAGGACTACCCTTCTTTTTTGTCTCATATCTAGATTTGTTGTGGTTATATACTATATACATGGTACGAGAATACCACCTATGGAACTATATTTAGAGAAAGGGAGTTTATTATGGAGAACACACAGTTTGTACAGTTGGTCGTAAACGACATCAACCTCATTCAAGAGAGGTATGTCAAGATTCAAAAGGAATTAAGGAAGAACTTCCTTAAACTCAGGGACCTTGTCCGCGAAGATGAGGATGATGAGGCAGCCAAGGTTATCATCAAGAAGAGAGATGTCGCAAAGCTTATTAACAATATCAAAGAGACTTTGCGAGAGGGTTCAGAGTGTCTTGGCATGATGGAGATACTCGATAACACTCTCTATCTTCTTGAGGACAAAGAAGATATCGCAAAGGTTGTCTACTCTGTTATCGACACACAAGGTCACAATAAAGGCAGTGAGGATCTTACAGAAGATGAGATCGAGATTCTTCGGAAGGCTACCAAGAAGAAAAAGATCTACAAATATCTCGACGAAGTTGAAGGATTTCTTCCAGATCCAGAGTTCTATTCGTTTGCTATGCGATACGAGTAAGAACGAGAATGGTGGGGTGTTATTATCATCCCATCTTTTTTTTGTAATTCGACCGTATAGGCCTACTTTAGATATTTTTTAATTATCTCTAATACATTCTTATACTATGTTTAGTGGAAGAGTTAGAGGAGGAAATATCTATGGGTAGCGTATTGGCTGATATGTTCCGCAAAAAAGTCTCAGAGATGAAAGACTATAACATGTCTAACGAGGCTAAAGAGGAGACAGGTTATACAACAGGATACTTGCCATTGGATTATCTGAATGGGTACATGGCAACAGAGATGAATCCAGAGACTGGTAAGACAGAGCCCTATTACTCGCTTGGCATTACTGATGGTTCTTATAATGCATTCATTGGTAATACAGGAACTGGTAAGTCTACACTGGTTGCTCAGATAGCAGCTAATATAGTGAGACCATTCAAGACTTCGATGATCTTTGAAGACTCGATTGAAGGAGGATTGACTACTCCTCGTCGTATGTCTCTTTCACGCTTTTCCGATGTAGGGTACAAGGAAAGGTATATCATTAGGAATACTGGAATCAATGCTGAGAACTTCTATAAGAGAATCAAGATGATTCATGATATGAAGACCCAGCATCCAGAGGAGTTTATATATAATACAGGGAGAAAGGATCTCTATGGGAATCCAATTATGAAGTTGGAGCCTACTGTATACATCATTGACTCAATTGCTATATTGATGCCTGAGAAGTATACAGATGAAGATGAGTTAGCAGGTAAGTCAATGGGAGCAGCATCTGCTCTTATCGTAACCAATGTGTTCAAGACTATACTACCAATGCTTAAAGCAGCTAATATCATCCTCTTTGGTATCAACCACATATTGGAAGATGTGAACATGACTGCTATGCCGAAGAAAACCTCTGTTCCTGGACTCAAACAGGGGGAGAGAATGCCAAAGGGAAGAACTGTTACGTATTTGGCAAACAATATCTTCCGCTTAGATCATGCAGGGAAGTTGAAAGAAGATGAAGGGTACAAGTTCAATGGTTCACTTGTAGACGTATCTATGGTTAAGTCTCGTAATAGTGGACACAAGACATCTGTAAGGCTTGTATTCGACTACAACAATGGATTTGATCCATGGATCTCACTGCTCAGATTTATGCAGGATAGAAAGCTCCTTTATGGGGGTGGAGTATCCATGTCGTTTGATCCCGAGAAGAGATTCAAATTCTCACAGGCTTCTTTCAGACAGCAGATTTTTGATGATCCAGAGTTTAGAGCTGAGTTCATCAAGGCTGTTCTTCCACATCTCAAGGGATTAGTCAGTGGTAAAGATGTATCCGCCATTGATAATCACGTAGAAGACCTCCTTAACGTTCCTGACCTGTATTCAGTATAAACTGATCCTTGATTAGATACTATATAAATGGTATCAATTCTGATACAGCGGAAAAAGGAGTGTTAGAACACAATGGAAAAGGAAGTCAATCTCACAAAAGGTAAGGAAACTCTTGGTCGGGACATAGTCAGGGTTGGGTTGCTAAGTAATTGGGACTACTTAGAGACTATTACTGATATCAAGAAGAGACAAGCAAATGGAGAAGAGGGATTAAGTTTGCCGTTTCTCACTGAAACAGAGAGAAATCGGATAGACTTGAAACTTCCTGTCGTAATTGAAGAGTTTAGAAAGGATGCTAAGAAGGAGATATCCGAGGGAGATACCAACCTTCTTATCATCACCTCTGATATCATATACGACAGATACTATGCAACATACAATGATGCATTGGATTTCTTCCATGACTTCATGAAAGACTGCTATGGTGATCCATCACTTGGAAAAGAAGTAACTCCGGTATGCTTACTGGTCAATGCATATGACTTGTCTACATACTTCTTCAAACAGGGATTGAATGCAAAAGCTAGAGATGAGAAAGCTGGAACATTCTTCTGTATGATGGATGACTGTTTTGAGGACTTTAAAACCCAATGTCGTTGGATAACAAAACTTGATTACACAGATTAAGAGGGGAAAATATCCATGGCGATGAAAACGAGCACTTCTCTCAACTTAGCTGAAGAAGTTGGAGAGATAAGCAAACGTCTTCCTAGCCAGGAGTACATATTGTGCAAAGGGCTTAAACAGCCCTTTAACAATATGAATTCTGGTTCTCGTAAAATCATGCAGGGAATACAGATTGAGCAAGCCACGCAGTTGCTCAATGCCGAGGTTCCTATCATTTCTACTGGTTATGAAAACCAGTTTGGAGAACTAAACTCAAACTTTATAAGAGCTGAACACAACTATGTGGTTGTAGATAAGATATGTAAGTTCAGTTCTAGTCCAGAAAGACACTATTGGCTGATTCTTCTCAATACAGACAACAATGAGTTGTCTTGTATTGAGCGGATCAGCTACAAACACATAACCGAGTTCTACGGTTATATTTTTGATAATGAGTACCTAGATAACTTGGAGCCTGGTGATGGAATCACTAAGGGAGACGTTATCAAACGCACAGTATCCTATGATGAATACAATAATAGAGCAGAAGGTCTGAATATGGCCACTCTCTATATTGCATGCGAGGATGTCAAAGAGGATCCTATCGTCATATCTGAGTCTGCATCCAAGAGATTCGCAGCTCCTATGATAGATAAGGTGGAAGTAAAGATCAATGACAATGATATTCTTCTGAACCTCTACGGAGAAGGCAAAGACTATAAGACCTTCCCTGATATTGGAGAGAGTATCAAGAACCATATCCTCTGTGCAGTAAGAAGAGAGCTTAAAGATGAAGAAGCTCTGTTCTCCCAATCATGGGATAGACTCAAAGATACAATGATGAACGATAAGAAGTATATCGTAGATGGTACTATCATTGATATCGATGTGTTCTGCAATAATCCAGATAAACTCACATCTGTGATGTATAACTCACAGATCAAGTACTACTATGATCAATCTATAGTATTTGCAGGTAAGTTTGTAGATGCTGTAAACAAACTGCTTGGAGATGACTGTGGTAAGATAAAGATGTCTTATCAGCTTCAGAAGAAGTATATGAGATGCCTTAGTGTAGTACAAGGTAAACAGTTCATCCATGATAAGGTATTCAACAACATCATCATGCATGTCTACGTACAGAAAGAAGTGCCTCTTGTACGTGGAGATAAGATCACTGATAGATATGGTGGTAAGGGAGTTATCTCTAGAGTAAAACCAGATAACATGATGCCACACTATCTAAAGAACGGTAAATGGGTTCCAGTAGATCTGATGTATTCGATGTGTACTTGTATTAACCGGCTCAATGATGGTCAGTTAGCTGAGACATCTATCACTTATGCTGGACGAGAGCTATTGTGGTATATCAGAAGTAAGCAGATAGACTACGATACAGCATTTCAGTGGATCTATAAGTTCATCAATATCTTCAACCCAGAACAAGCTGCTGAGTTGTTAGAGTACTATCATCTTACGTATCCTCCAAATGATACATCAGATGAGAAGTTCAATAGAGATATGTATATAGAGAGTATGCTCCATGAAGGATTCATTATGCTCTCACTAGAGCCTATATCTTCTAATATCTCGATTGATACCATTGCTCAGATCTATAAAGAGTTCCCATTCCTGAATAAGCACTGTGATATCTGTGTGCCACAACAGGACTCTAATGGGAACTATAGAATGGTGATGTCTAGACGCAAGTGTGTTGTTGGTCATAAGTATATCATCAGACTGAAACAGTTTGCTATAGAGAAGTTCTCTGTAGTATCTCTTGCATCTACCAATATCAGAAACGAGAACTCTAAGTCTCGTATGAGTAAGACCCATAATGCTAGATTCCCATCTACCCCTGTTCGAGTATTCGGAGAGATGGAGACATCTACTATTGGTTCCCATATTGGAACTGATATCGTATATGAAGAGTTCATGTTATCTTCCTCATCTCCTATGGGAAGAAGAGAACATAAACAACTCCTTACTGGAGATCCATTTGAGTTCAATGTAGAACTGAATGAAGATTGTACTTCATTGAGTGCAGATATTGGGCAAGCATATCTGAAGACTATTGGTGAACGAATACGATTCATCAAGATACGTAAATTCAAACGTCGTCCTATGATCAGACAGGTAGTAACCTTCTTACCTAAGAGAAAGAGAAACGTAGTATACTTCATAGATGATGAAGATATACGTGCAGATAAGAAGGCTACAGCCAAAGAGATCAAGAGGTTGAATGCTGCTGATGAGAAACAGTCCTCTCAAGAGCAGATAGACGTAGTAGAAGTCTTACCAGGAGTATTCGAAGAGACAGAACGAGAGATGGCTCATAAGAAGAAACTGATTAGACTAGGACTGTTGGAGCGGAAGTAATATATAGCTTGGGAAGCACAATGAACTCGGTAAGGATCTATTCCTTACCGAGTATAGTTTTGTAAGTGTTTAAGAAATTTGTATTATATACTATAGATATAGAGAAAAGGAGGAATGATTCTAATGGACAAAGATAATGTTATTGATCTTGGAGTATTCGATTGGGACTATATCCCACAGCCAGTATCGAACAAAGTAAAAGAAGCTTATCTAAATAATTTAGAATCATGTTTGTCAAAGCTCCATGATCTCGCAGAAAACTGTGATAAGTACATGATGAGCTGTAAGAAAGGGGTAGTTTATCAGTTTCTACTTCCAGTTGTCATAGGAGTGTATCATTCCCGTAGAATTGGTCTCGGAATATATGATACATGGTTCTACCAATGGATAGACAAAAACTTTGCAGTCATTAGTGGTCATTTAGAGCCTCCTATGTATGAAAGAGATTACATGCAATGGCCAGCTATACAAGAGTTGCATAGCTTAATTGACGAAATGCTGGAAAGTGTTGATATGGTTAGGAATAGCCTTAATATGGCTGCCTGACCGTATTCGTTAAGAATGGAGTTTTACTTCATTCTTTTTTCTTGATAATATCCGACTACTATAGATATGAAAGAGGTGAGTATATGTGATCAATCTAGAAGAAGTATATAATAGAATGCTGACTGGAGATGGTAGGGTATTGGATCCAGAGAAACATTATATGGTTACTCTAGCAACACTCATCTGTCAAAGAGGAAGCATACTTCCAGAAGAAGTAAAAGACTTTGAGCAGATGATCAAGATATCCAATCTATTATATAATGGGGGAGCCAATGCACTTCTTCCATTATCTGATGAGCTATATGATGGTCTACTGGTTATAGCAAGAAAGCAGAATATAAACTATCCGGTTGGAGCACCACCAGTAAAGTTTACAAATCTGGATACGATAGACCTATTGGAACCAGCATCATCTGATCAATCTGCTTATCCTAAGCAGGTAGTATCTCTAGTATCTGATAAGGACAAGATGTTCTATTATAACACCCTTACCTCTAATAGAACTGCTCCCATGTATGGGGATTATCAGATCACTACAACAGATGAGATGATATCTCGTAAGACTAGAAATGCATCCCATGCCTATAACATGTGTGGGACTCTTGATAAGTGCAAATATGTGCTGAGTGATGATGCTCGCAAAGAGGGAATGTTTACCAATCCTACAGTACAGATCTTTGAGAGAGACTTTCTAGGAAAGCATATCAATCAGAGGATGGTAGATCCAAATAATATCTCTCTAGTAGTATCTCTGAAATATGATGGGATATCTGTAGAAGCAGAAGTTGATGGAGATGAGATAGTCTCTGCATGTACTAGAGGAGATACCTCTAATAATGAGGCATCTGATCTGACTCCAGCATTATCTGGTATGAAGTTCCCTAGAGCAGCAAACATATCAAAGGGGGAACCATTTGGTATAAAGTTTGAGCTCATTGTGACAAACTATAACCTACAGAGAATAGCTCAAGAGTATGGTAAAACATATGCAAATCCTAGAAATGCTGTTATAGGATTAACAGGTGGGCTAGATGCACGTAAATATAGAGACTACTTGACTCCAATCCCACTTGAGAGCTCTCTAAACCTACCGCGTATGGGCGAATTAGAGATGCTAAATTCTTATTATACGCGAGGAATCGATATGAGGAGTACCCTCATACAGGGTACATACGCAGAAGTCCTCTACAAGCTAAAATGCTTTGTTTCTGAAGCAGAACGTCTGAGACCATATATGGGATTTCAGTATGATGGTGTAGTAGTAGAATATACAGATTCTTATATTAGACAGAGGCTTGGTATGAAGAATAGTATACCAGAGTATGCTATAGCTATCAAGTTCCCTCCTATGAGAAGAGAGTCTATCTTTACACATTATACGTATTCTGTAGGACAAACTGGTGTAATAGTCCCAATGGCTCATTTCCAGCCAGTAGAGTTTATGGGTGCTATCCACAATAAAACTACTCTCCATTCCTATAAGAGATTCAGGACACTGATGCTCAAGCCTGGAGATAAGGTCTATCTTACTCTAAACAATGACGTTATAGTGTATCTGAACAAATGTCCTGATGAAGAGCAAGATCCAAACAATCATAATCCATATGAAGAGTTCCCAGAGGTTTGTCCATCATGTGGGCAACCATTATCACAATCAGATTCTGGAGATAGTGTATACTGTACTAACTTCTATTGCAAAGAAAGATGCATTGCTCGTATAGCAAACATGCTCAAGAAGCTGAATATCAAAGACTTCTCTACACAGACTATGAGACTGCTAGGTATATACAGTTTTGTAGATCTTATGGATTCTAGAAACTCTGATGCTCTAAACAAGTTAGGACCAGTAGAACGAGAGAACTTCAATGCTATGATCAAGGAACTATGTAGTACGCAATATCCTGATTATAGAGTATTAGGTTCTATTGGGTTTACAGGTATAGCAGCAGATACATGGAAGCTTATCTGTCAGAAGTTTGAATGGGAAAAACTCATCTTTGGTGATGAAGAAGAGATAGCTCAGTTATCTAAGATCAAGGGTATTGGTCCTAAGACTATCAATACTATAAGGGAAGAGAGAAGGTTCTTCTCCAAGGATCTAGATTACGTAAAGAGGTTCATGGTGATAGCATCAACATTCAACCCAAATGAAGTAGTCAATCGTCCTCAAGTTAGAATGACTGGTGTAAGGGATAGTAAGTTATCATGGGCTTTCATGGCTAAAGGCTTTGATATAACAGATGGAGCTGTTACCAAAGAGACTATGATTCTTATAGTTCCATACATTGGGTTCAAATCAACCAAGGTTGATAGAGCTATCAAGTTGATCAATAACCGAACCATGGCTATAAACAATGGCACTCCTATCAATCCATATTCTCCAGAGGCTAGACAAGCATATCCTTGGATTATGGATCTAAATGAGGCTAACCAGTTTATAGAAAATTATAATCAAACTTGATACAGATGGCTACTTACGTATAACCGATTTGTAACTCTAATTAGGGTTATATACCATAAGTATGAGAAGAGAGTATGCCAAGGGAACCACCCTACCTATATATGTGATGATTATGGTGCGTATATAGGCCGGAGGTGGTCCCATGGTGTCTCCCTCAGGTTTACCATTATAGGGAGGATTTTTTATTATGAAAAACTATCTGGAGTCTACGATCCCCATGCAGCTCAACAAGATCATGAGCGGAAGAAACTATGGTTGGAACGACCAGTGCAGTGAAGCATGTATCCGTTCCCTCTTTGAAGGTTTCGCCGTGTATCTTGGTCGTAATAAGAGCAAGGATACTCCGCTGGCGATCGTGCTCAAGGATGTTGATGACAAGTTCCATTTCGCAGCATATGTGCAGTATCTGAAGCAGGGAGAAGCTGGAGCAGACGAGGGTTCTTGGGCGCTGAATTATACCTTCAGTGAAGCTGATCTCGATAAGGAGAACTGGACGATCGTGAACTATCCTGATGATCAGGTAGCGTTCGGTATGGTTTCTGATATTGCATTCAGCCGTTATGGAATGGTGTTCAAGTTCCTTCCGAAAGACGCAGATGGAAAGATTTGTGAGGGTTCTCCGCAGGAGCTTCTTTGCACGTGTATCGATACGGTTTATGATTACATGCGTGCAAATGTTGCACAGGATCCGACCCTTGAATATACGGATTATTTCACAGCAACTGCTAAGGTAGACGGAGATGGCTCTGTTTATGTGGGTATCACTCCGAGTGCATTGCTGAAGCAGCATGTCAAAGATGATTCAATGATCGATTCCAAGTAAGACTCTAAGATACTAGAATACAACAGCTAGAGAAGGTACTTCTTCTCTAGCTACAGATTTTATTGTGTGTATAGTTTATTTTTAGTATCGGAGAGAGGAAATCCCATATGAAGAAAGCTAAGATTGGAAGGAGAATTCTAGATGTGATTGATGAGAGTGAGTTCATTAGAAGAAGCTCTCTCAATCCTGATATAGTGGCATCTCTAGCAGAAGATACCGCTATTGAAAAAGATGGGCATGTTTACCCCGTAACCAAGCAGTATAGTAAAGATGTAACGGGAGTTACTGATCTTGGAAAGGTTCTGTTGTATTCTCTAACAGAACAAGATAAAAGTGCTGATGAGTACAAGGTTGAGAATGTAATAGACTTCGAGAACGTAAAGTCTCTCCAAGAGTCTATTAGTAAACAGAATCAGCTTATGAGTGCTGAGCGTACTATCCTTGTATCTCCAGAGAATATCTTCACCCCAGTTATCAAAGAAGAGGATACCCCAGAGATGAAGCTGTTAAAACAAGCTATTTGTCTCAAGGGTATTGACTTGGATAACTATAAACAGCGGTTTGGTTCTGACTATAACAACGATCGCAGATTGTTTGAACAGAATAGCATCACATTCTTTAAACTCAAGAGATTAGCAGAGATCATGGATATGAATGTATCTCTCTCCCTTGAGGACAAACCTGGTGCTCCCAACCCTATTGGTGAGAAACTTACGATTCAAATTACATCGGATGGGGAGCGATGAGATGAATCAAAGACAATTTATTCATGACTTTGCTGCCAAACATAGGCCAAAGTTCAATCAGAAGCTCTTCTATAGATCTGATGATGAGATAATTCAGCATCTGATGAAGATCATCAAGTCCTGTGAACGAGAGATGGGAATTGGTGGATACTTCACTATTCGTATAGAGAGCTTTAAAGTTATAGATGACTATAACGAAGTAAACTCCATACTCCAGAAGTATCAAGAGGTTAATATCAACAAGTCTTCTAAACTTAAGGGTGTATTAGACAACAGATATGACTTCATTGATCTCAAAGAGTCTGATCTCAAACTGTTGGTAGTTACTTATTACATAGAAGCTGCCGATGGAAGAGAGATGTTTGACGTAATCATTGCTGTGCCACGAGTAATAGACCAGTTCTATTATCGTATCAATGGTAATATCCGATCTGCGATGTATCAGATCGTTGATGCTTCAACATATAACAACGGCACATCGTCGGCTAAGAAACCAATGAACGTCTTTAAGACAATCTTCCAACCTATAAGAATCTTTAGAAACCTCACTACTCAGACCACAACCGATGGAGAGGAAGTTCCATTGGTTACTTACGATGCAGATATCTTTAAGAAGTCTGTAGAAATGAGTAAGTATATCTTTGCTAAGATGGGTCTGATAAGAGGACTTCAGTTCTTAGGGTTGGATGGTATCATCAATATCACAGATGAGGATGATAAGGATCCTCGATTCTATACATTCCTTCCTAAGAAGTCTTCCAATATCTACATCAAAGTTCCTAGAGCTATGATGGAACAGAACTTGGTAGTGCAGCATGTAACTAACATGCTTTGCTCCGAGTTCACACGTAAGTTTGCTGTCATGCCATTTATCTACCATAGAGAGTATTGGTTAGATGCACTTGGTAGACATTACAACTTAGCGACTCCAAGAGAGAAGGGAATCTCTGTATTAGCATCATTGGAGTTCATCTATGATATTGGTACAAGAGAACAACTCAGACTTCCTGAGTGTGAGAAAAAAGATATCTATTCTATCTTCAGATGGATACTCTATGAGTTTGGTGCTATCTCTAGAAAGAACAATCTCAATACCTCTATCAAGAGAATGAGATGTGGAGAGTATGTGGCATCTCTCTATGCTCCACGTTTATCTAAGAATGGTATCTATCGCTTATCAGATATGGGAGAGAAAGTAGATCTAAGAGCCATCAAGAAAGCATTGATGACAGATCCTATGTATCTGATCAATGAAATCACCAACTGCTCTCTTATCAACTTCAGAGATATGATGACAGATAATGATTCGTATCTGGCATTGAAGTATACATATAAGGGCATTGCAGGTATTGGTGAGTCTGGCTCATCTGCTATTCCTGATGTGTATAAGTACGTGCATCCTACTAACTTAGGTATAGTAGACTTGGATGCATCATCTCCAACAGATCCTGGCGTATCTGGCTGTATTGTTCCACTTCTACAGCTGTATGACAATGACTACTTCACAGATTTTCAAGAGCCTTGTTCTTGGAGAGATGACTTAGAAAGGCAGTATGCTATCTATCGTCAGAAGGTAGAGCAGAAAGAAGTAGTTGAGTTCAAGAGATTGGTATTGGATGATATCAATCCAAATGAGCTACAGCTTAGAAATGCAGAAGATACCAGAGCATTGATGGATCAAATCTTCGGTAAAGACAAAGATAAGTAGCAATACAATAGGGCATATGGGTTAATCCCCATATGCTCTTGAAATTATATATTATATAAGTAAGGAGGTTGAAGTATATGGACATTGGAAACAATATTGAGATCGAGACTCTTAGTAAGGTTTTATATGAGGCTAAGGAGCCCATACAGCATCTAGAAGTCTCTATCGTAAGTAAGAAGGCTCTAGAGAATGCCGCTACACCAACATTGGTGCTCAGTATCGATGTATTGAAAGATGATGAAGATCGTCTTGTTCAAGATGATGACTATGAGGGATATAAACGTACTATCCTTAGGTCATTCTTGAGCAAGTACGATAATTATGACATGCCCAACATCTCTAAAGAAGAAGCTGAGAAGATCTATAAGTTTTTTGGGCTCTGGTTTGTGTCTAACATAAAACCAATAAAGAGCAAACTAAGGATAGAAGAGCTGTATGTCCTTAGAACAGTGAATAAGAAGTTTATCCATGTCCCTAAGAACAGTGATGGCATAGATAAAGAAGTAATTGCTAAATATGATGTGACTCTATCATAAGATGTACTAACTGTGTATTACATTCTTAGGAGAGATGAGAACGATGAGCGAGATTGATTGGTTAGATAAAGATGATAAACCAATTGTACCTGAAAGAGATACATTCTATGACAATTATGAAGAAAGTAATCGCTTAGGGAGCTTTATAGATCTTGTATTTGTTGTAGGACTTGGTACTATAGCAGCTGCTACTATAGTGATGGCTGTTATGATATTAACCGGGAGATGAGAATAAGGTATGAGTAACGAAGCAAGCAGTATCTATACGAGATGCTTTGTATACTCTCAGACACAGCGTCAGCAGATACTAGATATCGCTGCAAGTATGGGTTCGAGCAAGCCCAAGCTTGGTAAAGTTGTTGTCAATGGAGTATACAGAGAATATACGGATATGGTACGGGATATGACCCAATGCAGATTCGCAGATGCTGTTCTGGTAACCAGAGGGGATATCAGAGAGATGCAGTTTACAGAAGCGGAATAAGAATTGTGGTTGCATACTATAAATATGATCCCTCCATGGGATCACATCCTTCCTTAGGACAGTCAGCATCTTTATGATGCTGACTTCTTTTTTGTGTCAATATCTGAGTAATAGAAAGGAGATGTCTCTATGGAAGAAGATAAGAAAGAACTAGAGGTAGTCACTCTAGATAAATTTGGGATATGCCCAATATGCCATAGACATATGGCCATGCTTCATGCTAGATATACAATGTATGGTATGACCGAATCTGGTAAGTATCCGAATAGGATATTTGGTAAAGATGAAGACTATACCATGTCTTGTGTATGTGGATATAGACTTCCTATGACTCAGACAGTATTTGGATTGTATCCGAAGAAACACATTAAGATCGAGGAAGAAGAGAAGATCATGAATACCCCTCCTAAAGACTTCATGGTGGGGTATATAGAAGAAGACTAGAATATACTCTAACACACATTCATCTCTCAATACTAAAGGAGCTTCTATTATGAATATGGACTTCGCTGCTATCAATCCGTTCAATTTTCCAGAATTGATGGATGATATCCTGTTGTCTCCACTCCCTAACATCAATATTGCTCTACAATCACCCACCGAAGAGTTTGTATCTGCTTTCAGAGCTATGCTGAATGCATATACTAAGAGCAATCTATCTGGCACTGTACTTGTAAAGACTTGTGGATATAAATCCATAGATGATGAAGAACTTGTTCCTACCAAATACAGATGTATCGACATCCTGTATCCTAATGGGAAGAGTAGAAAGATTCATCTTGTATACAATATAGTACACGATACTCCGGATAATGGTTCTTATGTACTACCACCTCTTGTATTCCCTCTTCTGACAGATGAGATAGTTATACTTGTCCATGGGTTGCTATCATGCACAGCTACTATACAAAATAAAGCAGTTGTTAAAGACATCTTAGATAGAACGGAATCCGGTAGTTCTGCAGTTACTTTGGCTGTAAGACCAGTATTCGAAGTTGTAGACCAACTCTATTCTTCCTTTGAAAGTCTGTACAAGTTCATCTACGATTTAGATCGTACGCAGAATACGAAGCTGTATTACGCTCATTCCGCATACTTGATCTTTACTACAATCTATCAGCTCTCTGTTAAACTTGTGAGTGAGATGAATATCAACACAACTGCATACGAGAACCAAGATAGAATCGTGTTAGATCATGCATTCGGAGAAGTATCTCGATATATCGATTCATTCAGTATGCTGATTAGAACCTTTACGTCTCTAAAGAAGCTTATTGATTTCGATAGACTCAAGATATTCATGAAGAATAGAGACGATTCGGTGGTGAGCGAAGTACTCGCTAGAGCTAACTATATGAGAAATAGTGCTCTGATCTTGAGTATTATAGACACATAAGTATAAAAAGATAGGGTTCTCGCTCAACCCTTTCTTTTTTAGCTAAAAAGGAGGAACTATCTATGAGTTTCCTGAGTAAGTTTTTCAGTAAGTTCAAGAGCAGCAGTGACGCAGATAAGGTCGCTGCAGCAGCAAGCGCTGTTGGTGCTGTTATGAGCCATGCTGACATGATTGGCAACATTCTCAAAGCAATTGAGGATGCCAAGGCTGGCAAGGCTCCTGCAAATGGGTATCAGCGCAAGGATTGGGAGATTGTTATCAACAATGCTCTCAATGTTGGTGTTGCATTCATTCCTGTTACGGACAAAGAGTTCCAGAAGGACGTTCTTGATTTTGTCACGAAGTACAAGAGCAAGACGCTTGTAGACTTTGCACTTGCAGCACAGCGTGCAGTAAATGAACGCGATAAGTAATCATATCTATTAATGCATACTATAGTAGTGTATCCATATCGGATACACTACTTTCACAGTTGAACTGGGGGTGGTTCAATGAAGATTTACAATAGTCCTACATCTTATGGCTATAACCTAAACATCATCAAGGCATTATTGAAAGTAGCAAAAGAAGAGTACTGTTCGATAGAAGACGAAGAATATTATGAAGAAAGCGATATAGATGGAATACCTGATCTTGATGATATTATGGATATCGTAAAAGATGAGTTAATGGGTCTATGGTCTAAAGATGTAACCCCTCCATTTACCGATCAAGATAGTGGTAATATCACCATTATAGATAAGAACAACAGACTGAAATACGAAGCGTCTATAGTCTATAATGAGAATACTCATAGAACCATGATTATGGTTACTGTAAGTACCTTCTTACCAGTACTAGTAAATAACTGCTCTGAGATCATACTACAGACAGAGTATAGACTAGATGGGATATATAGACGTAAACGATATGAATGTAAATCAAAGTTCGATACTTGATATACCAATTGGTAACCGAGTCTATCGGTTACCATATCTCTTTGTGTGTAGAAGAGGGTGAGAATAAGTGAGATTAGCCAGATTGGTTCTAAAGAACTATGTTGGTATATATAACGGAATGGGATTGTCCAAGATAGATATAGACTTCTCTAGATGCAAGAATAGAATACTGGTTATCAAAGGAGACAATGGTACTGGTAAGAGTACAATGTATAAAGCTATGAATCCTATGAATGATAATACCATAGAGTTCATACCTGGATTGGAAGCGAGTAAGATCATCTCATATTTCTTAGATGATGGATCCACACTTACAATCTCTTATGTATCACCAGTATCATCTAGTGGAGATAGAAAGCCTTCTCAGTGTTCTATATTGAGAACCTTTCCAAATCAATCTCCTGTAGAGTTGAATCCATCTAGAAATATAACAACTGCTAAGAGTATAATCTATGAGCTGTTTGATCTAGACGATAACTTCATCATGCTGTCTCAGTTATCGGCCAATCAGAAAGGATTGGGAGGATTAAAACCTGCTGATAGAAAGAAGTATGTGAATGCTATCATAGATAGTCTTAGTGCATATATGGATATGTATAAGACACTCTCTAAGAAGGGTACTATCTTGAAATCTATGATAGGATCTCTATCTACCAAGCTATCTCAGATTGGTAATATAGAGATGATTACTGATCAGACTGCTAAACTACAACAAGAGCTAGATCAGTTAGAGAAGCAGAAAGAACAGCTTGTATCAGTAGTGGCTACTATCAAAGCTCAGTTAGATGAGATCAATAAGGATGGAGATATACTCCAGCAGTTTACTACAGCTAATAATGATCTCATGTTCTTGAAAGATGAGTATAGTAAGCTTCCTCCATTAGGCTCTATAGAGTATTCAGATGATAATCTGATACAACTAGAGAAAGAATTGTCTTCTTTAGAAGCTAAGGTAGAATCTGGAGAATCTAGATTACAGGAGTATGTAGATAAAGAGACTAAAGTAAGAAATGAGATCAACTCTATACAGATAGAGTTAGACTCATTAGAAGATCAAGCACTGATCTCTGATATAGATAGTAGAATCAAGATGCTGTCTAATCAGATGAAAGAGTATGTATCTTCATTTGAGTCGCTAGGATTCTCTGCATATAATGATATAACAGAACAAGAATATCTTGTAGCTGTAGAAGCATTAGAGAAGATCAACAACTCTATCTATATCTTAGCAGATAAGTACTCTCAAACAGATAGAGAGACTGCTCTTCAGTATATCAATAAACCATTAGTAGAAGATATAGATAGTGAGGCATTGATAACCTCTTTACAGCAGAAGGTTATAGAGCTTACAGACTCTATTAAAGATCAGTATAGAATCAAAGAGGCTTCTAAGGTATATGATGATATACCGAAAGACTGTAACCACTTTGATGATTGCCCACTAACCCATTCGATAAGAGAATCTAGAAAGGGTATGGTATCTAAAGAAGTACTAGAGTCTATGGAGTCTAAGAGAGATGATCTGATATCTTCTATCAATGATCTGAAGATAAAATCTGAGAAGTTCAAGATTACTCTATCTGCAGTCAATGAAGTAAAGTTCTTGGTTCAGTATATAGAGTCAATGTATAAGATCATATCCAAATTTCCTAATACATCTTCTCTGTCTTCTATCAAGAACATCTCTCACCATATCTTGAATACTGTACCTATCAATATCAATATCGAGAAGTACAAAGAGTATTCGAACTATATCTCTCTCATATCTGGATTGAATGATGATATCCTGTCTCTTCAAGAGAGAAAGAAGAAGATAGAATCATCCTCTAAGACTTCTATGGTTCTTAGAAGTAATTTAGATAGATTTCATAAAGATTTAGATGAGATATTGAGCTCTAAATTAGGCTTAGTCGGTAAGATTACGACACTCAAAGAACGCTATTTGAAGATTAAAGCGATGGTGCAGTCTATCCGCACTGCCAAAGCCTTAAAAGAGCGATATGATGAGATTTCTACAAAACTGCAGTCTACTACCACTCTAGTAGATAAACTATCTAGTTCTACAATAAGAGCTAGAGAATTAGCAGAGAAGTATACAGAAGAGAAGACAAAGTTGAACAGAATATCCATGCAGGATATTCCGACATTGTCTAATCAGATAGAGCAGAACAAGTATAGAATGGTGATGTTTGATCAGTATAAGAAAGACTATACTGAGTATGAGAAGATGTATACGACTCTACAGTCATTGAGACACTATACATCTATCAATGGTATACAGACTGTATATATGACCATGTTCATGAACTCTATACTACAGTCTACCAACAATCTGCTACAGTTGTTGTTTAGTGGTAGATTTGTACTACAACCATTCATCATCAATGAAAATGAGTTTAGAATCCCATGTATAGATATAGAAGGTAATCTCAGACCAGATATATCTATGATGAGTGATAGCCAGCTATCTATGATCTCTATGCTTATCTCATTCACTCTATTGCATAAAGCATCCGAGACATACAACATCATCAAACTAGATGAGGTTGATAATAACTTGGATAATGAGAATAGACTTCAGTTCTCTCTATTGATCAACTCTGTTATGGATATACTGAACTTCCATCAGTGTATCATCATCTCTCATAATAACGAGATAGATCTATCTAGTGCAGATATGATTCTGCTGAAGATAGAGAACCAAGAGACATTAGCCTATCTGAACACCAGTGGGGCTAATATCATCTATTCGTATAATGAATAGATTGTCTATTATTTAAGGAGGAAGTTTACCATGAAAGCAAATCTCATTGTCATCTCAAGATCCCCAAAGAACACTAGAGAGCATTTCGAAGATCAGAGCTTTATAGACTCCAATCTTGGGACCAATGTAAAAAGTGCTGTAGTAGGTGAATATGATATCTCTAGAGATGGAAACTTCAATGGAGAATATAATAACTGGTTTATGTCTATAGACTCTTGGTCCAACTATCTGGCTATTCCAGATATGGATTATCTGGACTATCTGCCAGAACCAGTGTATGATCCTGAGACCAATTATAAGAATGGAGGGTATGTTACTCTTAAAGATCTTTTCCATATGTATCAGAAGATCAAAGGATCTGACCAGAATATACCATACGCATTAGGGTTTGATATCACTAACGGCAGAGTTATAGAGACTCTAAATGGTACTATAAACTGTATTATGGTTGGATTCAAAATCCAGATACTATTCGACATGCTAAAGAAAATACCTTCTATTGGATGGGCTATTTAATACTATAAAAGTGATATATGAGGTTGTACTAGCGAGTCTCTTCCATTCTTATGGTTTCTTTGAGAACATTGTATGACCGTATATCATATACCAAGGTACTTTGTGTACCTTGGTATATTTTTTGTTTGATTATAAAAGGAGATGGTACTTATATGGATAGGACTATAGAGATCAGGGTAGACAGCCATACTGGTCCATGTGATATCAAATGTTATCCAAATGCATATAGGGGAAACATATTGGATCTAATACCAGAGGATATGAGAGAAGGGTTTAAGTTTAGACTCACTCATAAACTCTTGACTCCTTATCTAGTCAATGTAAATCCAGATACTTCAGAAGTCGTCATAGAGGATGACTATACCGAGACATGGGAAATTCCTAACAGTATGAGTGCCATCATGTTCCCATATAAGTATAAGTTTGTTCTAGATGCGGGGAACAAGCCTAAATTAGGAACTATGTATTTCAAATTGGGTGGGGATAAGCTCAATCTATCTCGAGAGTATACGGCTGATCTACTAGGCCTATACTTAGAGGTTCTAGAGAAGAACTTCTTTCCTACTATTCTAGAATATGCGGGGTTTGATACATAATGGATACTAATATGGAATCAACTCTTGATCATGCTATGCCAAGTGAGGAGAAGTTCTATACCAAACCCTCTTGGTTTAGTATGAAATATGCAGAGAATGATATGAAAGAGCAAGAGATCTCTATACGGTATGTGAGGATGTATAGAGACTATGTAGAGGTATACTACTATAAGACTAGTGAGAAAGATGAGGTATTAGCCAATATTCTACACTCAAAGACTATATCTGAGAGTCTATTCGATTGTGGTGGTATACTAAATGAGTATAACTATCTAGAGACACAGTCTGATGATCTAAGCTTAAAGCTGTATAAGTTAGATATAGACTTTGAGGACAAGTATGATCCAAAGTTTAAGTTCCACTATAAGCTTAGCCAACGTTTTCCAGATATAGGATGGGTAGAGAAAGAAGATTCTGATCTAGCATACAATCTGAAAATATATGGTATAAGCATAATACAAGAGTGGGCAAGAAGAGCATCTGTCTATGGCCATGATTCAGAGTTCGCCGATATGCTGTTTCTAGACTCTACTACCAGATGGTGCATACTTGGAGTATGCTGAAATAGTCCTTTCATTCAGTTATATATTATAGAAGTGTAATCATATACACTGTCTATATAGTGGAAGGAGTTGTATTACCATGGCATCAAAGGATGATATCAAAGAGATCAAATCAAATCGGAAGATTGTTGAGAAGATCATACAGCAATGTATTGATGCTTCTTTCAAACTCACTTCTGATGATGCAGGAGCTGGAAAGATCTTAGATCGAGTTATCGATGATCTTAGCGAATGTGTATCCGATCTCGAGAACAAAGAATCTTACCTCAAGACAAATCCGTATTGATGAACAAGATTCTATAAGGAATGGGTACTATGCCCATTCCTTCTTTTTTTTTTGTAATTTGAGTCTCAAGTATATACTATAGATTTGGAATAACCTAACGATGGTTGTTTCGACCCTTTTTCTAGTGGTGTCCGAATACTGTGAATCGTGAGCATTCATCCCTCTTCCCTATTTGGGCACCATACTATTTAAGATCTAAATACTTTTATTTTTGTCATAGGAGGTGGGTATAGTGGGCCAAGTGATTGATTTGACCAAAGTTCAAGATATGAACGTCAAAGAACTTCTTGATATCTTCGATGAGATCATTGAAGAAGCTCCAGAGATGGGAATGCCAGAGGTTGCTGTAATGGCTGCTGGTACAAAGAGAGAGATTCTTACAGTATTGAGACAACGCGCTAAAGTTTGATTAAGAGAAGGGAGTTTTCTAAACTATGGGCAACAAAAGTATGATCTCTATTGTGCTTGACAAGCACTTCTTGTTACAAACTGTATATATTGATGCACTTCCAAATGCAAGCGATATTCTATCTGGAGATATGGCGGATATCGTTATTCCTACTGGAGGCAGACCTAACTTCATCAATGCATTCATAAAACCCGATCCAGAGGAATTGCTCAGAAGAAACCATCCTGATATAGAGGATAAGTACGTTATTGTAGTATCCTGTGATGATGGTAAACCATATGACGCAGTAATGGTTAGAGCTGTAAAACTCGTAGATGGCTATGAAGGAGAAGAGCAGTTCAATCCTATGCTTATAGAAGCGGACAACTGTGAGCTTGATCTTCGTGTTATATGGGGACTGCTGTCTGACAGCCCATATACCGGATGGCTTGTTGATACCTTTGATGACTGATCGTCTTGTTAAGGAATGAAAATCCTCTAAACTCGGCAATAATAAAGAAATGGAGGATATCAACATGACACGACTTATCAATGTTAAACTGTCTAAAGGTACCGATAAGAAGAATCTGATCGAGATTGTATATTCTAATGATGATGCAATTAAGACTTATATCGGATCCTTTGGTCCCAATACCTCATCTGTATACGATGAGGTTGCCAACAGCCTTATCAACAAACCTGAGTTTGCAAAGTATATCCAGATTGGTTTCGAATCAGAGAAGCCAAGTGGTATTCTTTCAGTATCTACCGCTAATTCTGCTGTAGAGACTATTAAGTCTCTTAAGAAAGATGCTGTCGATAAGATTACCAAAGCTCTTAAGAAGGACGAGGTTATCTGTGGTATCTATACAGAGCTCAGCAAGCCTAAATCAGAGTTTAGTCCATATCTGAGATCCATTGAGATCTTTGCTATGCAGATCAATGTTGGCATCCTTATGAAGGGCCATGATCAGACAGGAACTCCTATTACTGCAGAGGATCAGTTCTCACTCTCCAATAATCTCAGCAAGGTTCTTATGACCAACTCCATTGTTACCAAAGATGGAGATAATACTATCAGCAGAATCTATATTGGATTCCGTAATGGGTCTGTATCCGATATCGGGTTTGGATACGTAACTGCATCTGGTGCTGTAGATGTTGTAGGAGTAGATGGGGTATTAGTATCTGAAGATGAGCTTGATAATGCAGCTAACATGGAGAACCCCATTATCAAGACCCTTCTTAGCGGTGATAAGAATAACGTCGTATATGATATCCTTAATGCTATCAGCGAAGATCCAATTGCTTCTTGGATCCTTGCTTGATGGTATAAAGTAGAGATGGGGATAGTCCCCATCTCTTTTTTGGAGAATATAATATGGGTGAGAACATATTTGAGTTTAAAGGTCTGACTATAGAGTCAGATGAGAGTATTCCTATACCTAAGAACTCTAAGATCATAGTATTTGGTAGTATTAATGATGATAAGACTATTATCACTTTGGATATATCCAAAGATAAGAATCTCTTAGAATCCATTAATAAGATCATGAATACTCCTTATCTGATTGGCAAAGGGCCTAACAATACATGTATTGTTAAGAGGGCTGTAGAGGACTTTGAGTATCTCAACAGCAGAGATGTTATCATGATCCCATCTAGTTTTTCTGTAGAGTTCACAGAAGAGAGGGCTCTTAGAGCTACGATCTATTTCAAGTTTGGTTGGGATCCAAACAATGAATATGTTGCTAAAAGAGGGTTTGGACCAGCATATATGGAGTCCATTTGGCCTAAGATATACAACTATAGACCAAGTCTATTCAGTAATATACCAGAACTTCATCCTGATAGAGTGAAGTATGTATAATATATGCTATACAGCATATAGCATAGAATCTTAGTAGGGAAAGCTAAGGGGATGTATTATGGACAAAGATCTATCTCTTTCTATTCAAAACATAATGGTCAACTACTTCGACAGCAGAAAAGAAGTGATCATCAACGCTATCGCTTTGGATAACAACAGAGAGAAGATAACGTTTGAGTTACCATTTGATGAAGATAATGTACTTCTTATGAAGCCTAAGAGTATACAGTGGTATATCGGTAATACCAAGGATTTCCCCATTACTAGATCTAAACACTTTAGCAATGGAAATCTTGTATCTAAACTCCTTGGAGTATTCATCAACTTTAAAAAGCCTAAAGTAGATGATGAGAAGTATGACGTAGAGAGTTACTGCAACTTCTATGTCGGAAGAAGTTATCCTCCATCAAAGAGATCAGAGATGCTCTCTAGAAATGAAATACATGCTTTGATCAAGGGACTGATAGAAACATTCCCACAAATATTCTCCAGAGATGAGAAGTTTGCATAATAGAGAATCAATACAGAAAGGTGTGATCTCACACCTTTCTTTTTTATATGGAAGAGAGTAGTCATGGATAATGTAGTGAAGAGGTACTATTACAAAAGCATAGTAGTAGACTTTGACTATGTCGGTATACATATAACATATGCAAACCCTGAGAATCCAAATGATGATAATGTAAGAATGGATATACCCATTGAGTTGAATTATCTACAGTACTACACCAAACCAAACAAAGCGTCTGATATCATATTATCTCCATTGAGAAAAGTAAAGATAGATCTACCAATACAAGATAACTTGGATGTATCAGACCTTAATAACGTAAGGTTCTTATTCTATACAAAAGATGTGGATAGTTATAACAACTCTACATTCTCTACAGAGAAAGATATAACGTTTGATTTTTGTATACCAGACTCTGAGAAGTTATATATCTTGAACAAAGTAATGGATATGGCTTGTACAGAATCTTTGCATAGAAACTATATAGGAATAGATATACCTAGGATAAGCGCTATATCGAAGTATTATGTAGAAGACGAAGAGGAAGAGAAGAAGTATAAAGATCCTTATATCATAATACCACATTCATCGCATATCGAGATATACTCTAAGAGAGACTATTGTCATGATATAATAAAAGAATCGAAAGAGATCAATGAATTCTTAGAGTTTGTAGAGAATACAGCAAATAAGTTTGTACAAACACAGATCCAGATATCAGATGATGAGTACTATTCCCATATAGTATTAAATGTAGAAGATCCTAACGATATACGAGTATACTACTGTATGACTACAGGAAAGTATATCAATAGAATCATAGATGTGAATAAACTAGTAGAAGATACTAAAGTAGATCTACTGTATAAACCAATCCTATCTAGAAAGAGTTTGTTGAGGTTTATATCTAGAAACAAAGAACTATTGGATATGATGAGTGCTACCTAAGATAAAAACGAGTATACCTTCCTATGGGTATACTCTCCTTTTTTGTGTATCTCTCCATTTAACCACATCTGGGTAAAACAGATGTTTCTGTAGAAGTAGGTGATACTTAGTGAGGGATAATACAAATATATCGTTGCCAGATCCTATATATCAGATCAATATATCTCATCTGCCAGACTTTGATATGGCAGATTATGACTTCTCAGATCCGAAAGAGATGAAGAAATATTTTTTTGATGTAGAACGTATCTGTAGAGGATCTAGGTCATACTCTAAACAGCTTATACCGTTTCTAAGAGAGCATGTGGATATGAATAAGTGTTCTTTCTATGAGAACATCAACAACTTAGACACTTACTCTCTTAAGATACATATACACCATACCCCATTTACTCTCTTTGATATAGTAGAAACAATCTTTACTAAGAGATTAGCACATAGAGAATCTCTATCTCCATTCATGGTTGCTAAAGAGGTTATGTATGTGCACTACAATATGATGGTAGGATTGATCCCACTATCAGAGACTGTTCATGAGTTAACCCATAATGGGTTTCTCTTTATACCGACCACACATGTCTTTGGTAGATATAATGAGTTCATAAGACAGTATAGAGAGTATATGAATGGTGAACTACTAAGAGCTATAGAACTAGCAGAAGAGCATAGCAAAACTTATGACTTTGCTAAAGAGACTAAAGTACTTACCATGGGGATGGTTCATATAGATCCATCAGGTGCTTATTCATTCCCTAATATAGAGGATATAAGAAACCTGATGCAGAACAAGCTAGATAGATTCGATTCTGCTCGTACAGATATCATTCTAGGATCTGAATATGAGATGCTGTCTACTATGGATACAACTAAAGATCCAAACAAGAAACAAGTGGTAGAGTTCGTTAAGAAGTAGTAACATCTAGTATATCCCGTATACGTTTATGGGGTGGACTATTTGATAATAAAGTTTAAGGAGGGAAGTAACTCCAATGATTATAAAGTCTACTGATATGGGGATCTATAACCCCACTTCGATCATTGAAAGTCTGGATGTTCTCAGAGAGTCCGAATCAGATTATTCTGCATACATGGTTCCAGTACGTCACAACTCAAGACTTAATCAGGATCTGATTATGCTTGAGAGTTTTGTTGACTATGCTACCAGCAACAGCATTGATGATGCTGGATATGCTATCAGCCAGGTTTGTGAGTGTAATAATCTTAGCGAATCCCTTATCGGATTTGCTGTCAACGAGGCCACTCTGTACGAAGATGATAAGATGCTCGAGACTGTAACCATGCTTAAAGAGGCTGGTTACAATGTAGCTGTTTCTCCGATCTCTTCTCATTCTTCTTATTATAAAGAGCTGAATGAAGCACTCATTCTTGATGAGGCTTGCTCGGGTTATGCAAATTCTCCTAACCTGATGGCATACTGTGGTGACTACTCCATCTACTCTGAGGGAGTAATCGATACAGCTAAAGAGCGTGCAACCTCTACAGCTAAGATCCTCTCCAACAAGTATGCAGCTCTTAAGAAGAAGATGGGTGAGGTTTGGGCTCAGATTCAGAAGGCTAGCGGTTCTGCTAAGGCTGCTCTTCAGAATACTTATGACAAGCTCAAAGATGCAGCATCTTCTGTATGGAGTAAGCTTGGTGCTCTCAAGAACAAGGCAGCAGATATGGCTAGTAAGGCTGTAGACACTGTTAAGGGAGCTGCCAGCAAAGCCGTAGATACTGCTAAGAATGCCTACAATGGCATCAAGGACAAAGTTTCTACTAAGTTTACATTTGATTAAAGTGGAGGAGTTATAATGGGACTGTTTAATACAACCATTCAGACTTTATCCGAAATGGCAATTCAGGAGAGTGGTGTAGAACTCCCACAGGTAGCTGCTCCAGCTATTGTAGATGAGTTTAAAGCATCTCTTGATGAAATGCCTAGTCTCACCGAAGCTGAGATGTTGATTCCTGCTAGTGCTGTCCCTATCAAGCACAACAGCAGACTTGATAAGTATCTTATTGAGATGGAAGATCTCTCCCGTTTTATGATTACCAATAAACTCACTTCCATTATGGAGTCCATTGAGAAGATTGGTGACGCTAATGGGGTTTCTCTCTCCAATCGCAATACGGCACTTGTCATTGATGAAGCATCTATTCTTCAAGAGATGGATGATCTCGGGATGAATAAGAATGGAAGCAATAGCTCTGATGGAAACATCGGTGGTATTGTTTCTAAATTTGGTGGACCTCATGCCGATATTGGTAAATGGCGTCGTTTCACCAATTCGAAAGAAGTTCTTGAACTTATAACCAACGTATATGGACTGCCTGTTGTTAAGAAGGATTACTCTTCTATCCAACAGCCTCCTGTCAAGGTTACTGTTAATGAAGATGCTTCTCTCGAACCCAATCCTGGAGATCAGGTTCTTAACGAGAAACCTGCTAAAGAGGAAGATAATCAGCCCTCTGATCCCTCTGTAGGTTCTCTTAAGGATGTAGGTCCTAAGAATACAGAGCAGGCTCATCAGGAATCCATGCAGATGTTGAGAGACATCGCTAGTGGTAAATTTGATGATGAGCTGTTGACTGGTAAACTCTAGGATTTATAAACTCTCTAAGAAAGGAGATTTGAAATATGCTCTACGTCGGTTCTCTCCGTGAGGCCTATGATAAGGGTGACAATGATTGCCCGAGCAAGCTGATTCCTGGTTATGGTCAGGATCACAATGTTTATGACGGTCTTGAGCTTGGGGAAGATCCTGAGACGAACAACATCAATATTCCTGCTATCAAAGCAGCTATGACTGCTGGTGGTGTTCCTTGTGAGATCACTGTCAATAACGGTGTAAACAAGCAGTCCAAGAATGCTGTTGTTCCTAACGAAGTTAACCCGAAGTTTAAGTTTGAAGACCAGGAGCCTGACTCCTATCAGGAGAGTGGAATCCGTTTCCGCTTTTAATGTGTAGGATTCTCAAGGCTTTTGAGATCTGATGTACTCTTATACGAGATACATCAATATAAATTTTGCCAATCACTTTGTTAACAAATGGAGGTATATAAATGCTTATTACTGAATCCCAGCTTGGCACTGGTGTTGCTCGTAGTGGCATGTCTCTCCTTGAGTCGATGAGCTATCTCACCGAAGAGGAGTCGAAGTTCCACGCTGCTATGGTCCCCGTTGTGGAGAATGCACGTATTGGTGCTAATGTTGTAGCACTTGAAGATATCATGAAGTTTGCTGAGAGCAATGGTATTGAAGATCTTGGTATTGCACTGAATGCAGTATGTGAGGCTAATAATATAAGTAAGTCCACCATTGCTTTTTCTATTCAAGAGACTAGTCTGATTGGTTACCCATATTATGAGGATATAGTATCAGACATTCTTGCAGAGAATGTAGACGTATATGCTATCCCTATATCTACAAAACTTCCTGTAGTAGAGATGGTTGATATGAGTATTAATCAGCTTATAAAGACTGGTAATGATACCCTTCTTGAAGCATTTACTCATAGTGACTTTGATAGATTCTTGGAAGCTGTGCAATCCAACCCAGAAGAAAGTACTAGTCGCCTTCAGACTATCAAGAATTGGATAGCAGATATCAAACACAATGTAGGAGATAAGCCAAGAGATTGGATTTCCAAACAGATTGCTGCTATCAATAGTAAGATGAGAGAGATCATCTATAAGATTCAGACATCTGATCCTAAAACAAAGGGTATTCTTACAAAGATCAAAGAAGCTCTTGCTAAGGCTATTGAATGGCTCACTCGCAAACTTACAAATGTTATTCGTAGAGATAAGGATACAGTTACCGGCAAGATAGGTAGGTTGTATTCATAATATAGATAAGGAGTTCTCATGGTGTCTATACAAGCTATTACTAACAGGGAAGATATACCAGTGGTAGCACGTAAATGCACCACTAATGAATCTCAGTCTATCTATGATATGGTATACTCTATCAATGAGGGATACTATCAGACTCTCTTAGAGTCCATAAAGAATAACCCTCATCCAACAAAGAACAACTTCTCTTCTATAGATATAGGATTGCTCTATCTTCTCAAACTGTCTGATAAGTTCATCAAGTTCTTATCCCACAATATAAAACATGTGGATCTCAAGCTAGCTGCTTGTATTAGGGCTATGAAAGAGGATACTACAAAGACCTATCAGCATAGAGAGTATCTGATTGAGAATGTAAGATATAGATTCCCAAGAATGGATGAAGATCTTATATCTAAACTTGATATCATACCAGATACAGAAGAGAATCTGATTAGAGTACTATCTAAGAAGAACGCTGTTCATGAGGCCATGAAAGGTATAACAAACTCTATAGATGATTGGTTTCTAGATAATACCACTCAAGAAGTAATGAGTAAGTATTTAGAAACTAAAGCTCTTGTTTCTATAGATGAGGGTGTATATAACGTAAAACAACTAGTGTCTATGATATCCATCTTCCATAAAGAGTCTGTAAAGTACTATGATCTTCTTAAAGATGATATTAAACAGACTCAAAAGAAGATGAAGACTCTTAGATCTAAGACTAGCAAGCTTAACAAACAATATATCTCTTCTAAGTCTATATCAGACGAAGATAGAGTTAAAGTAGTGGATCTATTTAAGGAATATGAAACACTTCTTCTTCATATAGCAGAACAAGTATCTGTCTATCATAGATCTATCATATGGCTTTATGGTAAGAATGTATCATACGTCATGGATACTGTTCAAGATATGTATGAGGATATACCACAGAAGTATATCAAGGATAATATCTTCAAACATGACTACTCTGGTAGAGATCTGACAGATGAAGTAGATAGAATGTTATCATAACTAGTTGACTTTTACGTAAGACCTATAAATTCAAGCTATAGGGCTAATACCCTATAGCTTATTGTTTAATATACAATGAGAGGTGCAAAATCAAATGCTTATAAAAGAAAGTGTACTCAATAGAGGTATTACAGGAAATGGTAACGCTCTGGCTCTACTGGAGAGTATGAACTATATCGAGCGTACTCCTTACCATGCTGCTATGGTTCCTGTAGTAGAGAACGTAAGACTGAAGTCGTACGTCGTTGATCTGGCAGATATTCTCAGACTCGCCGAAGAGAAAGAGATCGAAGTTGATGATGCTGTTATCGATGTAGCAGATGCTAACGGTATCGAGCCCGAAGATGTTGTCATTGCCATCGGAGATGAAGTCTTGGAAGACGAAGATGATGACGATAAAGACGATGACGACGATGATAAAGATGATGATGACGAAGATGAGGATGATGAGGAGGACGACGAAGAAGACGACGATGACGAGGATGATGACGACGATAAAAAGAAAGAAAAGCTCGTCGAAATAGAGAAGATCGTCAAAGAGTGTTCCTTCTATTGCGTCAGAAAGTATTCTCCTAAGTCCATCCTTTCAGAAGAAGCAAGAACGGAGCGTATTGTAAACAATACGGCTCTTCTTGCTAAGACAAGAAATTATATTGGTGATAAGATTGCCAAAGTCTCTGAGTGGGCAGACAAAGTAGAAAAAGAATATAATGAGGCATCTCCTGAGGATAAGGGTATTCTGAAGAAGATCAAACTTATTATTGCAAAGATTCTTAAAGGCTTGTCAATCTATCTTGAATATCTTGTAAGACCCGATCTTACAGATAAGGACTTTGAAAGGGTAAAGTCCAAAGTTAATGAGTTCTCAAAGATAGAGGTCGAGAAGCTTCAGAATGAACAGAAGAAGCTGTTTGGTAAGAGAACTGTTCGTTTTGACATAAACTACAACAACTAATATCGCCATGGTTACTGGAAGATTGAAAGAAGTTATCATCGAAGCAGAGAATATAAACCATGATAAGATAGTCTCTGCTTTAGGCAAGGTTCATTCTAAGAATCCTAACGATTATAGAGTTAGAACCTTCTTAGATAACAAACCTGAGATAGATGCTGTCAGAAAAGGAGATTTCAAGTTAGCACAATCTATAGCTGCTGGGAAAGATCTGTCTTCTGGCACTAAGATATCCGATCCTAGGAAGACTATCAGTAGGAAAAGTATAGGTAGTACTATGATTGGCAATATAAGAAATACACCTTCATCTACTAAACAGAATCCTCTTATGGGGAAGACTATAACAAAGAATCCATCTGGGACTCAGAAAAGACTTTCGGATGTAAACAAAGTGTAATTTAATAGAAAACTATAGGATGTGGGCTTAGTCCCACATCCTATTAAATATTCTCTTTTTGAAAGGATTGTCTCATATGAGCTATTTTAAAGCCAATACGACACTAGATACCAAGGAAGACCAACAAATCGTCGATTTGATCATGAAGAGGTGTCAGATTGAGGCATCCTCGCTTGAATTAGAACAAGAAATTTCATCTAAAAATGATTTTTCTTTTTCTAAAGACATTTTAGACAACCATTCACAAGTATCTAATAAAGATATATGGAAGAATCCGTCTATATTAATTAAAGAATGGGTACAGAAGTATATCAAGATAGAACCATCTAAGAATCCTGATGATTGGTTGAATGCTAAGAGGGCAAGAGCTCTTGGTATCATAGCAGCTAATATAGTAAAGATTATGGTTGTCTATCTATTCAAGACTTTTGTTACTTTGCAGATAGACAAGTTCTCTGTTGCTAAGATGGAGAAGACTCTAGAGAATAAGAGAGTGTATGAGTTCTTAGATAAGTCTATCCAAGACGTATATAAGAAGCATCCTAACTATAACCCAATGACATTGAACCAGTTTAAGAGAACTGGTTTATGGGAGAAGTTTAAAGCAGAGTTTAGAGATAAGACCAAGAATCAGATCATTATCAATGTAGCAGATTCCTCATTCAACTTTCTTATTCTTAAGCTTTGTACTAGACTCCCATTACCATTCTTATCTAGCTTTCTCTATATCTTCGTTATAAGAATCATGCTAACCTATATTGGTTGTAAGATGGGTTCTGGTTCTATATGGGATCTAGTAGTAAAGTTCAATGACAATATCATCAAGTTAGGATTAGTATTTAATAGTACTGGATTTGAGTTGATCAAACCTGTACTATATGTGACTAGAGAGAACAACGAGATGGTATCTGTAAAGCTACCAGAGATTCCTAGATCTTATTATAGAATCAAACTGGATGAGGCTAATAAGATACTTGATGAGTATGGAGATGGTATGGATCTCTCCAAACTGAAGAAGGAGGTTGCTAGACGAAATGATCTTGAATAGAGAATTCTTAGATTATGATCCACTACTGGTAGATCTAAGAAACAAGTTTCTAGTAGAAGCCTCTATGCTCATATCGCAACAAATATTACAAGAAGAAGTTCCTATAGCGAATCAAACATGGTATATCAAATGGAAAGGAGAGACTGCTATACTATTGAAGAACAACTTCGCTCAGTATAGTAAGTTTGCTTCTGACCAAATGAAGAAATATAATCCATGGTTGAAAGATAATGCAGAGTACTTCAATCCATCTAATTATCCTATAGATCCTTCTTGTACTCTCAATAAGGCTCCTGACTATAGGACTGCTATCTATAGAATCAAAGAGCCTATTGTAAATGCATTGAACGATATCAATCTATCCCGTATAGAGGTAGAAGATGATACAGATGGTATAGATAATAACAATAGATACTTTATGAAGTCTATCATCAAATCCTATCAAGGAAATGGAGATGACTTTTTAGACTTTGCTAAAGCATACTATTCAGGAGAAGATAGAGCTCAAGACCTTAGTGCTCAAGAGCTAACCTCTATGATGGTAAACATGTATAACTATTGCATGAACTACAATCAGATGGTTCATGTATTGCAGAACCAGCTACAGTCCATCATATCTTTTCTGAATAGAGATCCAGTATCTGGTCAACAGAATGACTCCCAAGCAGCAGAGAAAGATCTACAAGGATTGAATGCTCAACAGCAATCTGGTAATAAGACTGCATCGTCTAATCCAATGGCTAATGTATCTAATACACAGACTACTACTGTACAACATGCATCAGTTGATTGGTTAATGATGAGAGAGTCTGTACTAGTAGAGTATGCGAATGTTGCTACTGCATCACATAGCAATCAATCACCTACTACAAAGCAGTCTTCTACTCCTAATATAACTCAAGGAGTTAAGAGATCTAATACCACTAGTGGTAATGTAGATCCATCTAAGAATACTCCATATAAGAACAATGACCCCCATGGAACTCCTAGAGTTCAACAAGATAGTAAATCTTCTGAAAAGACTCTAGCTATGAAGAGGAAACAGGTTGCTTGTAATATAGTAAAAGATGTATTCAACTGCAAGGTTACTGCTGCAGGAAAGATATATAGAGACTATATCACAGTATTGAGAACTCATATAGCTACCATAGAGCAACAGAAGAAGAATAGTAATAAAAACCAATAGAGGAGTGTTTATAAAGATGCTTAAAGTTGGAACACTTGCTAGTGTAATCAATGAAGCTGGTGCATTCCATAGCAGAGCTATGAATGCTATTGCAGAACCTGAAAATACATCAAATAGAGTATATGGACAGAAACCAGAGAAGATGTCTAGCAGAAGTAGAAGAACTGTTGGTAGTAATGTAACTACAAGCAAGCTTCCTCCTGCGGGTCCTAAGACCGGAACTCTTGCGGATAAGATGCTCAAAGCTAGATATGCAGAGCTTTCTAAGCGAGCAACTGCTGTCAGACGATAATATAGGTAAATCCCTTCCCCATACCTCTTATAGGGGTATGGGGGATACTTTTGCCACATATCAAACTTTGGCGTAAATTATATACTATAGATATGAAAGGGTATAATGTTGTATAGAGAGGAGAACATATCATGCCATTTCTATCTTTTGTGAATCCTATTGAAGCTATAGCAGTAATTATAGATACTGCTATAGATGTAGTTCCTACAGTATATAACATCGTTGAGAGTTATATCACCCATGATCCGTCCAAGAACAATGGTTGATATAACAAAAAGGATAGATTCTAAAGCTCTATTCTTTTTTGTCGTATAGTGTTAACTTTCTCTCTTTACACAAGAGTAATATTAGAACGTTGCCGATATATTCTGTTATATAAGAGAGAAGGGTTGGTATAGTATATGAAACCCATATATGAGAAAGATAAATGTATATTCAATTTGAAGGGAACCAATGAGCTTACTGGGTTATGGAAACCTCCTGTAGCTAATACTGCTATACAAAAGGCAGATGGTAAGTATACTGCATCAGATAACTCAGCTAAATTGACCTTTACTGCCAAATCTCCTATAATAGCTGAAACTTCAAAGCTGTTTAGTATCTCTTTCTGGGCTCAAAGAACAGAATTAAATGGATCTAGTTGGCAGCAGTTTGGATTCTGGCTTAATGATATAACAAAGATGAACTTTGGATTTGCTGGAGATAAGAATATATACATAGATGACAATGGTGTAGGCGCTGGAAGTAGCTTGGACATAGGACCAGATTATCTTAAGGATACAAGCGATGCTGCCTATAAGAAACCTATATTCTATACTATTTGTAGAGATATAAATAGAACCTATATAACTGTGAATGGCAAACTTATACCAAGTGGTATTATAAACAACTTACCTTCATCTTCACAGACTATAGACAAGATTATATTATTTAATGCAGATGGCGGATCTATCACAGGATGGATTGATAAAGTTCTTATCCATAGGGACGTATGCTTATATAAAGAAGACTTTACGGTAGACTTTACACCAGCTGACGACTATGATGAACCTAGCATTAATACGAAGAAGCATTATCTGAAGATATATTGATATAGGAGTTGGATACACATGTTATCAGTCGGCACTTTGAAAGAATCTATCTTTGCAGATATTGTAAAGAGTAGAGAGGAAGAGGATTCTAAATCTAGTAATACAACTAATATGGTGACTGCTCTTGCTAATGGAGGAAAGAACCTGAATTCAAATACTAGAGGAAGAATTTTCAAGTCTGCTAAGAACATTCGTAACTGATCTAGAAAGGGTGATCTATATGTATATAGGAACTCTTCTAGAGACTATGACGAACAATGATAATAGAAACAAGTCTGTTGTTGGCAATAACCTGAAACCAGCAGTGTCAATCACAGGAACTGTAATCCCAAAGCCAAAGAAAGATAAGGGTTTTATGATAGATGGAAGATCTAGATCTTCACTGAAGTTTCATAAAATTCTAGATACTAATGATAAAAAGACTATCGGTGATTGATAAGAATATGCTTTCACCCTATACCAATTAAGGTATAGGGTTCATATTTTGCTTTCTTTAAGGATACAAAGTAATAATATTTTGGAAGCATACATAGGGGATTGATAGTATATGAAGACCTATAACTGCCCATACTGTAATCAGAAGCTCAATAGAGAGAAGCTTACTAATCATATAGAACAGAAGCATGATGATGAGATACCAGATGACTATACATCATATCGTTTGGTATACGATATAGTGAATGATAAACATGGTCATGGGAACTGTACTGTATGTGGTAATCCTACTAAATGGAATGAGAAGAGACAGAAGTATGAAAGACTCTGTGGGAATCCTAAATGCTATGAAGCAGTAAAGAAGACATATCAGAATAGGATGCTTAAGATCTATAACAAAGTATATCTAACTGATGAACCAGAACATCAACAGAAGATGCTGGCTGGTAGAAAGATCTCTGGTAGATATAAATGGTCTGACGGTAAAGTATTCACTTATACAGGACAGTATGAGAAGAAGCTAATGGAGTTTCTAGATACTGTCTTAGAGTATAGATCTGATGAAGTCATTGCGCCAGGTCCTGCATTAGAATACAAGTTCAATGGTAAGACCTTGCATTGGATAACAGACTTTCTCTTATTACCGTATAATCTGATCATAGAGGTTAAAGATGGTGGAGATAACCCTAATAATAGATCTATGCCAGAGTATAGAGCTAAGCAGATATCTAAAGAGAAGATGATTACCAATATGGGAACTTACTCTTATCTTAGATTAACCAACAATGACTTTAGTCAGCTGTTATCTATGCTTGCTGAGTTAAAGAAGCAGGTAGTAGATGAACATGATGACGCTCCATTATATAGAATCAATAAGTAATCGTAGGGAGGAGGGCATTTTTAAATCATGGCCAACAAATTAAAACCTATCTACATGCCCGAGAACTGTATATTCTACCTCAAGGGTACTAGAGATATCATAAAGACGTACTATGAACCTAAACCTCGCTTTATACAAGGGGTTCAAAAGTGTAGGGCAACCGATAATACACTTACTAATAGAAAAGTATACAATGGTGCAAATAATGCTGTAATCTCTTATCGTAAGAAAGCAGATATAAGCAATATAAATCCTAAGATGGTTTCTATCTCTTTTTGGTTTAAAAGAGATCCAGATACTAGATCATTTCAAGAGTTAGGATTTGGCCTTGGCTATGGAGTAAACTTTGGTTTTAGTAATCATGGTAGTGATCAAGATGCAATATATTACGATGATAACTCCATGGCATATAAGAAGCTTGTAAAGATAGAGGATTTCTTACCTACTTATGATAAGACTGCTTGGTCGTTCTATACATTCTGCATTGATGAAGATGGAAGAATGTACATCTCCGTCAATGGTAAGCAGTTGCTTAATGATCCAGCTACTAAGTATATCTATGGAAATATCTCTAGCTTTAGCTTCTCTGATATAACTCTCTTCTGTTCTGATGGTACCAATGGTGCATCTGCTGCTAAGGGACTTATGGAAGAGGTTATCATCCATAGAGGAGTCTGCTTATATAAAGAAGACTTCGAAGTAGATGGAATAGAAGCTCTAGAAGGTAATATAGCCAATACTCTAGAGTATCTAATCCAATTGAGGTTTGATGATAACACCTTCAAGGATATTGCATACAATACTACATGGGACTATGCATCTGGATATGAAACTAAACAAGTTGAATACTCAAATGATACCCCATTCCCAGGTAAGGGGTATAGGTCTGTTTATAATAAACCAGGCAACTATACATGTATAGAATGCAAGGATACTCCAGGTGGTAATATAACTTTAGAGTATGATGAAGAGTTTACTATCTCATATTGGGAGAATAAAGAAGCTGGATCTTATAAACACTATGGATATACATATACTGGAGATTCTTCATCGTTTACTAAACTTGCTATGTGTAGTCAAGATGGAGACAGTGATTTAATACATATAGACGATACAACCTCTATTCCATTAGCTCCAGATGGCAAGCCTATCCCTATTAATCAGTGGACTCATCGTTTGATAACCTATAAGAATGGAGTACTGAAAACATTCTCTGATGGTAAGATTGTAAAGTCTATCACTATTCCCAAGAAAGATTCCCATCTTCCAATTCCTATAGTAATGAAAGGGTTATCCTCTTTCTTTTTTATTAAAGGATTTTGGGATATTCATCACTATAGGTGTGGTAAGCTTTTTGACTTTGTCATAATAGATAAAGCTATGGATATAAGAGATGGAGTTACTAAGATAAATAAACCAAAAGACTTTGTTGATGATGACTACTTTGGTACAGTATATCTCAAAGATCCTACATTGACTTTAGACTATATCAAGATCTACTAATATAAGAGCATACTCCTCTATGAAGTATGCTATACCTTAGATTATAAAATAATTACTTTCGCCATCTGTTATCTACGTTTGTATATTTGATATAATATTAAAACGATAAGTTAAGATTATATCAAATACATTGTTAAGAGGTGCTCTATATGCCAATATCCCCCCCCTCAATATATAATCGTTTACACAGTGTAAAACTCAATACCGGAGGAAATACTGTTCTAACACATTCATATGTAGATGGGTCTATATGGAAAGACGATGTTGAAGGAGTTGTATGGAGACAAAAATCATTAATACCTCCAGTACAAGATACAGATATACCATTTGATATATCTGATACGATAACCAGGTCTCCTGAAAGAAAATCTTTAAGAACTAATGATAGTATGTTGTATACTACAACATTACAACAACCATTAGATACGTTTGCATCTGGATATTATAATAGTTATACCTTTGCTGCCTGGATGTATACTACTACAGAGCGTGCAATGCATATTATATCATCAATGCCGATTACTCAAGCTTTTGATGGATTATTAATTGCATATAACCAAGGAGATGGTTATGCCTTCTATAGGGCCAATGGTGGTTCTGGTAATATTAGGGTACATACAGGAACTCCAGAGATAAATAAATGGCACCATTTTGCACTATGTAGAGATAATAGAGGATATTCTACCGAGGGTTATTCATCACTTTTCTTAGATGGTAAATTGATAGGTACTCAGAATACAACTTTTGATATTGCGTATGATAAAGCCATTGGTACATCGCACTTAAATTCGATAAATTATTTAAACAATGGGTTCTCAACCCATTTTGATAAGTACTATGATGAGATCTTTCTATTAAAAGGAAGAGCACTATGGGCTAACGACTTTGATTCAGAAAGCGTAATTATTACAAAAGACTCTATCTCTTGGAAAGACGCAACCAGAGGAAATAATGAAGTGGTTACTGTATCTAACACTATGACGGTATACTAAAATACTTTTATAATAGCATACCCCTCTATGGGGTATGCTTATCTCTATCGTCTTTTCACACTTAAGTAAGACAAAGGAGGATTATACATGATTCAACGGCAAGGAATATACATATGAGCCCATTATATGCTACAAATATAAACCAGTTATCCAATATACTATCAGACTACAAGGATGGATATATATCCTATAGAACTGGTAG